TGTCTTCAATTGATTGGAATGAGTGGTCTTCACACAAACTCCCTACTGTACCACAGGGCAAAAAAGTTACTGGATTTTCTGGTGAAATAAATACCGACTTCTTCTTTGATGGTGGTACAACTGGTGGCAGTAACTACACACTTGGAAGTGATGGTAGTTATACTAAAACCTTATCACCTAAAGCACAAGAGGCTTATAAGACTACTCGTCCCGATAGCTATAAAAATCTGGACCCACAAGGACGTTATACTGAAAATTGGGAGAATACAGTATTTATTGACCCACGCCATAGTGGGATAGGACATTTTATAAAACACAATCAACCTGCTGCTGAAAAACAATCAGATGGTAGTTTCAAATATAAAGCATATGGACTAATAAAAGGTATGCCAGAAGAACATATAATTAGCCGTGACTCTACAAGTCCTGAAGCAGCATTGGGTACTTACTATATTCCCAAAAATCATATTAGTACTACACCATTCGTAGGTGCTATACCGTTTCAACATGGAAAAGTAACATTTGCTGATGGTAGTACTAAGAATGCACAACATAAAGGAAATGCTGTAGGCGAGGTGAAATATCAATGAACTGGAATACTAGATACGCAATGGAATATGAAAGACATTCCCCTGCTGACTCTACGACTGGTACCCCACTACATAAATTTTACCCACTAGCTGAACAAAAAGTTAGAAATAGTAATAATGGCAAGATTCCTGCTGATATGAGGAGCGCATTGACTAAGATTAAGAAGTTTCATGAGCAGCCTGACCGCTTGGTTACAGTCTATCGTGCTGCTGAACAAGGTTCAGATACAAAAACCAAATTAAAAAAGGGTGATTGGGTTACAACCGACCAATATCAAGCTTTTCATTACCGAGTTAATAGACAGGGACCTATAATTACCCAAAGAGTTCCGGCCCGTCACCTATACCATGTCCATACTCCTGAAAACATAACAGACGAATACATCCACGGCCCTATTCAAGACTTTGGTTATGATCCCTCTTAAATGTAAATTCACTCAACTCAAAAGACTTATAGTCTAGTCGTAGCGCTTCGCGAAAGGTAGATGGGGCGCGTCCCCTTTTTTTATATGAACTGGAACTTAAGATACGCAGTATGGCAAGACAGTGAAGAGAACCGTGCTGCCTTTTGGGCTGGTAGAAGTGAGTATTACAAGGACTTCCCGGAGAAAGTTCCTCATGGTACCAATGAGGGTTATAGTGCTGGTGGTTGTCGCTGTGATGATTGTTCAGAGGCACATAGTAACTATCAAAAAGAATATCTTGGTAGAATAAAAGAAACACTAGAATCAGATCCAGACCATGAACTTCACGGTACGTACACAGGTTATGCTACCGGTTGTAGGTGTGATAAGTGTTCAAGTAAAGCAACTAGTTATAGGTCTGAAGGATTAGCGGCTATGCAAGCTGACCCCGACCACCCATTCCACGGAACTTATACTGGATACGCTAGTTTTGGTTGTAGATGTGGTGACTGTAAGCAAGCCGGTAAGATTCAAAGAAAAAAAGTTAGAAGTGAACTACTAACTATTTTACAAGCAGATCCGGAACACCCAAAGCATGGGACTGAACTGGGAAGAGCGGCTGGTTGTAAATGCCCACTTTGTAAAAGTTACGCTGACAAAGTAAATGCAGAATATGCAGAAAAAAGAAGGGATAGAAGGTTGACTACTTCTAGTTGGAATAAAAGATACGCCAATAGTAAGATACCATCTAAATGTGTATTTTGTAATGGCTCTAGTCACTACTTTAAGACTGCTAAAGAAGTTATAAAAGATGAGAATTGGTCAGACTTTACTCCTGGTCAAGAAGGTTTACCTAGAAAGTTCTGGACTGAAACAAGTAGTAACTTTATGCATATGAAACCAATGCCTAAGTACGCTCCTGTTCCTTATATTCAAGATCCACTAGCAAACCCTGATGAAGAACATGCAATGAAAGCTATAACAGAACACAGGTGTGTCTTCTGTGGTGTTCCTTTTAAAAGAGATGAAACTGTTACTAGATTTACTGATAGTAGTCCTAATGTAAATAGTCTTCAACCGGCTGAATATTTTCCAATGCATGAAAAGTGTATGAGTACAACTAGAAGATTCTGCCCTGGACTGTATAACCACCCAGATGAACACTTTGAAACTGGTCCTTACGAACAATTAAGAGCTAATGCTGAAAGGCAAGTTCTTTGATAGAAAACTGTCCCCTCGCTATCTTTGATAGTTGCCCGTTATGTGGCAATGAATTAGACCCAGAACACGCTCACTTTAAATGCAAAACATGCGGATGGCGAGACTCTTGCTGTGACTAAATGTAAATACCAATTTATATCAATAGAGTAGTATAATGATATTTAACTCCCAGGACACTACAGAAACTGACTTAGGCCAGAAAAAATCAGAACCTATTGGCGGTTCTACACTGGACATGAAAGTTACCGACCACATTGAAGAAGGTAAGATTAGTGTTCCAAGAATCGGTCGGGTGTTTAACTCAAACTGGGAACCACCAACCGAACAAGATGCCATAGACGCCGACCACAAAAGCACTATGAGTTACATGAGAGCATTCCTTTCTGGTGATAATCCAGAATCAGATAAGGCTTTTAAGGCACTTGATGAACATGTTGCACAATATGGTGACAAGTGTACACAGTGTAAGAGAGTTAGAGGTGCTAAGGTGTTCAACTCACAACCCCTTAATAAAGGGGAAAGTGGGGGCTCGCGAAAAAAATTAGCGGAGTTTTCAATGCCAAGCGGAAGTCAAGAGACATTTACGCCTGATAACTCGCACTTTAAGACACACTTTCGTCTAAACCAAGGTCCAATGAAGACCAAGTATCTAAAGACTACTAGGAAGACGGGCGAAGAACCAAGTGAACTTGCCGATGAAGCCTTTGGAATGGGTGGATTTAATGATTCAGGCCCACATCCCGCACTACTTGGAAGAACTCTTGACCAATTTTTTGGTATTAGACTGAGGCCGAGAGTCCCGGAAGGCACGCCAATGCACAAAAAACGTGGCCTTCAACAACAAGCACTTGCAGTTAATCCAGAATTCCCTAGTATTACTGAAGATTCAGGAAGAAATCTTGATGCACCTCATGAAGTAACCCTTGGTCACTTACTACAAACTCCTAGTTTTATGGTAAGAGATGGTGAAAATGGAACAAGAACCCTTGGAAGTACAACAGATACTGAGGGTAGAACTTTTGATGACCACCCAAGTAACGCACTTGCCCGGGGTGGAATTGTAGAAAGACGACTTTACCATGAAGCAATGGGAAGATTGTCAAGTCACCCTGATATAAAAGTTGTTGATGGTGAAATTTCTTGGACTCCAGAAGCACATAAGGCAGTTCAAGGTGAAGTTGAAAAATATAAAAAAGATGTCCAAAGTCTTTACCATGGTAATGGAGCAACTTTGCAGGATGGAACTAGAGTTCGACCACTTTATATGTCAAAACGTGCAGCTAGTTTTATCACCGATGTTAATGAACACTTTGAGCCCCACCCAGAAGATGCAGAAAGATGGCAAACTGCAATGACTGCTTTTGGGAATGTTACTAAAGGTTCTGGAATTAGGACAATGGCCGAGAGAGCACACTCACCTTGGTCTCAAATGTATGATACTTCTTTCCAAAGAAGAGTTGAAGACAGTGATGATACTACATTAAAAGATGTTTTTAAAGAACACTTAGGAGAAAAAGGTCAACACAGGTATGTTGCAAGTGCTCCTGTAGGAAGTTTTGCTCAAGAAACAGAAAATTGGAAAACTGCACTAGGTGATAGGTTGCGTGGTAACTCCAGAGGAGCAGAAAGTAGCACACCAGAACTCACTCCTACTGAACTTGCTAGAAGTCCAAAGCCACCTAAGACCAAAAGACAAAAAACTTTTAGAGTTGCACCAACACCAACTCCTATTGATTGGGAATCTATAAAAGGTGAAGGAACTACAGCAAAAAAGAGAACTTTTTCTTCAAAAGTTAAAAAGTTTTTCTTTAATTCCAGTAATTCCAAGTAAAATGAAATTTGACAACTTGAAAATAATCCTCAATGATATATAATGACTTGTTGAAGTCTACAACGAGTCGTTATATGGGAGTGAATATGAGTAAATGCAATGATGGTAACTGTGAAAATTGCAACTGCAAGCAAAGCCAATCTCTAGGTGAAACCAGATATGCCTTCTGGGAAGGTCTTGACAAGTATCTAAACAATCCAGAACTTGTAGGAACTGGTTATACACTCTCACTTAGTGACCCTGGTACTAAAGAGGGTTACAAAATTACTTTTAGAACAGAGATTAGTATTTTTGAGTTCTTTAATATCTTCCAAGAATACTTTGATGGGTCAAAGCTTCAGATGGATGTAGTCTACACAGGCGAAGAAGACCTAGACTAAATGTAATTTCCCCTAACTGTCACGTTAGTGGTATGACAGTCGAGGCACATGATGGAAATATTACTCACCACTATACTATTCATTATCCTGCTCACCCTGAGCGCACCTCCGACCCACATTACAAAGATTTCAATTCTTACAGGCAGAGAACGAAAGATACTGCGCAGTGCTCTATTGGTCTGCATCGTAATGACTTTAGTGAATGTTCTTTAGAAAAACCTCTTGAACTCCATCATAGTCATGTTGAGTTCAGTTTACAAAATGGTGTAGACTTAAAATGGCTAGAAATCGACTACCCTGGTATCTCAGACCCAGAAAACGTAGGCGCATGGGTAGAAAGTGCCGATAACCTTGAATGGCTTTGTGAATTTCACCACAGAGGTCATGGTGGTATTCATACCGCAGCCGCTTCTGACTTTGAAGCAGAAAAATATGTTAAGGGATTAATTATTTCCCAGGAGTCAAAATGAGTAACTGGAATAAACGTTATAATATAGAGAAAAGATCTTCTACCGCTGAATTGCTAGGACTTCTTACCCCAGCTGCAATTGTAGCTCAACCCTTTATTATGGATAGAATTAATAAACATAATGAAAAAAGAGAGCAACAAGAACTCCCTAGTGCTATAAGCAGTGATTATATTGAACCATCAGAAAATAATGAAGAACTTCCTAGGCCTCAAATGGGTTTTCAACCAAACAAAAAGAAATAAACTATGAATTGGTCTGAGAGATATGTAAGAGGTCTTATCAAATGACATGTAAGCTAGGGCATATTGATGCTAAAATAGGTTGTACAGACTGTATTAACCAAGCAATGAATATTATTACACCACTTCTTCAAACTGGTCGTATACCACATTTTAAAATTTTTCGTTCCAAACCTTCAGAAAAAACACAAGAAGAAAATTCCAATACTCCAGTACAAGGAACAGTTGGAATGAAATGGTCTGAGAGATATGCTAAAAAATCTTCAAAAGAAAAAGTTTGGTACCAACTTTCTAAAAGTTTTTATGAAAAAGACATGGGTTGGATTAAAAATGCACACTGGATTGGTCCTGTAGAAGTTCCTCTAGATAGAGTTAATTTTTCTACTGAAAATACTTGGACTGCAAGAAAAGAACCAGAACTTGTAAAGAGTAAAGTCAAGAAAATTAAAAAAGGCAAAAGAAAGCCTGTAGTTCTTATTGATGCCCCAAAAAATAATAAGTATTTTATTTTAGACGGTCACCACAGAGCCTTGGCTTACAAAGAACTAGATATTCCAATAACTGCTTTTATTGGTAAGGTAAGTAAAGAAAAAGGTCCCTGGGATACTTTTCATAATAAACAAAAGCCAAAAGATCCAGAGGCAAAACTATGAATTGGAACAGTCGTTATATTAAAGAAGCAGCTCTTGATGACACTTACAAACAATTGTTTGAAAAGTTTAAAGGGGAGACAGCATTTACTGCACCAACTGACCCTCGCCGTCAAGCTTGGAAAGAATACACTTCTACTCCTTTAAAAGATGGAACAGTTAGAGATCGGGATTATTGGTCTAACTCAGACCACATTAATCCAAATGACCTAGACCATTCAGCTTTAATGAGGGTATGTGACAAATGGTCACCTATAATAGCAAGAGCAACCGGTGGGGACTCAAATAGTGGAGAAAGTTACCATTGGCCTGTAGCTAATCATATTGCAGAAATGAAAGATTATCACCAATCACAATTTCAACCAACTTTAAATGATGCTGTTTTTAGTCCACCACCTCACAGAGAACAAATAACTAGAAAAAGAAGGAATCAATAATGTCAGAAGAACGTTCAATTGGTAAGTTAGGTAAACTAGCACCAGAAATGCCTACAGGATTAAATATGTTGGCATCATACTTGAATAGTCCACTTCCAGAAGCACCAGAAAGTGTTTCTGTGCCTGAAGTTTCAAATTGGGACATGCTAGGAAATGACAAATATGGTGATTGTACCTTTGCTGGTATGGTACATGCTTTTATGGCAACTGCTAGTGAAGAAAAAGAAACAGAAACTTTCCCAACAACCGGTGAAACTGTTACTGCTTATTTAACTTATAATAATGGACAAGATGTTGGTGCTGTAGAAGCACAACTACTCCAAACTTGGAAGAGTAAAGAAATTCTAGGCCGTCAGTTAATAGCTTATGCACCGGTACCAGTTAGTAACCTAGATGAGGTTAAACAAGTTATTAATACTTTCGGTGTATGCTATATTGGGATTAGAGTTCCAGCCGCTTGTGAAACACAGTTCCAACAACACCAACCCTGGGCAGTAACTAACACACCAGCAGATGACCAAATCCTTGGTGGTCACTGCATTATTCTAGTTGGTTATGACTCACAATATTTCTATGCAATTACCTGGGGTGCAGTTCAAAAAATTGAATATACCTGGCTTAATCAATACATGGATGAAGCATGGGCAATTATTACTCCAGAAATTTCTCAAAAAGATGGTTATAATGGCTTAAACCTTGAACAACTTGAGAAAGACATTGAGGCATTAGCATGAGCGAAGAAGTAAAACCAGAAACACCAAGTAATCAAGAGCTTGCAGCAGATACATTAAATAAATTAACGGGGTATTTATCTGATGCTAGAGATGTTCACGCAAGAGCAGCTCTTTTGCCTTTAAATCACCCAAGATACCACCCAGATAACATAACTGCCTATCATGCATGGAACCATGCTTTAGAAACACTTGATAAGTATGTAAAAGGTGGAGGGTTTGATGAAGATTGGGATGAATTTACAAAAGCTCATACAGATGCAAGAGCACTTAGTACAAAGATTTTGAATGAAACAAATGCTTTGCATGAAGCTAGTATTGACAATGAATTTAGAAAACTTTCAAGTGCACTTTCAAACATTGACAAAATTTTAGGAGAAAAAGAACTAGTAAGTTCTTGGAACTAATATGGGAATTAAAAGAAGTCCTGCACCTTATGAATATGATGGTGACTACCTTGCTGAATGGCCTAAGTATGGACTTAACTTTGATAAGTTAAGAAGTTTAGACCCTGAAGGTGAAACCAAAAAACAAGAATATTTAATGGGGAACGTACCCCATGTAACTAGAATGTTACGTTCAGGGTTCAAACCAGAAGACTTTAGTAGTTTGCACCCAGGTATACCTTTACCAGTTTATTCTGAAGCCTGGGAACACAATATCCATCCTTCAGTATTAAATAAAGCTTATTTTGTTGGTTCATTAAAACCAGAAGACTTAGAATCTAAGCCTGATAACTTAAAAAAGTATATTAAACAACAACACAGAATTTTCCCAACAATAGATGAAGGTTCAGGTGCAGGTTATAAAAATATAATTCCAGGAAACATGGGCCATTTTGTTAGTTCACTTATTTCTGGAGCAACTCCTGAAGAGGCAACAGAAGCACACAGACTACTTATGCCTTATGCAACTTCTAAAGACTATATTCTTGGTAATGAGGACTCAGAGCAACACTTTTATACACCACTAGATGAGTATGCTAAGTTTAGAAAAAATGGTGGTAGTCATGATGAGTTTAAACAACTTCACTCTGCAATAACTGCAAGCCACAGTAGAAAAGGTATTAAACAGTCAACTCCAGAAGCCAGAGCATCATTAAGGAGTATACTTTCTAGTTATTCTGACTATAGAGGTATGGGTTTAAGTCACCAAGACGCTGGTAAAGCGGTTTCTAAGTTTTCTGAAGGAACTTCACCACTTATAATTAAAGGTGATGAAACTTTTAGAAAAGCAATTAAACATGGTGCAACTTCTGATGAATACTGGGATGCTTCTGGTAAAAAAATGGATATGAACCAATATGCAGAAGATAGAAAAACCAAGAATCATGCTCAAGCTTTAAGAAAAGGGACTTTTGACATTAGTTCTTTATTTTAAACTATTGTAAAAATGCCAAAAAATCATTCTAGTTAAAGAACTATATTAAAGGAAAAAATGTCAGTAGACAGTGGGATGGGGAATAAATCCGCAGATGATGACCTTGAGTCAATTGAAAACGGAACTCTTCCAGGTACTAGTAATGTTCAAAAGATTATTGGATCTTTAAAACTTAGACTAGCACAGGACAATCCAACTAATACAGACACTAATATAAATAGAACGGAAAGAGTAGATGTCACTACTCCTCCAAGAGCCCAAACACCTCTAGAACAACTAGGTTTGGGAGAAGGATTTAGTACGCCCGTGGATTATGAACTACCAAGAAGTTTAGCAAGTGCAGACAACCCTGCAGCAACAACACCAGCAGTTACTACACCACCTGCACCACAAATGAATGTACAAGGTACACCAGCAAGTGTTGCAATGCCAGAAGGGACACCTATGGATGGTGCAGTTATGAGTTCATTCAATGCAATTGCATATGTAATTGAAAATGGTGAGGTCAAGTGTGCATCATGTGAAAACTACTACATTCCTGAAAGTGAAGCACACATTAAGTCTGCTCACTGTGGTGCTCCTGAATGCCATGATGCAAGAGAAGAAGAAGAAATGAAGAATGCTGATGGTGTTATGGTAGCATCTAAACTTCCTGAAGATGCTGATGAGGGTGATGTTATTCGTGGTAAAATGATTAAGACCACAGATGAAGAAACTCGTCTTGCATCAACTGATGACTACCTTTCTGCTTTTGAAAAGAGTGCGAGTGATTCTACTCTTTACTACCGTGGTTACGAAGATGCAAAAGCCGGTAAACCAATGGATGAAGATCTTGCTGAACTTTCAGATGATTATTTTCACGGTTATGACCAGTTCAAGCATTACCATGAAGGTCCTCAAAAATCTGCACCACAAAGTCTTTACGACATTAAGCCAAACAGTAATAACAATCCTCGTATGACTCAAGGTGAAGCTGACCGAGGCCCACTTGAACTAACCGACGGTCACAGTTTTGCAACACATGCCTCTAATGATAGTTTAAAAGAAGCCGGTCCTCTTGATTTTGCCCATGCCTTAGAACAATCAGAAGAAGTAAAAAAGCAACAAAAGCAAAATATGATTATGAATATGGCTTTAATGTCTCCAATGCATCATGAATTAGAAGAAGTAAACAATAATACTTGTAAACTTTGTGACCAACTTGGCCACACTAATTATCATGCAATGCATGAATCAATTGTGCCTCAAGGAGAAACTCCAAAACCTACATTTAATCCTAAGGGTCCAGGTAACTTTACAGATACACATCAAAATTTGCCTATAGGTGTTCTTTCTTCAAAGTTACCTTTCCCAACCGATGTTATTGAGAACTTCTTCGAGGATTAATGAATACTTGCCCACTTTGTGAAGGTACTACTATAACTAGAATTTCTAGTGTTGGTGAAGAAACTTGGTGCACTAGTTGCAGAAGTATTTTAGCTAGTGCTACACTTGATTTTAAGTTTGCTGGTAGTGAACCTGAAGCTTGTAGTCGTGATGGCCTTCCAGGTTATAAAGGACCAGGTGCAAGTGCAAAATGCTATACTTATGACCCGGGTGATGAAGTAGCAGAAAAGAAGGCAAAGCAAAGAGCCGGACAATCTGCTTATATGGAACAAAGAAGGATGCAAAGCTCAAAGATTGTTGAAGCAATACCATTCTTTACAGAAGCACCTAGTAAAATTGTTGAAGGCATAGATTACACAGAAGAAGATGAACCTAAAGTAGCCTCAGATGTATTACAAAGAATTATTCCTGGTAGCACCGTGCAAACCGAGGATGAAGTTGAGGTAGGTAGTAACATGGACATTGGTTCAGGAATCACACCAATGTCATCTAAATTTTTTCACCCAACTATGGGCATCCAAAAAGATGAACTAGACCACTTGGGTAGAGCGTATTGTACAAGTTGTGGAGGAGACCATGAATTTGGTTCTCCTTGTAATTAATCTCAGTAAAGGGACATAGGAAATAAAATGGATTATAACGAAATTATCAGAACAGCAAATGTAACAACTGCTGACTCACAGTGGTTTAATGGTACTAACGAAAGTATCTTCAACCGCCTAGACAGATTGCAGAATGTTTTGGATGACATGAGGGTAGCAGCAAGCAACCCAAACGTTCCAGAACTTGAGCTTACTCGTCTTGCTACTTACATCACTGAACTTGATGAAGAAAAGAGTCAACTTGAAAAGTTGGCAAGTGAATGGGTTGATTACGACCACGAAGAGTACCTTCAGAGCCTCCCAGGAGGAACTGTTGCAAGTACATACCGTGTTAATCCAGCTGGAACACTTTCATTGGGTGAAGATGATGGAAGTCTCCTTTACCGCACCGCTTCTGAAGTTGAGAATGAGTTCAAAGATGCTGATTGGATTAACTTTGTAACTGCAGGTGCTGAAGTTTGGCTTGAAGACCAGAATAACGCATTGCTACAAGACCAGATTAGTACTCGTGAGGCTGCTGCTTTCTACGTTGAGAGGAAGACACTTCCAATTCTTGACATGGAAAAGCGTGCAACTATCATTGACAATTTTATTTCTAATGTAGAAATTTGCCGCCGTGCAAAGAAGGAAAACTTAGACACAAAGAAGGCAACAACAGAGAAGAAACTCCGTGTTGCTAGCAAGTTGACTGAGCACTCAATTGATGACTCATTCGGGAATACAGTTAACTGGTTCTAGTATGTCTGATTGGAATGGATTTCGTATCCTTGCTGAACAGGAACCTGAAAAAGAACCTGTAAAAACAGAATCAAAAAATGAACTTATTGAGTCTCTAAAGAAAACTTTGGCTGAAGCCTATGTCCTTTACCACACCATCCACGGTTTTCACTGGAATCTTAAAGGTTCAGATTTTTATGAGTATCACAAGTTCTTCGATGAAATAGTAGATGATATTTACGAACACATTGACCCAATCGCAGAAAATATAGTAAAACTAGGTGGTGTCGCTCCATTTATGATGAGTGAACTTGCTAGTAGTTCATCAATTGAACAAGTAGGATTAATAAGTGAAGATCCGATTGAGCTTTCTAAAAAGTTTTTAGAAATGAACACTCAATACATTGACAATATTAAAAAAGCGTTTATAATTGCCAATAACAGTAATGAGCAAGGCGTTGCCAATTTTATTGCTGAACGGATTGACCAACACCAAAAATGGAATTGGTTCTTAAAGGCTTCACTTGGAGAAAAGTAAATGGACCCTACTGCAGAGAACATCAGTCGGGTTGTTGCCATCTTAACTGCAATTCTTAGTGGACAAGAAGATACAGCATATGCAATGGTATTAGAAAGTAATCCAGTAGAACTTTTCAGTGCATTAACTGGAGTTTTACTTTCTACACTACATACTATTGCACAAATAAATGGCCAGGAAGTGGAAGACTACTTACAACACCTAGGTATGTCGGCCTTTAATAACGAATAATATATATATGACACAAGAATTACCAGAAGGGGTTTCCATCAATCGTAATTATGATGGTGACCTTGAAGTAGAGTTACCATTTGAAACTATTGAAATATGGCTCTGTGAAAAATGTGAACTATCCTTTGAATCTTTGCTAATAGGTAATGAAGGAAGGTACACAGGTCAAGTAATGACCTCTGGAAATAATGCTGTCACTTGGCAAGGCCCTCTTCCTAAGTTTAAAGAAAAAGCAATAAAATTTCTTAAAGAAAATCTTGACAAGAAAGTTGAAAGACACCTAGAAAGGCACTAATATGATTAGGTATTCTCAAGCACCAAAGAATTTAAAAAATGCAGTCGCAGATAATTATATTGAAGAGATGCAACAGGAAAAAAAGAAAACATCTGACTCTGAAAATAATGTAGAGGTACCAGATACCAGTACGGGTGATGATGATGGGTCAGACAATAACTAACAGGGGCTGAAGTGACCGAACTAATTTCAGATGTACTAGACTTACCTGTAACACACATTATGATTCCAGACACTCAAGCAAAACTTGATGTGCCTACAGACCACTTGAGTTGGATTGGTCAATTTATTGTTGATGAATATCACAATAAAAATATTAAAATTATCCACATTGGAGACCATGCTGACATGCCTTCTTTGTCTATGTATGACAAAGGCATGAAAAAGATGGAAGGTCGCCGTTATCAAGATGACCTAGATGCTGCTAATGAAGCATGGAGAATTTTAAACCAACCACTCTATGACTACAATACTGGTCGTAGAAAGAATAAAGCAAAGATTTGGAATCCTGAGAGATATGTTACTCTAGGAAACCATGAAGATAGAATTAACAGGACAGTTAATGCTAATCCTCAACTTGAAGGCATGCTAAGCCTTGAAAAACTTGACTATGAAAGAAGTGGTTGGAAGGTTAGTCCTTACACTCAACCTATTTGCCTAGATGGAGTTTACTACTCACACTTTTTCTACAATCCAATGACCGGTAAACCTTATGGTGGACAAAATATTGAAACCCGTCTTAAGACAATTGGTCACTCTTTTTCAATGGGTCACCAGCAGACACTTATGTACGGACTTAGGTTTGTTGCAGGTAAGAGTCAACATGGTCTTGTAGCCGGTGCATGTTACCTTCACGATGAAGATTATAAAGGACCCCAAGGAAATGCCCACTGGCGTGGCATTGTTGTCAAGCATCAGGTTAAAGACGGTTCTTATGACCCAATGTTTGTAAGCCTAGACTATCTTTGTCGTAGATACGAAGGTTCTAGTCTAGAACACTTCATGAAACTTAAATATCCAAACCTGTAAAACTCAGTAGTACTCATATTAGTACTGAACTGGAGAATTATGGGTACACGAAGAACTTTTAAGTGCAAATTTAGTGACAGAGTAACCAGTGATAATCGTGACGGGGTTGTTCAAAGTCTAATAAACCAATTTCAAGGTTTAGGTGCAGAACCAGAAGTTACTCTTGACGGTGATACTTTCTCAATTACACTTACTATAAGTGATAATCTTACTCCAACTTTAGTTAGAGACAAACTAGCTTTAAATTATTTTATTGACCGAGTAACTACCGGTGATAGTATCAGAAAAATTCAAATTATGAGATTGCCAAAAGCAACTACTGAAGTATTAGGTGACGGTAAAGGTCAACTTGATGGTATTGCCCGTGATACTGGTGTTAATGAAATACTTACTGAAAACACTAAAGATGGTGAAGAAGTTGTACCAAGAGAAAAATATACTATTGGGCCTAATCCTCCAGGTATCCCTGAAAAGAAGAGAAAGACTGTAAGTGTTTTTGGTCTGGGTATGAGTAGGGGTGGAAGTTCTTGGGTTAAACAAGCAGATCCAGGCTCACTTCGAAATGAAGGACAAGCTTTTACTAGCTTGGATGATGACATTATGGGACCAGAAGATTTAGATTCAATGGCAACTAATGTTACAAAACTTCCAAAAGTTTTTGCTACTGAACAAGATGCTGGTGGTGGTGGTCAATTTGCTCAACCATTTGACAAAAAGACTGTTATGGACAGTGTCAATAGAGCACCTCAAGAAAGTCGTACACCAAGAGTAACTGTATTTAATTCAGGAAGTTCTCCAGCAAGAGCAGATGGTGGTCCAATACCATTTAACAGTTGGTTTTCAGAAGTTGGTTCAGAATCAACAATGCCTGCAGAAGAAAATGCTAAAGGACCTTTGGACTTTTCAATAGCAGCAAGTCTTAAAGGTGAAAAAACTGAATCTGAAAATGTAGAAAGTACAATTGAATTACCTGAAGCAACTCAAGGTGGAACTGTTCTTGGTCTAGAGGGCTGGTTTTCAGCAAGTTTGCATTTTGGTTATGATAATGAAGCCGGTCACAATGACGATGATGATGATGACGATGATGAGGATGATTAGTGAGCTATAAAGTTTATAGTGTAGGCCAACAACCACCAAAGTTTACACCAGGTGATTTTATATTAGTTTCAACAACCGGAATACTTGCAAAGTGTATTAGAGCAGGACAATTTTTTAGATATCATGGGAAAATGAGAAACTATTCTCACTGGAACCATGCTGCTATGATTGTTGATACTGATGGTACAGTTGTTGAAGCCGCTGGTCGTGGTGTTCGTTACTCAAACATTAATGAATACAAAGAATCTGAATATTATCTTGTAAGCACCAAACTTAATAAACAAAGTCGTGACCAAACAGTTGCAGCAGCCAGAAGTTTTGTAAAAGATAAGTATGGTTGGTTTACTATCCTTAGTATTATTTTGCAACTTATTACAGGTATTGAGTTTCAATTCTCATTTGGCAATAGTGTAATCTGTTCTGGTGTAGTTGCTCAAAGTTTATGGGCAGGTGGTGTTATTTTTGATAGTAACCCTTATCAAATAATGCCTGCTGACCTTGCAAGTGCATATGATGTTGATTGCACAAGTATAAACTAATCTTGTTTTTTAGAAAATAAGCATATATAGTAAGTATCATGAAAGTTACAATTACAATTAATTACACATCCCGAAATTCACTTGATGAAAACTTGGTAGAGTCAGAAATCAAAGAGACAATTGAAGGACTAATGATGAGCCTTAGAAACCAAGTAATGAACATTACTCATAGTGTTAAATTTGGTGAAGATATCATTGCAACTGAACCAACACCAATTATTGAAACTGTTGTTGAAGAAGTTATAGAAAAACCACTTGTTAAAAATCCCCCTACAAAAAGTATTAACAATAAAAAGAAAGAAGAATAAAAATGTCAACTCCACTTAATACAACTACCACAAGAGCAACAGGTCGTGCATTTGTTGCTGCAATCATTGGATCTATCCTTGCTTGGGTTGCAACAAAAGTTGGAAAGTTTAATACTGGAACCTTTGCTACATTGACACCAGTAATCTCTGGTTTGTACTACACAGTAGTCAATGCTTTGGAAAAGAAGTACCCAAAGTTTGGTTGGTTGCTTGGTACACTACCACAGCCTAAAGCAAAGCCTGTTGTAACACCACCAGCACCTGCTAAAGCAAAGTCTGCACCGAAGGCATAGTCCTTCGAGGCCTTGTAGCTCAGTTGGTTAGAGCACTGCCCTGTCACGGCAGTTGTCGTGGGTTCAAGTCCCATCAAGGTCGCTATGTTTAATTTTAACTTTAATAGTTTAGACATTACCACAATGCTAGCGGGAATTGCCGGTATTGGTAATATAATTACAACTATTAACAATCTTAAGCAAGACAAGTATCAATTAGAAAACTTTCTTTATTCTCTAAAGAACTATAAAAATGAAATTGAAAAATATTTTAAGGATGTTGAGACAGTAGTTAAAGATCCAGATATTATTAAAACTGATATACTAAATAAATTTACTAAAGTTGAAGATGATTACAAGAATGTAATATCTAAATTAAGAAGGAAGAAATAAAGGTGGACTTAATTCAGTTACTAGAAGAAAATAGATACCTTACTTGGGCGGCAGAACCCGGTGTAGGAACTGACAAAGGTGGTTACGAAGGTGAACATGACTTTGTTAAAGGATTCTATAATGAAGAGTTTAAAAAATACCAAGACAAAGAAATTAAGTTACTAGAAATTGGTATCTATGGTGGAGCATCTCTTTCACTATGGAGTAAGTATTTTACTAAGGGTCAGATTACAGGCCTAGACATTGTTGATAACATTAATCACAAGTATCGTGGCTTAGATAGAGTAAGGATTGGTATCTGTGATGCTTACAACCCAGATGCTGTAAACCAAATGGGTGAGTATGACATTATTATTGATGATGGTCCTCACACTATTGAAACTTTAAAAAAGTGCATTGAATATTACTTGCCTAAACTAAAAGAAGGTGGAGTAATGGTACTAGAAGACGTCCAAGACACTAGTTGGTTCCCAATATTGCTAGATGCAACTCCTGATGAGTATAAAGATAAGACAGAGTGTATTGACCTAAGAGAAAATCTTGGTCGATATGATGACTTATTGTTTGTAATCAGAAAATAGTTTTATTCCCTGGTAGCTCAATTGGCAGAGCAGCTGACAATGTAACTCAAAGTCAAAGCTACTATAGTGGTATCTACTATTTAAGGTTTGAGTATGAGATCTACATTATGGGTTTGTGAACTAGAGGGCTGCAATAATACTTTTTTAAGGTACCCTTACCAAATTAGGCAGGGGTCCAAAAGATACTGTTGTCAAAGCCATTCTACTCTAGGAGTAAAAAGGAATCCAAGTACTCCTAAGATTTATAATTGTAAATGGTGTAACTCTGAAACTAGAAATTACTCACTTTCTTGTAATGAGTGCAAAAGGATAGTTGATAGACTAAGACAAAATAATATAAACTATGAATCTCCAGAAATTTATTATAAACTATTAAAAATTCAAGATAAAAAGTGTTCTATCTGTAAATCAGAAATAGGTTCTACAGTACATAAAAATTTAAGTATTGACCACGACCATAAAACAGGAAAAATTAGAGGTTTACTTTGTACTAGTTGTAATAGACAGTTAGGGTGGTACGAAAATAAAAAAGAATTTGTAGAAAAGTATTTACAGAATAATCCTTCCGCTCTAGCATAATGGCAATGCAACAAGCTGTTAACTTGTCAGATCTGGGTTCGAGTCCCGGGGGCGGAGCAATTTCCTCATATGGTAATTCGTTTAATCAGCGGGTTCCTGGTTCGAGTCCAGGCTGGGGAGCCACTCCGAGGTGGTGTAATGGCAGCACAGGAGACTTTGAATCTCTTAGTCTTGGTTCGAGTCCAGGCTTCGGAACTATTAATTCTTAAAAAATCTGGAAAAGAAACATTTAAAACAATCTGTTTCTTAAACTTAGTATGTGTATAGTTCAGCGTCCTCATACCGAGGACAGTACAGGAGCCAGACCCAATATGACATCCGTCTTTGATTTTGATGATTCAATTAATACTGTCTACAATGCTAAGACAGCCGGAAAGAATCTAGTAACCGCTAAGCATGAGGTTCTAACAAAGGCGGGAGATTTTCTTTTTCTTGCCCACTCTGATAAAGAATTTGCACTTCGTTGCCAAATGATGGAAGCAGATATTGAGAGTGCAGCTCGCCGTAAGATGGCAACTGTAAGTGATAGCAAGTTTAAACTAGTAAGAGCACTTCACGAAGAGTGGAAGATTCGCCACGCCAATTGCTCTCAGTGCAATGTAGCTGGTAATTTAAAAGTATCTAGTATTGAAGAATTAGCAACAGAACTTCCAGAGCATCGTTTTTCTGAGGACCGCCCTGGTGTAGAAAGTTATTCATCTCGTACCTATAGATTGCATGAACCTATTGGTAAAGTAACCCATATTGGTACGCTAACATATACTGCAGGAGATGGGAGAACTGCAGTTCGTGGTCACGCTAAGACGGGACCAAATGAAAACTTTTATCCACTTAATGATGCAGTGGTTAATGAAGTAGAGTTAAGCCACCACCATTTTAATAGTGATGAAGCCCATGAAGATGCTCTTCGTACAGCTATTAATGCTACCAAGAGATATTCTGTATGTTCTTCTCCTGGTTGCAATAATGATGTACAAGAAAGCCACAGTGACCGATGTGCTGAACATGGGCGTACTGCCTCTAAAACTGATAATTTAAAAGAATCTAGTCTTAAGACTGCTAACTTTAGTGGTAAGTGTGGCTGGTTTGGGGATCTTGGTGAAGGTGAAGAATGTTTAAAACCGACTGACTCAAGTAACTATGTAACTTTCCCAGACACTGCAAATAACCCTGATTATGAAAATAACCACATTTGCCCAGGTTGCAAGTCTGAGTTAGGTATTCTTAACTGCCCAAATTGTGGTAGTGGTAGAGCAGAAATGCACTCTAGTCGTGGAGGACCAGCACCTATTAGGTGTGAAGATTGCAAAACTATATTTGGACACAGTCCCCTTGGTGGTGAGTTCATCCCAAGAAAGTCTTCTAAAACTGTAGAAGCACACGCTGGTAAAAAAGACACCAAGTGTGATGAGTGTGGTGCAACACTTCACGAGGGTGAAAGAGCAGATGATGTTCGTGGTCACCTTGACATTTGTTCTAAGCACTTGAAGAGAAAGGGTTCAATTCAAGAAAAGATTGCAGGACTAAAAGTTAGACTTGGTTTTGCTATGCACAATGATGCAGTACCAGGTGCTACTTCTACTACAAGAGTTTCAAGTGGACTTGGGGCTGATACTGCTAAAGCACTTGCAGCTAAATATGCAGATAGAAGAGCAGACCGCCCAGAAATGCAAGATGAAGCAAAAGCAGGCCGTTGGGCAATGATTACAAAGCATGACTCTTCTGGTAATGTAATTGATGCTACTTTGGGTCGTATTGGTGGTTCACAACTTGGTGGAGATGCAGAAACATCACCATTGATTTGCACTGGTCACACCCACCACGGTAGTCCAGGTTGCACTCACTCACCAGATGATGCTTTTGGTGGCCGTCACATTGGTATTCAAGAAACAGCAGCAATGAGTGTTGATGGAAGTCTTTATCCAAAACTTAGTGGAAGAAAAGAAGGTTCTACTTTTGCTGCAAGTCACAGAGTTCACATTCTACCTCAAGAAGATCACGACAAGATTGAAACTGTAATGAATCAAATTGCAGAAAAAGGTGTGCCAGAACTAGGTATTCCTGCTTTTAAGAGAGAAGAAGAAGGTCGTGGAAAGCCTATCGAAACTTTTGAAAGAGGACGTGAATCTGCACAATCTGGTTCAGGTATGAATACTGAAATGGGAGCTAGTCACGGTGTTGGTAAGGTTAGTAACTTTACAATTTGGCCTTCAACTCCAGACTTTGGTCACTTTGAAAATGAAGTAGCAAGAAACCGTGGTAAGGGTGAAAACGTTAAGGAAATCCTAGAAAACGGACCTCGTGACTTAACAGGTTCAGAAAAGACAAACCCTAACTACGCTAAAGTAGTTCCAGGCCAAGAAGGAAAAGCCGGTAGTGGTCGTGTACTTCCTGTTGCTACAATGGCACCTATGTACAATGCTACTGATGCACAAAAAGGTATGACAGGTGGATTAGCTGATGGAACTTCTGCAGGAAATGGTGTAACCGCAAGACTACGCCCTGTTGCATGGGGTAATGAAAGTGATGCACCTACCTTTAGTTTCCTTAAGGGTGTAGGCAAGATAAAGGCAACTGGTGAAGCACTTCGCCAAAAGCTAGCAGGCTTTGAAGCAGACAGACAATCAAGAGTCGGTGCTGAAAAAATTGAAAGAGCCAAGTCATCACCTTCACCTAAGGCACCTACAAAAAATCAAGTTGGTGCAGACATTGTTAATAGGCTATTGGGTAAAGAATAGTTTAACGAATGAGAACTATAACCTCTATTAGAAGTCTTAGAGGTAACGATAGACTCATTTCTGGTCAGGTTAAAATAGGCGATACTTGTTCCGCACAAGGATTGTTTTCTGATGAGAATGGGAATAAAGTACCTTGTAGTCATGAGTTGGTAGCTGCCGACCCTAGACACCTTACAGGTTCTTTTACTACCCTTTGCACAGCACACCTACCATATGTTGAAAATGACCTTGATGACCTATGGTCAGATGCACATGCTTTTGGTTCACCTGCAGGAAATGTAAGAACAGAAGCACCTGGTGGCCTTGAAGAAAACTATAGAAAAAACAATAATATAGAAAAAGAAATGATGGGTCCAAAAAAGAAAGAAAGAAATATTTCTACTGGGCCAAAACAAGATTCTGCTGCTTCTGAATTTATCAAGGGAATAATTAATAAAACTAAGGCTGGGGAATAGTGCCTAGACAAAGAAAACCCAACATTAACCCTGCTCTTGTTGATAAAGCAATAAAAGGCCCAAGTAGTGAACTTTTAACATCATTAATTCAAAAGGCTAAAGAAACAAAAAGTAGGGGAACTGGAAGAAGGTCAAAAGATCCGGTACAGAGAATTATTTCTCAAGGTGATGTGACCAAAAGACCAATGCTTCCTGAAGAGTTAGACAGTTTAACCGGCGGTTCTTCAAGTTCAGGAAAAGGCCCTTCAGTAACTGAAGAACGTAATAGAATTTATGGTTTAACTCAAAGGTTACCGGTCCCAACTTGGTTGTTTGATACTGACCGTTCTAGGATGATTAGAGACAAGGGTGAGTTCAAAGGTAAACCAGAAGAACTTAAACTTCGTAAACAAGAAGAACGAATTAATAATCAAGAAGCAACAAGTCTTTTTTATCAAACAAATGAAATTAAAACTTCTCACCACCCAGAAAGTTGTGTATGTGGTAAGAATGGTATTTGTGCTACTAAACAAAGTGCAAATGGTGACACCACAAGATTGCCTGTAGGGATTAGTAAAGAAGAAGAAGAAAACTGGATTACTAGTGAGGCAGAAGACAGAGGCATTTCTAGAGACCAAATGCATGAATGGTATCAGGAACAAAAGAATCCTAAGCCAATTAGAATTGCTCCTACTGAAATGCCTGAAGAGCACCACCCATTGTTTTCACAATTTGACCATGACCCAAGAGAACAGTGTCATGAACATGGTAGAAACCCAATTGGTCACGTTGTTACAATTGTTAATCATGATGGTTCAATCCCAGGCCTTCCTAGGGGTGCCCACAACGTAGGTTTGGTAGTTGGTACAGCACCTAGAAATGCAGAAATTGGTGTTAAGAGTCTTTCTCCTGAATTAATTGCAAAACACCATGAAATATGTGGTGAAGGTACAACTCACAAAGAAGGATGCCCTGTTAAGTTCCACGATGATAATTGTCGTGGTGGTGAACATGCAGCAGGTTGCACAATCCCAGAAAATACAGTTACTAGTGGCTTTCATGAGGGTGAACCACTATACAAAGTTATCCCTTGGGTTTCAACAAGTCAAGAAACAATTCAAAAAAGACACAGAAGTCAAATTAACTTTAATTCATTAAATGCACCTAACCCTGAGTGGACAACTTCAGGACTTAGAGGTCTTCAAGGTGGCATTACTGTACCAGCTTCAAGATGTATTCACGTACCAGATTCAGCAAGCACAGGATTTTATGCAAGTTCTGAAGTTCAAGGTAAAGGAAAAGCAAAATCTATTTTTTCTGGACTTGGTAGTCTTGTAGGTAGTAGACCTGCATTACTTTCAAGACAAACATATTTTAAAAACCCACTAGGACTTAGACAACACACAAAGAATAGAACACTACCTGCTTATGCATCTATTGTAGACCAATTAGAAAATCCATCAACAATTGGTGAAGGTGGTCTTAAGTCTGCACCTGAAGGGTTTGTTCGTGGCTTTACTCCTGAAAAGCCAGAATCTCAAGAGGAGAGTATTTTGAAAAAACTTATTAATAAAGAAGAACCAAAAACAAGTAATAAACTTGCATATACTCATGTTAATGAATCATATGAACCTACACCTTCTTGCAGATTCTGTGAAGATGCTAGTAATGTTAATGGCAGAGGTCCAATAGTGCAAACAAGTGTTGCACCTGATGGAAGGCCATTATATGCTCATGAAGATTGTGACAACCCATTCTCATTTGCTGATAGATTCAAGTTTGAATTTGGTGGACCAAATGTTGTAGATGCAGATTTTATTAGTTTAGGAAGTTACAACTGGGGTATGGGAAGCCAACCTGGTGCAAAAAGAGTTAATAGAGAACTTGGTATTAAAACTCCAAGTAAACCTTCAAACCTTGTAAATCAAGGAGCTCCTGGCAATACTAAACAAATTGGTTCAATGGGGCTACCGGAACATAAGGCTGCAGAAGGAATGCTTGATGAAGATCCAGCAACAGAAACAGAGGTTAGTAATCTAAATGAAAATGGTACTGCTAAACCTCCTAGATGATAAATGTAAAACCCCTTAGAAATCAAATAAGCAAATAGATCTCTATTTTAAAGAAAGAGAAAGAAAATGGAACCAAAGTTAAATATTAAAATTGCAGACCTTTTTGAAGGTCCTAGTCCAGTTGATGTAGACTTTATTGCACCAGGAGAACAACTACCAGGTGACTTTATTGATGCAGACAGCAACGATGCTCAACGCAATATGCAAGTAGAGCAAGACTGGCGACGTGATTGGGCTTCAGAAATTGACCGTGATAATGCTTCAGGTCAAGCTCACGGAAGAGACGACACTAACCCAGCACAACAGACTGCACCATATGGTCAGCCTACTATGGCTTCAAAGCAAGCAAAGGGTTTCAACACTCGCCAAGCTCACAAGAATGCTACATTCGGTGTACTTGCTAAGTTGAGCTCAGACACCCTTGTTGGTAGTCGTGTTTATGCTGAGACTTCAAAGTCAAAGATTGCAGGAACAGTTGTTGCACTAGGTGACGCTGAATTTGCTGTTATCTGGGATGACCGTACTGCAAGTGTAGAACGCAAGAACGATTACGAGTTGGTCGTTAAGAAGTAAAAATGTTCAGAACACGTAAAGCTAAGATTGTGAGTCAAACTCCAATCCTTGAAGCTTCACTAGATTCTAAGAAACAAAATCTGGTGGGGATAAACAGTATAGTGGTGGAGGGTTCTTTAAGTTGGATGACTTATGGAACAATTACTGACTATTCTGGCAGGGAATATGATTTTGAATGGGACAACTCCACAGGTAAGTTGGCAAGACTTACTGGTTCCCAAGTTACACCAACTCTGTGGAGTAATGCGGTTGAATTGTTAAAAGAAAAACTTGTTCACAAGGAAACTGAAGAACAACTAGAGATAGAAGACATTGAAATTAGTGTCGAAGAAGCAATACAAAAAGCATTAGAACCTGTATTGCAAAAACTAGAATCTCTAGAAACCAAGATTGAAAATATCAAGGTACAGGTTCCTGCCCCAGTCCCTACTCCTGCACCAAAAGTTGAAAGACCTAGGATTGTAGAGGAAGAGAAACAACCCCAAGATGAAGAACTCACTTTAGATGACTTCTCAGGTAATGCTTTAAAGTTTTTGCAGGAAACAGGTGGAAATGACATTGATGTAGACTACTTAAGTCTCTAGGAGCAAATATGCAGGCAGCAGAAGGTAAAGGCCCATTACAAAGTAAAAAAGTTTGGCCTACAGGTCAATTTAATACTATTTATGGTAATGGAGACAATACTTACAATACAGTTACTAGTATTGGACCAAATAATGCAGTAACAGGAACAGCAACTACAGTTAACTCTAGTAGTGTTGTTAGTGGTGCTACACCACCTTGGCCACAACAAAATGTAAATGGTAAGTGGCAAGGCGGAACAGTTGGTTCAGCAGTACCAGGACTCAACTTGAATGTCAATGGTAATGGTGTTACTGATGTAAGTTATGTTTGTGCCCCAGAACCAAATGTAAGTCTTCAAGATATGGAAACTCTTTATGTAGATCTTTGGATTACAGCTGGATTTAGTGGAACTTGCTTCTTCCAACTACAGGGTAGTAATGATAGATTCTATCAAAATACCAACTATAACTCGACCAACTGGAATACACTTGCAACTGGAACCATTACAACTACAAGTGGTAATCAAACCTTTACTCTAAACAATACTTTAAGTACAGTTGAAAATCCAAAACTAGCTTATCGCATTACTGCTAGTGGTGGTACAGGTATTGTCAACTGGGCCATTCCAGGTATGTATGTTGATTATAGTGCAATGGGTATTGGTAACAATGCTATTGATGCTAACGGTAACATTGGTCAAATGAGTATTCAAAATGTTAGAAACCTTTCTATTGTTAGTGGTACAGTAGTTAGTGGTTATCAATCAGTTACTGTTACTAGTGGTAGTACACCATATTCAAATCTTAACGCAAACCGTACATTCCTCGGTAATTAATATTATATAATTGGAGAAGTAATAATGGAACGTCAACAAAACATTCGTCAAGCAGCTGTTCGTAGAGTAGGTGCAAATCACACTCTAAGCGGTTTGCCAATTGACCAAAACAAGTCAGGCGGAGACATTGTTATGCTTGGTGGAGGGCCCGCATTCTGCAGTAATTGTGGATTTGAAAAGGCTCCTGGAATTCCCTGCTGTGGAATAGAATAGGACTAGCCCAATGGCTAATAAGGACTGGAGTGCCCAGACTGAACTCAATAATATGAGGAAAGCTGGTATAACTCTTCCTAGAAACCCAATAACACGTAGGGTTGCTGCTAGAGATATGTTGAATAATGCTAAGAATGGTTCATTATTCAATGATGTTGCATCAATGCCTACAGAAGGTCGTGAACGACTTAATAACCTTCGTATGGGTGGTATGGGTGGGATTGACCTTAGTGGTATGGCTAATACGCCTAACCGTAGAATGGGTGCTGCTACAGGTTCAGATGCACAATGGGCATGGCCTAAGTTACACGACCCATTTGAGTATTGGCGTGAACGTACCTGGTGGTTCAACATGGAGGACCCGGACGAACAAACACGTAAAATTCGTGACTGGGCTCGTCTTATGTACACCACCCACTATCTAGTTCCTTCACTTATTGATATTTATACTCGTTATCCACTTTTGGATATTGAACTAGTTCACCCAGACAAAAGAATCTCTGAGTTTTACAATGAACTATTCTTTGATGGACTAGATTACAATGAATTTCTATTTGACCTTGGTCGTGAACACTGGACTGTAGGTGAAGCATTTGCAATGGGTTCATGGCATGATGGTATTGGTGCTTGGGAAGATGATGAAATTATTAACCCTAATGATGTTATCGTTGCAAAGAACAGAGCACTAAGAACTTATCAATATCACATTAAAGTTCCTGAAGAAATCAAGAAGTTGATTGAACGCAGAGATCCACCTCAAGAGTATGCAATGCTTATGCAATTGTATCCAGACGTTGTTGCATGGGCTCGTGAGGATAAAGAAATTCCTGTTTCAGATGTAATCATGAAGCAGTTGAAATTTAAGACCAACCCTTGGAGCGAACATGGTACTCCTATTCTTCTACGTGCTTTTCGTATGCTTATGCTGGAAGAAAGTCTCAATGCCGCTCAAGATGCTATTGCTGACAGACTCTATTCTCCTCTTATTCTTGCTACTTTGGGCCTCCCGGACGTAGATCAAGACGGTCCATGGATCCCAGATGCAACTGAATTGCAAGCATTGAGAGATGACCTTTCAATGGCCATCAACTCAGACTTCCGTTTGATGACATATCACCATGGATTAAAGATTGAAAATGCTTTTGGTCGTGAATCTATGCCAAGACTTGACCAAGACTTCATGCGTGTTGAGTCAAAGGTTATGCAAGTATTCGGTATTGGTGCTGACCTATTGCAAGGTGGTAACGGTGGTACTTATGCATCTGGCGCACTTAACCGTGAGTTGATTACTCAAATGCTTTCTACATATCAACACAAGATTGAAAAGTTTATCCGTTCACGTATGGAACCTGTGGCAGAACGTCAAGGTCACTATGAGTTTCGTAATGTTGGAGGTCAAAGAGTTCCTGTTATGGAAACTGTACTAATGGTGGATGAAGAAACAGGTGCAGAGTTTGTGGAGGAACGTCCAAAACTTGCTATTCCTGAAGTAAGGTTCCGCTCAATGAACCTACGTGATGAAACAGTAGAACGTGGATTCCTACAACAACTTCAAGCATCTGGTTTCCCAATTTCACTTGCTACTCTTGCAGTTAATATTCCAATTGACTTTGAAGATGAAGTTGAAGCACGTAAGAATGAGAAGTTGGCAACTGTGGTTGCAGAACAACAATTTAAGAAAGATTTGTTTGAACGACTTACTATTCTTGGTTTGCCTATCCCACCAGAATACTTCCAGGAATACCAGTCCTATATGATGCTTCTTGAGGACCCATCACTTGGTGCTCAACTCGCTCCTGGTGCAATGGCTGGTCTTGCAAGTATGCCTGCCGCACCAAATATGACTCAACCTGGCAATCCATATGACATTACTCAGACACCTGAAGTTTATCCTTCAATGGCAACTAAAGGTTCTGACAAAACTGACCGTGGGACAGAACGTCAACGTCCAGAGATTTCTTACGAACAAAAGAAGAACGCACCTAAGTCAACTCGAAAAGGACCAAAGAACGGCCCTAAGAAAAAGACAGCCAGTGTAAGTGGTTGGGATGATGACTTTGATGATGAACCTTTTGAAACTGTTACCTATGGTGACCGTATGAAGTTTGCAGTTCCTTTTGAGCAAAAGAAGCGTAAGCGTATGAAACTTGCTAAGGGTATGCAAATCATTGTTGACGATAGTTATCAAAAATTTAACGAAGATGAATTTAAAGAACACTTGGCTTCAGTCATAGAAGGAACAGATGCTATGGTTCCAACTTCAGATACTGATGCCCATGCAAGCAGTGATGGTGGAATGGACTACCCTAAGATTGATGGGGCAGGACTAGATAAGTTTTCAAATGAGGAGAACCCTGAATGAGCCGTTTCCTAGACAAACAACCAACCATACTTCCTAAGACTGCAAAACCTACTTTGGCATTTCTTAGTATAGTTAGTAATCTTGAAAAGATTTCAATCATTGAAGAAGGTGAGGGTACCCTTGCCCGCAACTTTGATGACCTAGATCTTAGTAATAGTATTTATACTAAAGAGTAAAGATGTTTTTTGCTTCCAATTTTTTTAACTCTTCAAATGTTTGGTTTGGCTATATTGCTAATGCATTTTTCACCGTTGGTGCTTTAGCAGCACTAGCTAAAGTAGTTCAAAAATACTTCACTCATCACAATTCAAAAGAATTAAGTCGAATTGAAAAAGAACTTGCTGCTACTAAAGCAGACATGGATGACAAGTTTGAACAACTACTTTCTCAACACCGAAACAATGGTGGTTCTAGCTCTAAAGACCAGTGGGACCGTGTAGAACACAAGGTAGACAGTATTGGTCGTGATTTAAACCGTCATCTAGGTTATCATGAAGGTTTACTTGATGCGGACGATTAAAAAAGTAAGTCACTGGGATTATCACCCACATGTTAGGTCTGGAAATGATAGAACATTAGGGGAAAAAGCTGCAGACGCTATGCGTCATGGCATGGGTTCGTGGCCTTTTGTCTTTGCATTTGTAGTTTTAATGATTACATGGATGCTTTACAACGGATACTCACATCACCCTTTCGATGTTTACCCGTTTATCCTTCTTAACCTTATGCTCTCAACCCTCGCTGGTTTACAGGGAGCAATCCTTCTCATCGCCGCCAAAAGAGCAGACCGAATTGCTGCTGAACTTGCAGCCTATCACTTAAGTGTAAGTGAAGAACACAAAATAATGTTAAGTGAATTAAAAGAGTTGCTTTCTAGAAGAAATGAACATCAATAAAATCCCTAGTTTGGGACAATGTAAAGGGGTTGTTTAATTATGCAAGGTAATGCATATCATGATTAAATTCGGCGCTCCTACAGTCACGTTGATGGGTGGTACATCCACATCTGCTTTGGGTAAGCGTGAAAGTATTGACCTTCACCCAGTAACTTTTGATGACTTTAAGTTTTCAGAAAAAAAGGGTTTTGTCTATACTGTAGCTCGTGCTATTAGTTCTCGTGTAAATGCTAACTATGATGGTTGGCCAGTAGATGAGATTAAGCAAGGTTACAAGACCTTTATTGGTCGCCCAGTTTTTGTTGAACACAATAATCAAGATCCAAAGAGAGCTCGTGGAGTAATCAAGGATGCTATTTATCGTGAAACAAAATTGGCGAGTGGAATTGTTGATGCTAGTGTCTATTGCCTTATGGAAGTAGATGCTCAAAGTTTTCCAAAGTTGGCAAAGGCCATTATGGAAGATAGATTAAATGCTGTAAGTATGGGTGCAGATGTGGCCGGTACAACTTGTAGTGCCTGTGGAAGGTATGCAAGTAAGCCTGCAGAATACTGTACTCACATTCCTGCATTAAAAGGTCGCAAGGTAGTTGTTTACAAGCAAGGCAAGCGTGTGGAAAGCCTTGTTTGGGAAAACTGCCACAAGCCAAACTTTTTCGAGTTGAGTTATGTATTTGACCCAGCCGATGAATCTGCTTGGCTGCTACAAAAGAAGTACGTACAATAATGCCAATTATGAAAGTTTCTGAAAACCTCATTAAAGAGGCTTTGGAAGTTATAAGAATTAACATTACTGTGCTAGGTGACTGCCCTCAATGCCAGGGGACTAATTACCGAGGTGGTATCTGTGAAGACTGTGCTTTTGTAAGTCCAGAAGTCATGGAAGCAATCAAAGAGTGGCAAGAGTCGCAAGGGATTCAACAAAAGGCAGCTTTTAAAAGCCTAGCCTTTACTGATTACTTTACGGCTCCACCAGCAGGAAAAGAAAAGAAGTGCCCGAAGTGTGGTCGTAGGGGATTCAATATACAGTGCGAAAATCCGCAGTGTGGACATGAAACACCTCCTGATGAACTTAATCACAGAAGTCCTTCTTTTACAGGTGTACATCCAGATCTTATTAAAAATAAAAAGAACAGATTTATTCCTTCCGCTGAACACTCAGTAAAAGAAAAAATAAAGAAACAAAAAAGTAAACTTAAGAAGAAGACCAAGAAAGCTAGTATTGGAAACATGCTAGATGATGACCAGGTTGCTTCTTCAGATAAGGTTACTAGAGGTAAGGATGCACTCCAGGCAGTAGCCCAGGATGAATTCTTTCAAAATCAAAAAGGCCAAAAGCCTGAAGAAACCAACGAGGAGAAACAATGAGTCGATTTGACGATGAACTTGTTAAAGAAGCAGAAAATGCTTGGCAGGAGAGAGGTCTTCCAGGCTCAACTACTCCACGCCAAATGCCATATGACCAGACTACTAACTTGTACCTTGATGGTCCATTTGGTCTAAGTAGTCAAGCACCTGCACCTGCAGAAGAAATGGCCGATTGGGTAGCTAATACCCCAGCAGAGCGTGTACTTAACGTTCAAGACCTTGATGCAGCCGAAAATGGTGAAATTGTTGGTGGTCCTGGTTCAAGTGCTGTTTACCCAGAAGGTCGTGAAATGTATGCTTCAACTGAAGATACTCTAGACGACACACTCTACAATGTTTACAAGGCAAGCCGTGAAATTCGTGACGCTATTGACAGTCAATCTGACTTCGACTTCACAAACCTTTTCACAGCCTCAACTTCAGCAATTGATTTTGCTCGTGTTGCCTCTAATGACCAAGATGTAGTTTACTCAGTAGGTACAGTTGCTGGTCTAGTAAATGAAATCGAAGACAACCTTATCGTAACTGCTGATTACAAGCAGGCTTACGAAGAACTTCAGGCCCTTGAGGGTTACCTTGAAGAAATCAATAAGTTTGCTTCTAAGGACGAAGACTCAGACGACAAGGATGAGGATGACAAAGATGAAGACGATTTTGTAGAAAAAATGAAGGAAAAGAAGGACAAGAAAAAGAAGAAGAAGTCCGAGAAGAAGGCTGCTAAGCTTGCTGAGCGCACTGAATGGTGCTCTGGTCCTGGTTGCAAGACTGAGAACTGTGACGGTAAGAAGAAGCCAAAGGAAGCCACTAACGGTAACCAAGAGACACTCCAAATCACAGATGTTCGTAACCTTGATGATTCAGGAAGTCACTTCACCTACCAAGATGCAGTTACTCCTGACCACACTACCAACGTTGAAGTTCCAGAAGAAGTAAACGGCGAAGATGCTGGTTACGTAAACTACTACAATGATGGTTCAGAAACCGGTAAGACTCCACAAGCGGACGATGACCGTAACCCATTCCCTTACGATGGAACTAACCCAGCACTTGCCCCATATGCAGGCACTGTTGCTTCGGTTCAAGCAAGTCGTGAAAAGATTTTCGATGCACTACAGGTTGTAGAGCGTCTTGAGCGTCTTGGTATGGTCACAGAAGATGACCGTATGAAGCACGTTGCAAAGTTTGAGCAAATGTCAGATGCAAAGCTTGCTGGTTTTAAAGCTAGCCTCGACATGCTCGAAGAGTCTGGGGCCCGTCAGCCCCGGAGCCAAAAAGTGGCTAGTGGTGCAAACCGCCTGCCCGAGATGGGTCGTATGACGACTGCCTCAACTGTCACTCGCCAGTCCGTACAGGCTGACGATTGGCTAATGACACTAAAATAATCCCATAAGGAGAAAGAAATATGCTACAGCTAAACTCTGTTGCCAACGTAGGAGTGCACCGTACGTGCAGTCCGTTGTATGAGAAGTACGAAGCTACTCCATACAACACTTTCCTGGATCCTTCGGAGACGGGTAACATTTACTCGGGTATGGTCGTCTACAGAACCGGCCCCGACACTGTTGCTCTATTCGATGGAAACACGGCTACAGGTGCATCAACTAGTCCAAAGCCATTTGGTCTAAGTTGCTTGGACCGCAACCCAAACATTGATGATGTGACTCAAGTTGGAGTTAACGCCTGGGCCGTATGGCTCGGTGGTGAGAATGCTTTCTTCACCATTACGGCTCCTGCTTTTGACACTACTCAATCATACTCAGTATCAACAACTGGTGCCCGTACATTCTTGTACGCAGGTACAGGTTCTGCTAAGGGAATGCTGACTTCAGCTGCTCCTAACGCTAACGCCACTCCAGTTGCTGAACTTATTGACGTTCTTGGGCCAACCCAAATTGTTATCCGCCTAGTGCCTGTTGGCGTTAACTAAGAAAGGAACTTTTAAAATGAGTTCATACAGCACCGAACACTTGGCTCCACGCACTGCCAAGCGCTCTGACGACTATGTTGCCGAGATTCTCGAGGCAAAGGACCGTCTAAAGACCGCTACAGGACGTACTGCAGCTACAAACCAGGAAAAGCAACGCCGTTTGGCTTCAATTCTTGCTGACAAGGACAACTACATGGTTCGTCTTGGTCAGGGAATGATTGGTCCAATCCAGCTTAAGCTTCGTTACCAGGGTATGACCCGTAACGTACTTCTTGAAGATCCACTAACACCTGGTGTACCAGTTATGTACGATGTCCTTGACGAATATGGTCAGGCTTACGTTCTTTCTGGAAACGAAGGAGAAGTTCGTGTAACTTCATTCGAAGGTAAGAAAGTTCCAGTACGTTTGTTCCGTATTGCAACCTTCCCTCAGATTAAGAAGGAAGACCTTTGGTACCTTCGTGTTAACATCGTAGAATATGCTCAGGACATGAGTAAGCAAGCAATCATGATGCAGGAAGACGCACGTCTTATCACTGTTCTTGAAGCTGCTATCAACAACTACGCTGTTGACCCTAACCACACAGTTTCACCTAACCACATCGTTAATGAACTTTCAGGATACATTACTCCTGACTCAATGTACGACCTCGTAGCATTGATTGAAGTTCACCAACTTGAGGCTTCACGTCTATTGTTCAACCCAATTGACTACCGTGACCTTTACAAGTGGGACATTAACCAAACTGGTTGGGCCTTCAAGGACCGTGTAGTTGCCGGTGAGCGTATCGTTCAATTCGGTGGCTTCCAAGTTCAACGTTCAATTGAAGTTCCACAAGGAACAGTTTACATGACTCCATCACCAGAGTTCCTCGGTGTATTCCCAGTTATGTACTCACTCGATGTTGAAGAGAACCACACACCTGAGAAGTTCCACAAGGGATGGGTCATGGACGAGCTCGTATCAGAGATTGTTCTCAACCCACGCGGACTTGGTAAGATCGTTAAGGCTTAATTGTCTTAGCAACAAATCGGGTAGGGGTCAGATGCCCTCCACCGCCTTCTGGCTCCTACCCACCCCTCGCAGATTCTGATTTCCTAGATCTGTTAGCAGTTTACAAAATATGTAAATTGCCTTGAAACAAGGAGAAGTAAAATGGCTAAAACTGTATCACGTTCCGGAGATAACGGAAATAGTACCCCTGTAAATGTCCCATTTGACGATGGCATTTATGTAGAGCACAAGGCAGATCCAGTGGATCTATCTGCTGCTCGTGTTACACCTTCATTCTCTACCAAGGGATTGGAGAGCATTAACACTGGTTCTTGGATTGAAAATTTGATGCCTTCGGCTACTAATTTTTCAAGTCCTAAGGGCTCGTTTAAACTATTGGCACATGGTATTCACGGAAGTGTTCAAACCATTACTGAAGAGTTGAGACGTGACCCTTTTGTTCTAAGAGCTGTACAAAGAGGTCGTATCCGTTTCTTGAATGATGAAGAAGCAATAACTAGAATCAATGAATTGGCCGAAGAGTCCAATGAACAAGATGACCACCTCAGTCACCTGATGGAAAGTCTTGGCGATAATGCTTCAGAAAATAATGGTATGTACAAGATTGACCTACCAGATGAGGCAGAGCCAAAGGGACCATCTATGACACCTCAACAAATTTGGGGCGAGTCTAACAGACCCACAAATCTAAAATAAAAAACGGGAGTTCAGTTCCCGTCTATAAGGAGCTTAAATGAGCGAAGAAAAGTCGACCCCACAGTTGGGACTGGATTCTTCCGTTTCAACAGAACCACTAACTATTATTGTTCCTTCAGGAGCACTTAATACACAGACACAAACAAGTCTAGGCTGGTACTACCCATTCCTACCCCAAACCTTCCCAGGTGCTGTAAGTAACGGATACGCTACACCTACAGTTTCTGGTAATGGATACATGGGTACAAATAACAATGGCTTTGTTTTCCAAAGCGGACAATACAACTCACGTAGAGAAGGAAGCGGACTATAATGGCTACAACACCAAACGTAACATCTGAGCAGCTAACGAAGCAGACGATTCGTCAAAATTCTGCTGCTACATCTTACATGCCAAACCCATTGCAGATTATTAATGCTGCAACTACACCTAGTGGACTTTACAAGCTTGTAGTAACTGACCTTACTACTGCATTTACCATTTCAGGTAGTGTTGGTGGAACAACTTTCAATACTGCAGGACTTACAGGTAACTCAACTGTTGGTGCACTTGTTAGTGGTCTTCAAGCTGTTATTCCTAGTACAATTGCCTTTTCAGTAATTGCTGCTGGATCTAGTAGTAACACTGCTCAACTTCTTGGACAGACAACTACACAAATTGTATTCTCTAGTGCAACTGGTGCTGCTCTTCCTGTACTTAGTACAAGTGGTTCAACTGCTACTGCAACTAACATTAACATTACAACTGCAAGTGGAACAACTGCTTATCCTAACTACTACGGAACACCTAACGCTGTTCCAACTTGGATTGATGACGCAACAGTACACGCTTATCAAGTTATTGGTAACGGTGCAGTAGTTCAAGACACCACTACAATTGTTCAACAACAAGTTCGCCAGATTCGTACCGGTAACGGTCCTGATGGTGGACTTGAGACTCAACAGTTGACTGGTTACTTTAATGTTTACCAAAGCAACCTTAACCAGACTAAGCAAAAGAACACTAAGCAACAGCAGTGCTAATTTAATATGGATGGAATTAATCCAGTTAGTACTAAGCTAACGGTGAGAGTTACAAAAATTAAAGCAGATGGGTCAAGGGAAGATATGGGGGAACTTCTCTTGACATCAGCTGATGAGTCTAAGGAACCAGAATGGCAGGAACAATAACAGCAAGTACGAGAAGTTCAATCGTACGAGCTTTAGTTTCTGGAACTGCCGGAGCAAATGCTCCCTGGCTTGGAGTCGGAGTTGCAAGTGGTACAGCAAGTGCTACTGATGTAGCTTTATTTGAAGAAGTACAAGCTCGAACTGGTGGTAATGTTAGTCAAGTTACTACAACCACTAGTGGAGATACCTACCAATGGGTAGGACTTTTTTCAAGTTCAGCAACACAAACTCTAACTAACCTTGGACTCTTTACTGGTTTTACAGCTCCTATCCAAGGGCAACTAACACAACAGGTTAATTCAAACTCCCAAAGTTTTATTTATCCAAGTAACTACTACAACTGGCCAACTCAATATCCTTTTAATATTCAAGTTGCATCAGAAGTAATGGCAGTAGTTAGTGGAGACAACTATCAAACTCTTTATGTACTTAGAGGGCAAAATGGTTCAACAGCATTAACCAGCATTCCAGCGACTACTTGGATTACTCAAGGTAGTGGAATGATTGCTAAGACTAACTTTGTTGGACTTAGTTTGAGTGCCGGTGACACTATTCAATTCACTATAGATATACAATTTCAGTAAAGAAAGGTTAAAAGATGGCTTCCTCATCAAACTACGTATTCCCACAAGAAGGACTTAACTTCCTTCTTAATATTGTCCCTAGAGGTTCACAGGCTGTAACTTCAGGTACTTACCTTGGTCTTTTCACTACCTCATGGGGTACTGTTCAAGGGTATGGTACTGCTAATACTAACATTACACTTAACTCAGGTACATACCCTGTAACCGAGTTGGCTGCTGTTTCAGGTATTGGTTACTCACGTGCCTTCCTTGCTTCTGGTACTTGGGGTGCTCCAACTGCCGGTACTACAGTTATCGGTGCTAACACTATTAACGTTCAACAGAGTACTTACGGTTCAGCACAGACCTTTACCTGCCAGAGTGGAACTTGGGCTAACATCAACGGTATCTTCATTGCAACCATGAGTGGTGTTGGTTCAGCAAGTAACCCAGCAGCTTCACCAATCCCTGCAGTTGTACTTTGGTATGCACCATTTGCAGACCTTGGAACAGTTACTCTTGCTTCTGGTGACTCACTTTCAATCACACCTACCTGGCAGTCTGCTCCGTACCCTGCTTGATTTACTTGGCTACTAGCTAGCCTGAAGGATAATCATGCCACGGACATCATATAGCCAGAACACCTATGTAGGAGGAGCCCCAGCCGGGACTCTTTTTACTGGTGTAGCATCTGGTGTAACTACAATTACAATTACCGGTACTACAAGTGCCTGGAATAACCTTGGTACATCTGGGGGTTTTAACCTTGCCCTCAATTATGGCCAAACCACTGAAGAAAAGATATATTGTCCTGCCGGGTCTTATAACTGGGCTTCTGGCTCAGTAACTATTAGTGGAGTAAGTAGAGGTATTGATGGAACAACTGCACAATTGCAACTTGCTGGTGTAAGTGCTGTTCCTATCTTAACAGCAGTAGATTTAACGGAAGCCAATCTACTAGTAAGTCAAACTTTACTCAACGTTACTACCTCCAGTGGTCAAGCATTAGTATCTAATGGTACAGGAATATCTTATGGGAATGCTACAGTTTCTTCTGGAACTGTTATTTCTTATCCTATTATATCCAATGGTAGTATTCGTGGTGGTACAACAAGTGGAACTTTAAATACAAATTCTACACTTGTCAATCCAATTTTACAAGCAGGGTATGAAAAGATTAATGTTGTTAATGCAGGAGTAAATGGAACAACTACAATTTCAACTAGCTCAGGCAGTGTTTGGTATTATAGTTCTGCAGCAACTGGAACATTTAATTTAAATATTACTTCAAGTGGTAACCTTGGCCCTACTTTAACTACTGGTACAGCAATTACTACTACTATATTAACCAAGCAAGGTTCTCCAGCTTATGCAACAACAAGTGGACTTCTTGGTAGTAGTCCTATTTCTATTGATAATGTTGTAATAAGTTCAGGGCAAGTTTATTGGCAAGGTGGTACAGCTCCTGGTAGTGGTAATGCCAATGGTATTGATATTTATTCTGTTACTGCACTTTATTCTCCATATGGGTCTTCTTATGAAACTCAAGTAGCTGCATTATCTCCTAGAGCTTGGTATAAGTTGGGAGAACCTGCTGGTTCAACCACTGCTGCAGATAGCTCAGGTAATGGATATACTGGTACTGTTACAGGAACAATTAACTTTGGACAGTCAGGTCCTTTCCCCTATTTAACTACAGTTAGTGGATTTAATGTTAATGCAAGTTCTGGTTATATTACTTCTAACACAGGAGTTACTGCAACTACTAACGTATCAATGGGTGCATGGTTCAATATGCCAGCAGCTACTTCTAGTGGTATAATACTAATGCTACATAATGCAGCTACTAGTACTGGTTATGGTTTTGGTATTGGTTCTAATAGTGCTCCAAACGCTGATGCTTTAGGTAATACTCTACAAGGATTATTTGAATTAACTCGTTGGATACCAACAGGCGTTGTAGTAACCCCGGGTTGGCATTTTGTAGTAATGACCCTAGATTCTTCAGGTTACCCTCGTTTTTATCTAGATGGTTTTCAAGTATATACAGATACTGGAACTGTTGCTTTAGCTCCCACTGGAATATTGAGTATTGGATCAGATGCAGTTTCTCCAAGTTTTCAAAGAATTTTTCCTGGAACAATTTCTGAAGTTATATTATTTACCTCTACACTTTCAGCTGCTCAAGTATTATCATTATACCAAGCTGGAGTTCCATATACAGTATTAGCGAGTAAGACAACTTTCTAACTATGCCTTTCCTTGAAACTATTGGAACAGCTAGTGCTCAAGCTTATGGAGTTGGAGGTGTACCTGTTATACCTACTAAGTTATATCAAATAATACTTTCTGGTACTGGTGTTTTTAATTCTCCCCCAACACTTACTGCTCAAGGAATAAGTTATATACTTGTAGCAGGTGGTGGAGGTGGAGGAGGTGGATGGAGTAATGCCACTGGTGGTGGGGGTGGAGGTGCCGGAGGTGTTGTTAGTGGTATATTGACAGGTGTAACTGGTACAGGAATTTCTTATAGTGTTGGTGCAGGTGGTGCTGCTGGAATTGGTTCTGCAGATTCAAGTGCTGTGACAGCTGGTTCTGTAGGTAATCCTACAACTTTTGGTTCTGTAACTACTGCAGTTGGTGGAGGTGGTGGTGGTCAAGGATTAGCCCAAGGTGTAACCGGTGGTGGATCTGGTGGTGGAGCTAATCGTCAAGTTGGTGGTAATGGGACAGTAGGCCAAGGTAATAGGGGAGGAAATGCTACATCCGGTGGACAGTACGGGGCATCTGGTGGTGGTGGTTATGCGGCACCTGGTACAGACATATCTGGTCAACAAAACCCAGGTAGTGCAGGCGGTTCGGGTGGTACATTTGTAACTGCCTCAGGAACTTTTATTTTAGCCGGAGGTGGTGGGGGTGGAGGTAGTTCTACACCTCAAGCTGCAGGTGGTATAGGTGGGGGTGGTGCTGGTGGAACAAATATAAATGTATCAGTTGCTGGAACACCTCAAACCGGGGGTGGTGGAGGTGGTTGTGGTACTTTTGATAACAATCCTAAATCCGGAGGGTCAGGTATAATAATCTTGACTTATATTGCATAATATGGCACACTTTGCAGAAATAGATAAAAACAATATAGTTTTAAGAATAATTGTTGTTGATGATATTTATCAAAATGATGGTCAAAATTATTTAGCTAATGAATGTGATTTTGGAGGAACCTGGATTCAAACAAGTTACAATACTAGATTAGGAAAACACAATCTGGGAGGTAAACCATTGAGAGCAAATTATGCTGGTATTGGATACATCTATCACCCAGATTTAGATATATTTTCACCACCCCAACCATACCCTAGCTGGGATAAATTAGATGCAAAGACAGGTCAATGGAATTCTCCTATTTCTTATCCAACTGATGGGAAAATCTATGAATGGGAAGAAACTTCTAAAAGTTGGATAACTTCAAATTTACAATTAACCCTGTAAAATATACTATAAGACATTCAAGTAACGACAAATAAATTATGCCAAGATTACCTTACTCACTAAACTCGTACACAGGTGGAGCAACACCAGGCTTTATTGCTGGTAGTGGTATTGGTGCCGCTGATACTACAATTACTATAACAGGTACTGGTTCAACATGGACAACTCTTGGTTCTGGTAATGGATTTAATCTTTCACTTCAGTATGGTCAAACCACAGAAGAAAAGATTTATGTACCTGTAATTTCTGGAGCATTTGCTGGTACTAATACACCTTATGCAACCATTTCTGGTTTTAGTAGTGGTGCTAATGTAATTGCAGATACTTATATTACTCCTAGTGGTGATAAAATTTTCTTGCCACAGCAAATTTCTGGTAATATCGGAGTGTTCAGTACAGCTACAAATACTCTAACTACAATTTTGAGCGGTAATAATACCAGTCTTCTTGGTCTTCAAGGAGCTGCTTTTTCTACTAATAACCAAACTTACTTTGGTGGTTATGCTTCTGGTTTTGTATTAGTCTATAACACAACTACCAATGCCTATATTACTACTTTAAGTGGTGCAACTTATGGACTAAATGGTAATTCTCAATACATTACTACTACAACAACTAGTAGTGGTAACTTTCTTTATGTTGCAGGGCCTGTTAATAATGCAGTGAGTGTAATTAATACTGCAACCAATACTCTTGCAACTGTATGGAGTGGTACTAGTTTCAACTTTAGTAATATTGGAAATATGTCTGCTATTAATGGTAAGATGTATGTTAGTAACCAAGCTGCAAATAAAATCACTGTTGTTAACCTAAATACAAATACTTATGTTACTACTATTAGTGGTCTAACCACAGGGTTTAATACGCCTCTATCCTCAGTTACTACAACTGTTAGTGGAGTTCCTTATGTTTATGTTTGGAACTATAATGGTAATTCAGTTAGTGTAATCAACTCTAATACTGATACGGTAACTGCAATTATTAGTGGTGGTACTCTTAACACCGGTAATAATGGTACTCAAACCATTATGTCAATGCAGACTACTACAAGTGGTAATTATCTTTTTGTTACTAGTCTTGGTGGTAACAGTATCAGTGTATTTGATACAGCAACCAATAACCTTATTTATACTATAAGTGGTACCCAATACAATTTAAATGCACCAGGTGGACTAGCAATTACTCCTAGTGGCAACTTTGCTTATATTGCAAATACCAATACTGCTGGTAACCTTAATGTTGTAAGTCTATATACAATTTCTCCATATCTTACTGGTTCTGGTTCAATTACAGTTAGTGGAGTAACTCGTGGTATTGATAATACTACAGCTCAAGTCCACCCAAGTGGTTCAAGTGTTACTCCAGTATTAACTGCTGTAGAACTTCGTGAAGCAAATGCACTAGTCAACCAAGCAATCTTTCCTGCAGCCACCTATAGTGGTCAAGCTTTGGCTAGTACAGGTTCGGGTATTGTTTATACTCCTCAATTTACCCCAGGTACTAAATTAAATAATGCAATTCTTAAGTCACCACTTGAAACAATAAATATTCTAAATACTGGTATTAATGGTGGTTTAACTATTAATACAAGCTCAGGTAATACTTCATTCTACACAGTACCAGCAAGTGGTAACTTTACAGTTAATATTACTACAAACAATACCCTTGCAACTGTAATGAATTCTGGCCAATCTATAACAACTAACCTACTTGCAACTCAAGGAAGTACAGGTTATGCACTATTACAAAGTGGTAACTATAGTGGTATTAGTGTTGATGGTTATACAATAACTTCTGGTCAAAATTACTATTTTAATACAATTAGTGGTATAGCTCCTATATCAAGTGGTGTTGCTAATAGTATTGATATTTACACATTTACTGTATTAAGAAATAATTTAAACTTTGATACAGTTCTTTCAGGTTACAATCCAGATGTCTGGTTTAAACTTAATGACCCAAACTCAACTCGTGTAGCCACCGATTCTTCTGTTAACGGTTACATTGGTAACTACAGTGGTAATGTTATTCAAGTGCAACAAGGGTTTAACCCTGTAATACCAAGCGATTATTCAGCTTACTTTAATCCTGCCGGTCAAAATATTGTTAGCACTAATTATACTCCCAACTGGGGAAATAATCAAAGTTTCACTATTAATGCCTGGTTTAATACTACTCAAAGTACTCGTGGTGACTTTGTAGTTATTGGTAGTAATGCCTCTGCTATTAATAATGGTATTTTTATGTTTACCAATGCAACTGGTAACCTTGAAGTTGATAATGCATTTGTGGGTGGCCCAGTTAGTTCTACAAAAGTAAATGATGGAACTTGGCACATGGCCACACTTCAGGCCACTGCTGTTAGTGCAGGAAACACAACTTACCAACTTTATGTAGACGGTGTAGCAAATGGAACATCTACTAGTATGGCACCTAACATGGTTGCTAGTGGTAGTCTAGTAATTGGTGCTAGTACCAATGGTGGTTTTCAATATACTGGCTATGTAAATCAAGTTGCAATATTTAGAAGTGCCCTTTCCGCAGCTCAAATTCAAAACCTTTATCAAGCTGGAAGGCCTTATACTGTATTAAGTAGTAAAGTTGCAGCAAGTGGTGTTTTATATTCAACAGGTCTTTACAACTTCCCAGTTGGTACAAGTCTTTCCTTTACAAGTGCAGGTGTATCTGGGCAAAATGGTCCATCCCTTGCACAAGCCATTACAGGACTTTCATCTAATCAATCAACTAGTTGGTCAAGTAATACACAATTCTTCAATCAAGGCAGTTACAATGGTTATCAACTTTGGACAGTACCAGCAACTGGAACTTATCGAATAACTGCAAGTGGTGCTGCCGGTGGTAACTGCACTAGTTATGGTTATTATGGTGGTAGTGGTGCAGTAATGCAGGGTGACTTCTCCCTCACCCAGGGTCAGCAACTCACTATACTGGTGGGTCAAACAGCACCTAGTAATATTGGCTTTTCACAAGGTGGTCAGCAAGCTGGTTCAGGTGGAGGAACTTTTGTTGCATTAGGTGCAACTGCCAGTACTGCAACTGCTTTAATTGTAGCAGGTGGAGGTGGAGGTGCTTGGATTTTTACTGGTAACCCTTCCTATAACTATGGTCGTGGAGGGACAACTTACACATTTGGTAGTAATGGTGGGCAAGGTAACGGTGGGGTTGGAGCTACTGGACCAAACGGTGTAGGTGGTAATGGTCAACAAGGAAATGCTGCAGGATATACTGGTAATGGTACCAATAGTAGTGGTGCTGCAGCAACATCATTTACTAACGGTGGAATAGGTTCTCAAGAAAACCTAAGCTGGGGTACATATAATTGTTACGGTGGTTTTGGTGGTGGTGGTGGTGGTGGACTTGCTGTAGGTGGTGGCGGTGGCTATGGTGGTGGTGGTTATGGTACTTGGGCTTCATGGGGTGGTGGCGGTGGTGGTGGTTCATATAACTCTGGAGCTAACCAAGTAAACACTAATGGTACTGATAACAATTCTGCACTAACCGGTAATGCACGTAATGGTTCAGTAACAATTGTTAGACTTTCATAACTTGTAAAAAACACTCTAGAACATATTAAGATATGTAAGGACATAAAATGCCAAGAATACCCTATAGCGTAAACTCATATACAGGAGGAGCCATACCGGCTACCCTCTTTTATAGTGTTACAGCAACTGGTACAGTAATTACTATAACAGGAACAAATACCACCTGGAGTGGCTTGGGTGGTGCCGGTGGATTTAACCTTGCTATTAACTATGGTGGAGTAAATGAAGAAAAGATCTTTGTTCCTAGTGGTAACTACCCTTGGACAAGTGGTGGGGTAACCCTTAGTGGAATTACTCGTGGTTATGACAACACTACATCTTACCTTCAAGTTGCAGGACTTAGTGTTGTACCAGTCCTTACTGCAATTGAAACTTCAGAAGCCAACCAGTTGGTAAATAGTGTACTTGGTAACTTAACAACTGCAACTAGTGGTCAAATCTTGACTTCAACTGGTTCTGGTGTTTCCTTTACTCCTAACCTTCTTTCTACTCCAAAATCTCTCCTTACTAATCCTGTCCTTAACGGAACAATGGAAACAACATATGTAAGTAGTAACGCTGTTGGTGGATTGATGACTTTAAACGTTAGTTCAGGAAGTACATATCTATATAATGGAGCTACAACTTCTCAATTCTCTATAAATTTAACTGCTAGTGGTACACTTAATAGTCTTTTGGCAGTTGGGCAGAGTATTACAGCAAGTCTTTTAGTAACAAACGGTGCTACGGGTTATTACTTGGTTTCTTCAGGTTTTCAAATCGATGGTGTAGTACAGGTATATAGTGGTGGACCAATTAATATGTACTGGTATGGTGGTACAGCTCCAGTTTCTGGATTTGGTAATGGTATTGACGCTTATACTTTTAATATTATTAAAACTTCTGCAACTCCAACCTATATAACACTAGCAAGCCAGACTAGATACTAAAATGCCATTATTTGATAGTTTTTCAAATGCAGCCAGTCGTGGAGATGGTGCAGGTACATTTGGTACTCCACCAACTATACCACCTTTATATACTTTTAATGTTGGTACTTATGTAACATTTAATACAGGCGGTCAGACAGGCCCTACCGGACCTTCATTATCACAAATGATAGCTGGAATGACCTCTAATGCCTCCCTTTCTTGGAATATCAATACATCATTTTTTAATACTGGTACTTACACTGGTTATCAAGTTTGGTCTGTGCCTATAACTGGTACTTACCAGATACAGTGTTATGGAGCTACTGGTGGTTCTTCTATTTATTATGGTCCTGCTGGTGGTCAACCTGCCAATATAACAGGAACTTTTGCACTTACCCAAGGTTCCAAGTTAACAATAACAATAGGTCAAAGTGGTGCAAATAACGGTTATGATGCTGGTGGAGGTGGAGGAACTTTTGTTGCTTCAGGTTCTGTTGCTACTACTGCTATCCCTTTAATTATTGCTGGTGGTGCAGGAGGTAACTCAGCTAGTGGTGGAAGCATTAATGCTTCTTCTTCTCAAACTACTTTAACAAATGCTAATGGTTATGGTGGCTACTCAGATGGTTATGGTGGACGTAATACTGGTACCAATGGTAATCCAGGTGGTGGAGGTGGGTTTTATGGTAATGGTCAAGGAAACTGGTATGGTCAAGGATTTCAACAAGGATTAACTGACCCAAGTTACTCAGCATATGGTGGCTTTGGTGGTGGAGGTGGTGGTGGTCAAACCAACGGTGCTGGTGGTGGAGGCGGATGGACAGGTGGAAACTCAACCCAGTGGTCTTGGAATGGTGTTGGTGGTAGTTCTTATAATACTGGAACTAATCAAACAAATACACTTGGATCAAATGGCGCTGGCCAAAATGGTTACTGTACTATAACTAGACTTTCTTAATATGCACCTTGTAAAACTCCTTTTAAAAAACCTTAGTAATTAAGATATCTTATGCCACGTACTGCCTATTCACAAAATACTTATGTTGGTGGAGCAACGCTTGCCACACTTGGCAATAACATACTTAATAGTGATACAACTTTTACACTAAATAATGTTGGAATTTCTTGGGCAACTCTAGGTTCAGGTGGTGGTTATTACCTAGTTCTTGACTTTGGAAATATATACGAAGAAAAAGTATATGTTCCAGCCGGTAACTATAATTATTCTAGTGGTACTGTTACTGTAAGTGGTGTAAGCCGTGGAGTTGATGGTACCACAGCTCAGCAACACATTTTGGGTGCAACAGTTGCCCCAACATTAACTGCTGTAGATTTACAAGAAGCAAATAACTTAGTAGCACAAACACTTGGTCAAGTAACTACCGCAACTAGTGGTCAAGCACTTGCACTAAATGGTACAGGCATTGGTTTTGCTAACTTTGTATTTCAAGATATAGTTCCCCTAGATGATATATCAGTTCTTTTTGATGGTGCAAATACAAACTTTAAAGCTACTTATCAAGGTGTTCCAATAAGTTTCACAAATCCGCTTTCACTTGAACTATACTTAAGCGGTGTCCCACAAAAATGGAATCAACCAGAATGGGTATGGTTATCGTATGTACCACAGGCTGGATTCCAGGTAGATTATAACGGAAACATATTTTTTCAAGAAGTACCTACAACAACGACCGCACAAACACCAGTTAACCAATCTTTTCAAGGCAATTATATGCCTGCACCACCACTTAACAACAGTCAAACAATTTATCCGTTTCAACCAACGGATGTAATGTTAGGATATTAGGAGTATAAACAATGGCACGTAAGGTTATAGACAATCCATATTACGTATTTAACCCAGCAACAAGAACAATCACCATCCCTCAGTATCTTCCTCAGGAAAAACTTGTTCTTATTACCAATGTCACCCGTGACCAGGTAATTTTTAACTTCTCGGACCCAAGTCGTAACATTACAAGTTATACTTCAAGTGTGGCTGGTGCAACAGGTAGCACAACTATTGTACTTAACTACAATACTACTACAATGCTTGCAACTGACAAGCTTTCTATTGTTATTGATGAATACAATGAAAAGTTTTACCCAGAAGAATCAATGCTTGACGGTGTTCAAAAACTTCGTGTAAGTACACCACAGTCAATGATTGACACCGACTTTGAGTATGGTAACCAGGTTTCAAAGTGGGAACAGATTGGTCTTACTAACTGGCACCCAGCAAGTTACAACAACTATCCACCTGCTACTTATACTACTGTTTCAAGTATTACTATGCCTCAGGGTTCTAACCAGGTTACAGTTTCTTTCTCTGGTGCTCACGGACTTTCAGTTGGTAACCCAATCCAAGTTCAAGATGCACTCCTTCAGTATGCAAATGGTAACTATGTAATTGAAAGTATTCCAACAGCATCTAGTTACACTTACTCTGCAAAGAGTATTAATACCGGTGGATCAAGTATTACCAATATTTTTGACCCTAACAAAACAGATATTTGGAACCAAAGTTATTACACTGGTGCCCAGTTGAGTAACTCATTTACTATAAGTCCTAATAATTATATTATGACAGTTACTACCTCAACACCTCACGGTTTGAGTCTTGGTAATGAGATTGCAGTTTCTGGTATTACCGGTGTTAACCCACCAAATGGTAATTTCTATGTAACTGGTATTTACTCACCTACAGTATTTACTTACGCTGCAAAGGCAGGTATACCAAGTTCTCTTAACTCTTCAACAGCAGTAATCTTCCCTCGTAACCAGTCTTTGTTTGAACAAAGACCTTTTGATGGTGGAGTTCTTTTTGGAAACAATTCATTAAGTAATCAACAGTCTGCAACTAGACAAACTAGAAGAAACTTTCACTACCAGTCAGGTAAAGCCCTTTCAATGGCAACCGGTACTATTATGAAGACTGCTTACACAGTTGACTACCTTTCAGTTTCTGGTGGTGTTGCAAATAACAGAACAGTAGTTGTACAAACTCGTGAACCACACAACCTTACTCCAGGTGTAACAGTTCTTATTACCGGTGTAGTTACTTCTGGTTACAATGGTACTTATAGCGTAAACAATGTACTTAACCCAACACAGTTTACTTACATTGCTAGTGGTATTCCATTCAGCACACCTGCTGTTGACTCAATTGGGCCTTACTCAGTACAGGTTAACAGTTGGTACGGTGCATCAACTAGAATTGGTTTGTTTAATCAACAAGACGGTCCATTCTGGGAATTTGATGGACAATCACTATACGCTGTTCTAAGAAGTTCAATCAAGCAAGTCGGTGGACGTGTAAGTGCCACTAACGGTAGTTCAACTGTAACTCAAACAGACTCTAACTGGCCAACCACATTTTCAGAACAATTAATTGTTGGTCAGTATGTAGTTATTCGTGGTATTAGTTATCGTGTAACTGATATTAACAGTGATACAAGTATTAACATTTCACCTCCTTACCGTGGTGTAACAAATACCTACATGACAATGACTTCAACTGTTGAAACTAGAATTCCTCAAGGTGCATTTAATGTTGACCGCCTTGATGGTACAGGTCCTAGTGGTTATAACATTGATGCTGGTAAAATGCAAATGTGGTTTATTGACTATGCATGGTATGGTGCTGGTACTGTTCGTTGGGGTGTAAGAACCACCGATGGTCGTATTGTCTATGCCCACAAATTAGCTAACAACAACATTAACACTACAGCATATATGCGTTCCGGTAACTTACCTGGCCGTTATGAAAATGTTAGTGTTGTTCCTACAGTTTATCTTGCTTCTGGTTCAGGTATTCAGGCTACAGATACACAAATTATTACTACAAGTACCCTTAATACTGTTGGTAGTGGTTTGTTCCCACCACAGGGTACACTTTGTATTCGTAATAACACTACTTATGAGTATGTTAACTATACTTCAGTTACAAGTGGTGGTTTCCAAGGCCTAACCCGTGGACAGGCAGGTAACACAAGTATTGCAACTACAATGAGTTCTGGTTCAACCACAGCTCAGGTTGCAAGTACAGCTGGTGTTCAAATTGGTCAAAGAGTTGCTGTAAGTAGTGGTTTCCCAGACAATACATTTGTAACTGGGTTTAACTATAACTCAAGTATTTCATTTAGTAATGCTGCCTATATTAATAACCCAACTCTTGTATTGCCTCCAATGGGTAATACAGCACAAAACTTTGCATGGAGTGCAGTTAACCCAACTATTGTAGAACTTGCTTATCCATCACACTCACCTTATGTTTCTCACTGGGGTACTGCTGTTATTATGGATGGTGGATTTACAATTGACCCTTCACTCTTGTTTACCTATGGACAGTTAAACCCAACAACACTATTAAGTGGTCAAACAAAAGCACTATTAGCAATTAGAATTGCACCAAGTGTTGACCAAGGTTTGATTAACTCACAAATTGGTGCTCGTGAACTTGTAAACCGTGTTCAGTTGCAACTTCAAACACTAGACGTAGCTGTAACAGCATCTGGTAACCCTCAAAACGTAGGTGCCGGTAACGTACTAATTCGTGCTTACCTTAATTCAACTCCATACCTACTTAATGGTGGTTCTATCCCAATCTGGACCAATGCTGTTGGTGGGCAAGCAGTACCTAACTCATCATTGAGTCAAATTGCTGACTATTCAACAGTAGTTTCTGGAGTTGGTATTTTTGGTGGTGAAGTTACTGGTGGATTCTTCGTAGACACTACACAAGAAGTTGATGTTTCTAAGGTTCGAGATCTAGGTAATTCAATCCTTGGTGGAGGTAGTTTAACTCCAGCAACTGGTATTTACCCAGACGGTCCTGACACACTAACACTAATTGCTACAAATGCAAATGGTTTCCCAGTTTCACTACTTGGACGTATTTCTTGGAATGAAGCACAGGCCTAAGGAAAACATAAATGGCAAGAGCGCCCTACTCTCTCAACAGTTATACTGGTGGTGCCCCAACTGCTGCATTAGCAGCGGCTGTTAGTATTACCGGTACTCAAATAGCAATTGTAAATACTTCTAGTGGTTGGTATCCACTTGGTGTTAATGGTGGGTTCTTTTTAGCACTTGATTACGGTACAGCACTTGAAGAAAAAATATTTGTTCCTAGTGGAGCTTATAACTGGAGTTTAGGAATTGCTAGCCCAGTTGTAATTAGTGGTATTACTAGAGCTCAAGATAACACAAGTGCTGTAGCACACGTTAGTGGTTCAATTACTGCTTTTGTAATGACAGGTGTTGACCTTTTCGAAGCAAATAATGTTGTTAGTCAAACACTAGGCCAAGTTGCAACTTCAAGTGGCCAGGCATTCTTTTCAACTGGTAGTGGTATTAAACCACAAGCAGTTCAACCAGGACTTATTAGTGGTTTGACTCCAGGAGCAGTTCCTTTTGGAAGTGCAACTGGTGCATGGTCAGATACATCAAACAATGGTGGTGGTGCAACCGGTGCTGCTGGTGCACTACTTATGAGTTATGGTAATATTGCTAATGGTGGCCCAGAATGGGTCAATTATAATATTCACCAAACAGTACAAGCAGTAGCAGTTACTAATATTTCAGGTCTCTATACACCTAATGGTAATACCACAAATGACTACCCACTAAGTGTTGATACTTTTACAGTTTCATCTGGTTATGGTTCTACTTTCTCAGTTGATGGTTATGTCATTCAACCAGGAGATAGAATACTACTTACAGGACAAACTAATTCTGCATACAATGGTGTATATGTAAATACAAGTAGTGCCGGTGCTGTTTCACCTGTACTTGTTAGAGACAATGATGTTGACACAACTTCAAAACTAGTAGCTAGTCTTATTCAAGTGGGTCAAGGAAATATCTATTATGGTACAACCTGGCAATGTCAAATGAACCCAAGTGCAACTATTGGTGTAAGTCCTTGTCCATGGGTACAATTCTTAACTCCTACAGCACTTGCTAGTGGTCAAACTTTTGGTTATGCAACCCTAAATAATGTTGTACTTAACAGTGGTACTGCAAATGGTGTAACAAGTAATAATACCACTTTTATTAACCCAACTTTTACTAGTGCTAAAGAAACTGTAAACATTGTTTCTTCACCCGCATTGAATGGAACAGTTACTTTCTCTGGTACTACTGGTACCATTAACTATTACACTGTTAATGCAACAAATAATTTTACTTTTAACCTAACAACCTCTGGTACAATTAGTAGTACATTGGGTGTTGGTCAAAGTATCACTTTTACTGCTTTAACAACTCAAGGTAGTCCGGCTTACATGACAGTTAGTGGTGCTAATACTGCAATTCAAATTGATGGTAATTCATCTAATTTTGCTACATATTGGCAAGGTGGCACTTGCCCAGCTTCAGGTAATGTTAATGGTATTGATGCCTATACATTTACTGTTATTAAAACAGCAGCCACTCCAACCTATACGGTACTCGCAAGTCAAACAAAGTTCTAACCATGCCAATGCTTCAGACCTTTGGAGAGGATTCTGCTAGAGATTTTGGTTTTGCTGATGGTAATATAGGTATTGCATTACCTTCACTTTATACATTCCCAATAAGTTCTTATATAACTTTTACTTCAGGGGGAATAACTGGAAAGTCTGGGCCTAATTTATCTCAAGCAATTGCAGGTTTAAGCTCTAATCAAAGTACAAGTTGGTCTAGTAATACTGCTTTTTTTAATATGGTTATAAATGGAGTCCAAGAATGGACTGTACCAATCACTGGTACATATCAATTTCAATTAGCTGGTGGGGCTGGTGGGCAAGGTACGGGTAGTAGGATGTCAGGGTCAGGAAATGTTTATAGAGGGTATGGAAGAACTCTAACAGGGACTTATAATTTAATTTCTGGTGATATTATTAGAATTGTTATTGGTCAAGCAGGTGGAGTAGGTAGCGGTGGTTGGAACCTGGGTGGAGGTGGCGGGACTTTTGTATATTATAAAAATACAAATGTTCCTCTTTTTATTGCTGGTGGAGCCGGAGGTTCTAATCAATGGACTGTAACTCCTGGTAATGATGGATTAATTGGTACTAGTGGTGGGAATGGTACAGGTCAATCTGCAGGTGTTGGAGGCACTAACGGTTCATTTGGTACCGGTGTTCAAAATGGTGGTCAAGGACAGGGTGGAAATGCAACACTTACAGGGGACTCTCAGTCTGCTGGTGGTGGAGGGTTTGGTACCCCTACATCAACTTATACAGGTGGTAACTCAGGTGGAACTGGTGGTGGTGTAGGCGGTTTTGGTTGTGGTGGTGGAGCAGCAAATGGTAATTCAGCTGCAGCTGGTGGTGGCGGTGGAGGTGGTTTTTCAGGTGGTGGCGGTGGTGGTTCTTATAATGGTACACAGGGTATTGGAAGTGGTGGTGCAGGTGGAAGTTACGGAATTGCTACTATAACAGATTTAGGTGTTTATAATCAACCAAATGGTTATGCAACTATTACAAGGATAGCATAATGCCTCTACTTCAAACTTTTGGAGAAGACTCTGCTAGAGATTTTGGTTTTGCTGATGGTAATAATCTTAATACAAACAGTATACCTCCATTATATCCATTTAATATTAATACTACACTTACTTTTACTGCAGGAACAGCTACAGGTCAAAATGGACCTAATCTTTCTCAAGCACTTAGTGGTTTAACTTCTAATGCAAGTACAAGTTGGGCAAGCAATACTGCTTTTTTTAATATGACTCAAAATGGTTATCAGTTATGGACAGTCCCTGCAACTGGATTATATCAAATTAAAGCATTTGGTGCTCCAGGTGCTAGTACTAATTTAGTTGTTGGTGCTGGTGCAATAATTCAAGCTACAGTTCAATTAGTACAAAGTGGAATTGTTACTATATTGGTAGGACAATATGGGCAATCTTCAACAAGTGGTGGCGGTGGTGGTGGGACTTTTGTAACTAGTGGAACTAATTATACTTCATCGCCTCTCATCATTGCTGGCGGTGGAGGTGGCGGTCTTGATGGTAATGGTGCCTATAGTATTGCAGGAGCTCAGGGACAAATGAATTTTACTGCATCTAATTCAGCAGATAATTCTGGTATTGGGGGAGGTAACGGTGGTACAGGTTACGGTGGTACTGGCTCTAATAATGGTTGGGGTGGTGGAGGTGGTGGATTTTATGGTTCAGGTACTGCAGCAGCTAATGCAGCAGGATACGGATATAGTGGAGCTGGTAGTGGTTTTGTAAATGGTGCAACTGGTGGAAATACAGCAACCAGTGCTTATGGTGGTTTTGGTTGTGGTGGTGGAACTCACGGTAATACTGGTGGAGGTGGAGCTGGTGGTGGTTATACTGGGGGTGGTGGAAGTAATCAAAATCAAAGCCCCGACAATGGAGGCGGTGGCGGTTCTTATATTATTTCTTCTGCTACTAATGTAAGTACTAGTACAGGTACTTGGGCCGGTACTAGTACTTTTAATGGTTCTACTATTATTAACCTTAATTCTTATAATGGAACTTATAGAGGTACTCTAGTTAACGGTTCTGTTACTATAACAAGGTTATCATAATGCAAAGCATATACGGAGACTCAAAAGCCGTACTTAAAGATGGTATAGTATTAGATAGCGGTAGTAAAAGAGCTCTTACTATCAATATAAAAATTACTCAAGTAAGTAGTAATTATGCCTATGGTGTTTACCGTTATTACGGTTATTTAATTAAAGGTATATTCCCAGCCTCTCAAAGAGTATATCAAAATGGTATACTTTACCCTACCCAAACTATTCGTAATCTTGTAGCAAATGTTTTTGTTACAACTTCTGCACCAAGTAAAGTTTTTAGATTACTCCCACCTACCCTTGGCAATACCTATGTTTATATTACCAACCTTTTTAATAGAGGCAGTAATTTACTCTTCCCAGTTAGAATCCAACAACGTTCGGTCAGTGCTTCAAATATTAGTGTAGCTGCTCCCGTACAAAAAACTACAAGTAAAGTAATTACAGCAATACAAGGGTATGCAAGTAGTGCCCTAGAAGGTATTCAGAGATATATTGGTAACTTTCAATTAGTTGGAGAACAAATATCTAATTCATTTAAAGGTGGATTGGAATACTACTACCCTACAATACAAACCGGACTTAACAGAACAGTTTATGCTTCCCAAATTGGAGCGGCCGGTATAAGAAGATTAAAATCATTTTTTATCTTTTCACAACAAACTTCTGGAAGTATTGCACTTGAAGGTATTGGACGTAACTGGACTCTTGGTAACCAAATTTCTGCTGCCTTTAAAGGTGGAACTGCTTACTATATAGTTCCTATTATTTATACACTTTATAAGTTAATAAATGCTGTAAATGTTGGTGCAGCTAGTGTACAAAAGACTAGAACTGCATTTATTAAAGTCCTTCAAACTTCAGCAAGTATTGCACTAGATGGGGTTACTAGAGCTAACTTTAATCTTGGTGTATATATCACCAATGCTTTTAACCGTGGCTCAGCATACCTTCCTTCTCCACAACCACCAATTTCACTTCCTAAGTCTGCTATTGCCTCTGTTATTGGTGCAGCTAGAACTTCTAAAGCAATAAGTAAAAATGTAACTATAGTTAGAGTTAACACTTCTTACTTTATTGAAAATATTAATAGAGTAGTTAAGTATACCGGTCGCCAAATCTCCCAAGCATTATTTGGTGGTGAAACACTATTCCCATCACAAAGAACTTTAAATAGAACAGCAGTTGCATCCTTTACTGGAACTATTTATGTAAAAGCTTCATTTATCAAACTACCAAAATTAATTTCAGTTGTACAAGTTAGTGCTCAAAGTTTACAATACTTAAGAATTAAAAAAGTTCAAGCTTTACTTACAAATACTGCTTTTGCTTTAAGACCACCAATTGTTAGAGTTAGGCTTATAAATGCAGTTCAAGTTAATATAAGTAGGGCTGTTAAGTTAGTTTTTAAAGGTAAGTTTGCTTCTGTCACTCAATTTAATAGTGCTAGTCTTATAAGAACTACTTTCAGAAGTAGAAACTACAATGCAACTCAAGTTGGTGTTGGTGTAATACACTATATTAGAGGAAGAAATATAAAAGCTGTTTCTACTAATGCAGCTAAGTCTCTTAAAAGTATAAGTAAATTAATTCGTGTTTCAAAAACTAATACTTCTTATGCTATTAAAGTATTCAACCCAGTTAAAAGAATTTCAGTAACACAAATAAGAAGTTCTTACTTTATTAAAGTACACAATCCAATTCGTGCAGTTAAAGTTACCTTAATTAATACTGCTAGTGTATTTAAACAAAGAACAGATTTCAGAAATATAACAGTTACTTTATTCAATATTGCTAAACCTCGTTATTCTAGAAATAAGATGATATATTCTACTACTTTAAGTAGTTCTAAGCTTCGTACAGTTAGAACAAAGAATATTTATGCTTCATTAAATAATATTGCTAAAGTTTCTACAACAAGAGTTAAAACTGTTAGAGCAACATTAATTAATATAGCACCACCTAGATATATTACTAGGGGTAAAGCAGTTTCTCCTGCAACATCAATTAATATAACTAAAAATTATAGACGTAAAGCACTTCTTAGATTCCCAACCGCTGTAGAAGTTTTCTATTTTGGTGATTTCAGAAACTTTCAAAAAGATACCGGTAAGGCTGTAATTTTATATTCTGCTAAAGTTTTAAAAAGTTCTCAGTTTTTTAGAAAAGTATCAGTTACTAGAATAAACACAGCCTCATTGCTTAGAATTGCAAACAGAGTACGTAAAGCTCAAGCCACTTTAGTTAATTCAAGTAGATCTATTACTGTAAGAATTAGAAATATTAGAGTTACTCAACTTAATATTCCAAGAATATATAAAGTTCAACTTAAAAATATAAAGGTACTTAATGTTAATTCTTCTTTCTTAAGAAGAAATCAACTTAAAGTTATTAGAGCAACAAATATTTCTATACCTAGAATTACAACTACTCGCAGTAAAAAAGTTAGGGTATTACAAACTAATGTTTCTAGGTTTAGTGTAGTTAAAGTTCGTAGAGTATTTTCTGCAGTACAAGTTAATAGTTCTAAAGTTCAGTATGTTAGAAGTCGTAACATTAGAGCAACTCAAGTTAGAACTTCTATAAATACTAATACTAAACATCGTGTAAGATATGTTAAAGCTCTACTAACTAACACTTCTTACTTTATGAGAATTAGACATTACAACCGAAAGGCAACCGCTAATCAAGTTGTTGGTGCAACTGTTACTAGAACTCACCAATACCGTAGAAATGTTAAAGTTACTACTTCTTACTCTATTGGTACTAATCGTAGTGTTAACTATATTAGAAAAGCTAAAGCAACTTCTGTAGGTTCAATTACTTCTAGAAAATATCTTGGAAAACACTTAGGTATTCAAGTAGAAGCCATTTACCGCATGGCTCAAAATATTATTACTAAGCTTAACATTCCAGTAATAAGTAATATTTCTAGGAAGCAAGGAATTACAACTAAGATTAACATTCCGGTTATTTCTAGAGCATCTAATCAACAACTTAATATTAGTGACCAATGGACCACACCTAATAATGGTGAATCTGTACCTGGAGACGGACCTGTTATCTATGATGAAGGCCCAGTAGATTATTCAGAAACCAATGATGAACTGGGTTTTGATACTATTCCTGAACCCAAGTAAAATGTACTAGAACTAAAAACTCATTTAAGGAACATAGGAGATATTATGACTGATGTAAGACAAACAATTGTAGATTGGGCCAAGTGGTCAGCTGCAAACCACGCAAAATTTAATTACACTGAAGGTCCTTTACGCATGACCAATATTGGAAGGCCTGGTGCATTACCAGTAAATTCTGATTGTTCTGCTTTTGTAACTCTTTGCTATAACTGGGCCGGTGCACCAGATCCAAATGGTCAAAGTTACAACCACACAGGATACACAGGAACACTACTTTCTCATGGTAAAAAGATTGCACTTAAGGATGTTCTTCCTGGAGATGTTATTGTTTATGGTCCTGGGACCGGTGAACACACTGCTCTAATTGTAGATGTAACAGGTCCTAATGCAACCAATCCATTGACTATTTCAATGGGACAACAAGGTGACCCATCTTATGTTCACGTTAACCAAGATGGCCGTAAGCCTCAAACTTATCTTCGTTTTAACACTAGTGCTATTAACGCACATTCTTCACACACTCCACAAACAAAGTAGGACTAAATGGCTGGCCCTTACGGACAAAGACTTCGTTATAATTTTATAACAGGAACCATTAGTGGTATTAGTGCTGGTAATGTTATTACCTTTTCAACAACTGGGGCACTAGGACCAAGCATAATTACTAGTGGTACAAATTACTTACCACTAACAATTAACCCTGCCACCTATGGTAGTACAGCCGCAAGTGAAATTGTTTATGTTTTTAGTTACACTGGTGGTAGTACAGCAACTTGTGCCCGTGCTCAAGAAGGTACTGCTAATGGTGGTAGTTGGGCAAATGGTACAGTATATGCTCACGGTGCAACACCACAAGACTTTGGTCTAACCAATATGGTTGCAAATGGTGACATGCCTACTCCTATGGGTGATATGTACATGTTAGTATCAAGTGGTACAGCAAGTCCATCAACTACAACTGCAGTATGGAGTATGTACACCCCTGGTACTATGCTTTCAGGTTTCCTTACTGGCCCTGGAGTTACCATAAGTGGTAAACAAATTACCAGTAACATTCCAGCAGCTCAAGTTAGTGGGGTACTAGGAACTACTTATGGTGTTCAAGTACCTGCAACAACCCTTTCAGGAAACGCAACTACTAGTTTTCAAGTTCCCGGTAGTCAAGTATTTGGACCACTTTCTGCAAGTGGTGTAACTGGTGCACTTAACCAAGCTACAATTTCTGGTAATGCAATAACAGGAACTATTTCAGGTTCTCAAATTACAGGTATACTTAGTGGTGGGGTAGTAATTCCTGCAAGTACAGTTTCTGGAACACTTAATGGTCCTAACATTGCACTTTCAGTTGCCAATGTTACTTATGGATTAACTACAGTTACAGGGACAACTTACACAGTTCAATTGACTGATGCCGCAAACATTATTCAAATGCAAAATACTGCAACTGCAACTGTTACATTACCAACAGGTATTTTTGCTACTGGTCAACAAACAAGTATACTTCGTCAAAATACCGGGGCAGTTCTTTTCACTAGTTCAGGAACATTAATTTCTACAGGTGCAACTGCATCAAGTCCTGCAATGAGAGCTCAATATTCAGTTGCTACAGCAATTTATTTAGGAACCAACACTTGGTTGGTAACCGGAGATGTTGCCTAGTCATGATTCCTGGGGTAATTGCATCTTCTTGGCGACTTACTGGTCCCTTAGCAATAATTACCAGTAATGTAACTACAAGACTTTACACTGGGAAAACTACAAATTTTGGTTATGTAAGTGCTACAGGTGGTAGTACAGTTTATAGTTTTAGTTCTACAGCACTCCCCACAGGATTAACACTTAATGCAAGTACAGGTTACCTTTCTGGTAATATAACAGCAGCAACTGGTAGTTATACAGTTACTTTTACTGTAACAGATATCAGTACAAGTTTTACTAAACAAGGTTCTGTTACATTTACAGTTACAACAGCACTTGCACTTTCTACCGCAAGTCTTAATACTTCAGGTTCTATAGGAACTCCATATAGTAGTTCTATTACAGCAACAGGTGGTGCAGGAAGTTATGTGTATTCAGTTAATTCTGGTAGTTTACCTAATGGACTTACTTTAAATACTAGTACAGGTGCAATAACAGGAACCCCAACTACAGGTGGAACAAGCACTGTAACCTTTAAAGTAGTTGATGCAGACAGTAACCAAGTTACATCTAGTTCGGTTACTTTCTCAATTACTGTAACATTAACTGTAAGTGACAGTGATGGTTCAGGAACTATTGTTAAAACTGATGGTGCCAGTATGGGAACCATTAGTGCAACTGGTGGAACTGGTCCTTACACTTATTCCTATGCTGGTAATTTGCCTACAGGAACTAGTTTTGGAGCATCTTACCCAAGTTATGGAAGTAGTGGTTCTATTACAGGAACTGTTGCAACTGCTGGTGCAGGTGGTACATTTACAGTTACTTTTTATGCCAAAGATTCACTTGGTAACACAGGGCAAACTACTGTTACATATTCTGTTACAGGTGTTGCTCCAAATGCAGTTACAGGACTTACTGCCACTGTAACAAACTCTACTACTGTTGCTTTAAGTTGGAGTCTACCTACAGGTGGAGGTCCAATTAATAGTATTAGTATATCTAGTACACCTTCTATATCATTGAGTTACAGTACTACAAGTACTTCAACAAGTGCAAGTGTAACTGGAAGTTTTGTTCCAGGGACTTCTTATACCTTTACTGTTACTACTACTAATGGTACAGGTTCTGCAAATGCTACAAGTAATAATGTAACTCCAGCAGCTACAACACTTACTGTTAACTATATTGTAGTGGGTGGTGGAGGTGGTGGTGGTTGGTATACAGGTGGTGGAGCAGGTCAAGTTGTAACTGGTTCAACTTCTGTTACTCTTGGAAATGCCATCTCTATTAGTACGGGTGCTGGTGGAACTTATATTGGCGGACAAAATGGCGGTAATGCAGGCTCTGCAACAGTAGTTACTGGCGGTATAGTTTCCACTGCAGGTGGTGGTAATGGTGGAGCTTCTGGATCACCAGGCACTGGTAATAAAGGCTCTGGTGGTAGCAGCGGTAATGGTTATAGTGGTGGAGCAGGAGCTAGTTATCGAGGCGGTGGAGGTGCTGGTGCTGCTGGCAATGGTGCAGCTGGTACAGGTACTACTACGGGGAATAGTATTGGTGGTAATGGTGGGGCATACTGGGGAAGTATTTACATTTCTTTTGCAGGTGGAGGAACTTATTTGCCAATTGGTTATGGTGGTGAAGGTCACGGTACAGCCGCTAACGGTAATGGTAATGGCAATAATGGTGGTTCTTATGGTGGTGGAGGTGCTTGGGAACAACAAGGCAGTGGTGGTATGGTAGCATTCTGGTGGTCATCAAGTAATTACCCAGGAACTCCAAGTACTACTGGTGTAGAATTTGCTGGAACAGATGCTTCAGGAAATGTTATTTATATATGGGGTTCTGGTAGTACCGGTGGTAGCAGTGGGACAATTACTTTTTAAGGATAAAATATGAGACCAAGACCCGTACCTCAATATGCAATTGAACCAGTTGGAATTATGATTTATTCTAACGGTGTACTTATTGACCCTGATAACGATATTGTCACACTTACAATGGTAAATACAGACAATAATACAACTGTTATTCCTAGCGGTACACTTGCCACCCGTGAAAGTGTTGGTCAATATCAGTATACACTTACAAGTTCAGAATCTAGTATTCAAGGAAATTACCAAGTAAATTGGTATTACACTGTTAGTGGTAGTGGAAGACAATATCAAGATAATTTGGTGATAACTGACCAAATGCCTTATTTCCAAAATTTAACTTACGACCAAAGACAAATAGCCATAGGCATTGCTCACAGAATTGACAAGAGTTTTGACTCAACTCAAGGTGGGCCTTACTTGCAAGAACTTCAACAAAGTGGTTTTAACTTGTTTGAAGAAGTAGCATACATCATGAGTACAGAAGCACTTGACTATTGCAACTTTGAATTCCAACCAATTTTTACACCAGCTTATGAAGTTGGGAATAATGCAATGGCACCATGGCCTTCAACTTACATGGGTGTTCTTGCAACTCAAACATATGCAAACTTCTTAAAGCACATTGCTCGTAACTACATTGAACAACCAACACCTGAAGGTATGACAGCGGCTTGGATGAATCGCCGTGACTACTATCAACGTTGGTGGCAACTTTATGAATTTGAAAAAGAAATTGCAGATAAGCAACTTCGCCAAATGAAGCGTCAATACATGGTTGGTTCTAAGAGAAGTCTTTTGGTTGCTGGTGGACTTATTCCACGTATGTTTACCAATCCAGCACGTCCTCACTACATGTATGCCTCAGTTAACGCTGGTGGTATTTAATGTCTAATGTCCCTAATGACATTCCAAATACTTGGGGACTTGGTATTGACCCACAACCTTTGCCGGTACAACCTGCACCTGAACCTTTTGGTCAACTTCCTTACCAACAAGAAAGTCCTTTACTAGTAGTAAAGCAAAGAGACCTTTGGGCAGAAATTGACCAACAAAGATTTCATGATGAAACTTTGCAATGGTTTGGCGAAGAGTGCATTGTTAGATTACTTTGGCGTGCAGAAGATGCAGCCGCTGGATTAGTTACTTACTGCCAGACATGCCAAGTAACTCCAAACCCAACACAACCTAATGCCAATGTTAAAGCAAGAGCAAGTGCTGTTTACAGACAAAGTGGTAACAGTTATTGCCCTGATTGTTATGGTACTACATTTACAGGTGGTTTTCAACCTATTGCCTATCACCTTTACATGTTAGCATCTGATACACCTGATATTCGTAGAAGTATGCAAGTTGGTCAATTCTGGCAACAGAATCCATCTGTTCAATTCTCATGGTATCCACAAATTCGCCAAGGTGATTTGGTTGTTAGAGTTGAAAATTGGAACGGTAATGTCCCAACTTTTACTTCACAGAGATTTCAAGTAAATAATGTTAATCCAGTTACTATTCGTACAGGTCCTGGTCCAAGTTCTCAATACCCTTATAGAGTTGGTACTACACAACCTTTTCAGAATACAAATAAAATTGTAAATCAAACTTGTACACTAGAAGCATTACCACCTGACAGTCCTTACTATTCGGTACCAGTTATATGAAATTACCTGAAAGAGTCACTTACCAAATTTCAAGAAGAGCATTGGAGATTGCCTATGACAATGCGCCTAAGGATACAGGTTCAGGAGCATCTAGACTTCAAGCAATAAATGCAGAAGGAATGGTTGGTATAAAAGCTCCTGACTACATGGTGGTTCAAAATTTTGGTGCAAAACCAAGAGTAATGTGGGAACTTTCAGGTAAGGTAATTCCAATTAGGTTACCTTCTGGCCAAATAATTTTTAGGACTGCTACTGCTAGTAATATTGGTAAAACTAAAATAGTTTCTCGTGATGAAAAGGGAAGAATTATTAGTACCAAAATTAGTTGGAGGTACCCAGGACTTAAAGGTAGCCACTTCATTGATAATGCTCTTAAACAAGCATTTAATGAATGGGCAAGAGCTTCATCAGGTGCAGGAGCTATTTCAATGTTAGAAGAGAGCGAAGTCCGTTTTCTTATAGAGACTATAAAAGAGTTACGCTAATGCTTATTACAGGTGTAAAAATTGCAATAGTAGAAGCACTTGTTGCCGGATTTAATGCAATAAATCCTGCCCCATCAGGTCGTCAAGTTGGTATACCAAGTTCTTCAACTTTAGACCTAACACCAAACTCAGTAACAATTGAGTATCCAAAAGAGATGGCTCACTGGCCTGCAATCTTTGTCCAGTTCAGGCCTTCTAAGACTCAGTGGAGTGGTCTTTACCCAGACACTTACACTTTACCAAGTGGCCAGTATATCTATGGTGCTCAAGCCGCACTTATGGATAGAACAGGTTACTTTGAAGGGTCAATTGACCTTCAAGTTCTTGCTTTAACTTCTGAAGAAAGAGACCAATTATGGGATACTTTGTATAATTTGGTCTTAATGAACCCTGGAAACCCAGGAAGTAATGCATTTTATCAAAGTTTAGCAAACAATAATCTTGTAGGGATGACAATTCTTCAAGGAACAGTTCAGACACTAGGAGACACAGTTTCTCCTGGAACACCCTGGAGTCCTGAAGAATTTAGTTATGAATCCTCTGTAAGAATCCAATGTGTAGGTGACTTCTATGAAAGCAAGTTTGATGTTCTAACACCTACCCTACAAACCGTAGTATTAAGTGGAACACTTTCTTATCAATTTGAAGCTTAACATTGTAAAAATAAAAAGATGTCATACTTAGTACCTGTAAGGAGAATTCTCTATGGCCGTTAACAACTATCAGAACCCAGGGGTTTATGTAAGTCAGGTTACCAACCCGTCACTTACTACAGCCAACCCCCAATCACTTAACATTTGCTTCCTTGCAAATGCTAGTGGCAATAACCCAGTTGCTCCTCAGACCGACCGTTTTCTTGTAACTTCCGGAACTTCAGCCCCTATGAGTTTTGCATTAACTCAAAGCGGTGTAGTAACTTCTAGTGTTGTAGTAACTAACAATACAACCGGAGCAACATTAACACTTGGTACTGACTATGCATTAACTACTGTTAATAATACTACTACACTTACTACAATTACAGGTGGATCAGGAATTGCTGGTGTTGGTGCAAATGGTTGGATTGCAACTAACTATAACTACACAACAGCAGTTCCAGGTCAAACCTATACTTTCTATAACTTTAATAGTGTTCAAAATACTTTTGGTCCTGCTTTCAGTTATAACAATAATGGTACAGTAACTGTAAACAGCCCTGCATCTTTTGCTTCTTGGCTTGCCTTCCAGAATGGTGCTCAAGTTGTAAGTTGTCAAAACATTATTAGTGCTAGCGGTAATACTGGTACTGAGCAAGACTTCCTAAACGCAGTTCAAGGACTTGTAAAAGTTCCTGGAATTAACGTTATTGTTCCACTTAAGTATGACACAACTTACAACCCAGGTGGTAGTGGTGCTGGAACATTGTTTGGTGGACTTAACAATTTCTTGACCGCTCAAGCAACCAACGGTGTTTATCAAAGAGCATTTGTTGGTATGGATTCCACAGTTAGTGGTACAAACCTAATCAACACAGTTTCAAAGATTGCAACTGCTATTGGTTCTAATGGTTCTGGTTCAAGAATGACTTTAGCAGTTCCACAACAAGTTAATGTTAACCCAGGACTTAACTCAGTTACTGGTATCAGTACTAGTTATGTAACTGTTGATGGTATTTACTTGGCAGCTGCACTTGCTGGTTTATTCACAGGTCAGGCAGATGTTTATGTTCCAATTACTCACAAGAATGTAAATGCAATTCAAAGTATTCCTAACCAAATTTCTGCAAGTGACAGTACTACAATTCAGAGTTTTGGTGGTACAGTTGTTAGACAACGTGCAAATGGTACACTTTATGTACGTCATGGTTTGACACTAAATACTACAAACTGGTTGACCCAAGAACTTTCAATTCAAGCAATTGGTGACAGACTGAGTAATAACATTGCTCAAACTCTCAATAACTCAACACTTATTGGTAGTCCACTAACAAACAATACACTAGCAAGTTTGCAAAGTACAGTCTTGGCAACTTTGATGAGAGCAGTTAATACTAATCTTATTCAGAGTTACCAAAACCTGACTTATGCTACAAACCCAGCTAATCCTACAAATGTAGTTGTTAGTTTCCAATACTCACCAACAATTCCACTGAACTACGTTAATGTTAACCTATCTGTCAATGTTCAAACAGGGTCTATTACTTCTGTAAGTAACGTTGGTAGTACATACGTAGGCTAGAAAGAAAGTAACTTATGGCAACCTCAAAGTTTCGCGTAGGTGGTGGTTATACCTCCATCAACTTTAATGGACAACCTCTACTATATGTAGATGTTATTAGAGAGACAGCACCACGCCCTGTCGCTCAAGCACAATCTATTCAACCAATGGACAGTGCTTATCCAATTGAAATTGCTTTTCCGGCAGCACTAGAAGCCGGTAATCTTGATATTACATTCCGTGAACAATGGGATGCAGAAGTCTGGGCATATCTACCTGGAGCTGGTTTTCAAAATGCCAGTGACTTGTTGGATGTTTTCAGGGCACAGTTAACAGGAAGTGCATTAGGCAACGACTGGACTGTGACAAAAGTAATCACAAACCCAAACGGTAATCACAGAACGATTACTTACATGGGTATTGTGGTAGTTAATGTTATGGTAGACGAAGTTGTAAATATCGGATCTATGACATTCCCGAAGAGCGTTCAGATGATGTATCTCCGTCGTCAAGAATCCCAAAATGTAAACAACTCTTCAGCTTTGACCTACCCAGGTCAACAGGTTCTCTAATTCTTAGAAAGGAATATTAAAATGCCTGCCCGTTCAGTAGTAATTCAATTGCAGCCTGGAGTACAACAAGCTATCCTTCCGGACCACCGTAAGATGCTTCCAGGAATCCAATATGTAATCGACTGGGAAACCTTCGACAAGCTTTCGCTAGGTGCCCGTCAAAATGTTATTCAAGTTGTAACCGTTAATAATGACGCTACAACTGCAAGTGGTTCATATGTACTTGCTCAGTCTTCAACAGGTGTTAACGCACAGTTGAGCCTTAGTACTGTACTTACAACCGTAAGCACCACACCAACCACTTACACTCTTGCTGGTTTTGCAAGTCAGGGTTATGATGCAGGTGGAACACAAGGTACCAACGTTGGTGTTAGTCCAAACTATACTGGTAATGCTTCTAACCAAGCACTTACTGGTCCTGCCGGTGAGCGTTACCTATATGTTTACAATGCTAACGCTACTATTACAAGTGGTCAAGTAACTGTATGGCAAGACGAAGTATCTCGCTTTGCTACCAACGGCCGTCCTACCTACCAAGTATTTGTTGATGGACAAGGTACACAGTACGTAGCTTCTAGTGATGACACTAACGTTAACCCAACAGTTGTAGGTACAAAGGCCGGCCGCTTTGCTGGTGTTGCTCTTGTTACTATTCCTAGTGGTAACTACGGTTGGATCCAATCAGAAGGTTTCTGCCCATACGTTTCAGCTAGTGGTAACTTTGCTGCTGGTGCTACACTTGCCGTTGGTGGTACTGGTGTTGCTAACTCACAAGCTAGTGGTGCAACTGTTGTTAATGGTGTTACCGTTTCAGGTAGTGCACTTTCAAACAACGTATTTGGTACAGCACTTGCTTCACTTAGTGGAACTGGTTTCATTAGTGCAGACATCCGTTCAGTATCTAAGGTCAAGAAGCCTTACAACCGTTTCCTTAATAAGAACTAATTAATCATCTATAATTATTGGTAGGTAGTTACCCTTGACCAAGGAGTAGAGATGAAACGAAACGAACAAAGCAGCGTAAACCCTTTAGGTGCAGAAGTTTTTCCAGAAGAGTGGAAAGAACCTTTTGAAGGACTTCTGTACCTAGGGTACTTGCACAAAGAAATTAAGAAAATCCCATTTCACACTTTTGTAGTAAGAACTCTAACGGTAAATGAAAAGCTAGAAATTACACTAGCAACCAAGGATTATCAAGACACAGTAGGATACGGTAGAGCTTACCGAGCAGCAGTTGTTGCCGCAGGTCTTGAGAGTGTAGATGGTAGGGAGTTAATTCCTTCTGTAAAGGGAACTAACACCTTTAGACAGAAGTTTGAGTACGTCATCAACAGTTGGTATGACGGAGTAATTGATGTTCTGTTCGCAGAAATTGACGAACTAGAAGGTCAGGTATTTAAGGTACTTCAAGAGATTGGAATTCTTCCTAAGGATTCTACAGTCACCCCTATCTTTAAAGATGAAGAAGAGATCAGTGATACCCCAAAAGGTGGGAAGTAGATCAGTATCTTCAGTATCACATTGAGATGGCCCTTGAAAGAGGGTTCTTTAACAAAGAAGTCTTAAGTGAAGTACAAGAAAAACTACTATTAATTTCTCTTATCTTAAAGAAGAGAAAAAACCAAGAACTTGAAGAGTCAAAGTTTGAACAACAACTCTTAATTCACCGCCCAGAAGCTTACAAAGAATATAAGAGGGCGAAAGAAGACCAACTTGAAGAGAATCTTGGTTACTCAGAAATTGTCTGGAAAACTCCAGAAACAGTTGAAGAGGCACAAGAAGTTCTTTCCGCAATTTCTAATGCTCACAAAGATCTTGAAAAAGATGAAGACTTTGAAAGAGACTTGGAACTCCTACAACAATTCCACGGTATAGATGTCTCCCAACTAGGAGAAGAAGAATAGGATAAAAATGGCAGACAATATTATGGGTGGGTACGGCTCATCAGATATTACAGCCAATATTGAACTCAATCTTAATAATATTGACCGTTCTACCCAAGATGCCGCTGCACTTGCTAGTCAATTAAAAGACTGGGGTTCAAGTATTGAAGCCGCAACTAAACAACTTCAAGACTATAATACTGCCCAGGGAGAAATGCTTGAAACTGCAGGGCAACTTGCAGAAACACAAGAAAGAATCCTAGAAGCCGCTAGGCAACTTAAAGAACTTTCAGCCTCATCAAATGTTAACTTCAGAGACATGGCACAAAATGCCCATGAAATTAACAGAGCAATTTCTGGTCTAAGTGGTGGTGGTGAAGGGTATACTCCAGGTGTTTCAAGTACAACACCTGCTAGTGTAGTTGATGGTGGTGGTGCAAATGTTGGCTATGGTATGCCTGGTGCACCTGAAGCAACTGCTGCCGATTTTGGTATGTCGGGAGGGGGTAGTTTACTAGACAACTTGGTAACTGCCACTATGATGGGTAATACTGGTGGTGGAAAAGGTAGAAGAGGTAGTGGTAGAGCCAATGCTCCAGTAAGTACAAAAGGTATTTTAAGCCATGAAGAAATGCAAACTTCATATGGTGAGTCAATGGCTAAAAAAATGCTGGGTATTAATTATTGGATGCCTGGTGGTAAAGTAGCTGCTCTTGGTAGATACATTGATAGACTTTCAGGTGGTAGGGTAACTGAAGGATTAGGTGGTATGGTAAGTAGGCACCCACGTATTTTTGGTACCCCAGGTTCTGAGTTTGGTGGTCCAGGTTCTGGTGCTTTTACACAAGCTATGATGGAACAAGGTATTGGTCCAATGACTGCCGAACAAGCAGCCATGCTTCCTGAAAGTGTTGCTGCTAGTGTTATGCCAGAAATTGGAGGGGCTGCTATAGCTGCTGAAGCTGCAGGTGGTCTTGGAGTAGCTGGTAGTGCAGGTTTGCTAGGAGCACTTGGTAGTGCAGCAACTGCTCTTGCACCAGTTGCAGCTGCTGGTTATTTAGGTATGCAAGCTTACAATGCTTATGCTGCCTATGACCGACAAGGTCAAGTTCTTGGTAGTTTAACTGGTGAAAATAATGCTGGTAAAATGGTTGGTATGGAAACCAACGATTTTTTTAATACACTATTTAATCCACGTCTAAGTTATGGTGCTGCTAAAGAAATTCAAATGACTGGACTTTCTGCTGGTTTTCAAGGAGATGTAAACGGTTTATTTAATGGTGGTACAGGTCCAAATGCAGGGTTACTTGGCCAATACACAGGGTTTGCTAGTGGTGCATATCAACAATATGGTATGAGCCCACAAGAGAGTTTGCAAATGTTTAACTCTTCAGTAATTGCTGCCGGTGCTACTGTTCAACAATTAACTACTGCATTAAATGGACTAGCTAATACTAGTGCTACCACAGGTGCTAGTTTTTCTCAATTAAGAGCTAATTTTATTTATTCTACAAATCTACTTGGTGGTCTTGGTTTTCAAGGTGCTATGGCAACAGACCTTGCTGCTGGTATTTCTCTTGCTAATGTAGGAAATTCACAAGCAAATACTTATCTTAGACAACAAGATATTGGTGGTACAGGTATGATGCTTGAAACCATGCCAGGCCTTGCACTTACAGCACAAGCCGCTGGTATGTCATTTACACAAGCATTTTCTCAAATGGGTACACAAAGTGGTGCAGCAGCACTTGCTGGTGCAACCAATACTGCAGTTTTAAATGTTATTAAGAACAGTCTTGGAATTTATCCTGGAATGCCAGGCCTTCAAGCTGCAATTGATAATAACCTATATCAAATTTATGTAATTCTTTCATCACTTATGCCAATGGGTCCTGATGGTAAGGGTGCTCAATGGACACCGCAAGCTGCAAGAGATTGGATAACTAAAGCAATGACAAATGGTGGTAGTGGAGAGAGTATATCTGGTGCAAGTGCTCAAAGTATTACAAAATTGTATAATCAATTAACAGGCGGTAAAACAGGTGAAACAGGTATTACTAATTCAATTAGTGCAATAGCTGGAAAACTTGGAGCATCTGCTAATCTTTCAAAAACTGGTCTTACAGCAGAAGTAAATGTTGGTGGCAATTGGGAAACTCTTGGTTCTATACAATACGATAGTGCAAAGCAACAACAGCAAATATTCCAAGATATGCTTTCAGGTAAAGATAAACTTCGTACCATCCAATGGGGCCCACTTGGTCAAAAGCAATATGGTTCTTCTAAGTCTGTAGGAGATCTTTTTGGTGTTACAGCACTTCAAGGGATTAATAATGGTACATTAACTCAAAATCAAATGCAAATTGAACTTGGTCCAAGGGCAGCCGCTTTGTTTGAGTTAATTAATAATCCACAAAAACTTACCAATGCACAACTTAAAATGCTTGCAGGCATGGGATTAGATGTCAATACTAGACAAAATACCGGTTGGATGCCATAATGACAAGTGTTGCTACCCTTACTTTAGGAAATACTCAAACAATAGCACTTCCATATAATCCTAATAATGTTATGTGGAACTATATTTTGAACAAACAAATAATTGATACTTACGGTGGTCGTGTAGTTCAAATACTTTCTGTTGCAACTCAACAAATGAACTTTTCTGGAGATGCAGGCAGTAGGCCTAAATTAATGTATTTGTTTTCTCAATTAAAGCAAATGCAAACTAATCAAATTCAATCAAAAGCAGCCGCCACACTTGTAATTCCTGCAAGTTTTGCTGAAAATGGAACTATTACTCAAAGTGTCTATATTGAAACAATTAACTTGGGAATTGATTATACAACTGTAACTCATCCTTATCAAATTGCTTTTCAAATAGAAGACAATAATGTTACCGACCAATTGATAACAAAAACTTTAAAAGAAGTAGGCAATATTTTTAATTATTCTGCAGGTGTTGGTAATACTATAACAGGCCAACTAAACTTAGTTTATCAAGGACTTGATTCAGTAAACCAACTGAGTGTTGCACAACTTGCTAACTCTTTTGCCGCAACTTCCAGTGATGCAAAAACAATTATAAATACCCCTAATGTAGGGTCAAGTTACAACGTATAATATGGCAGATTCAAAACCTATCAGTGATTGCTTAGTTTCAAAACCAATTTACTATCCAGATGAAGAAATTATTACTTGGAACGGTTTTGCATGGAGTAATAGTAAGGGTATCATTCTTCAAAGTCAAAACCCAAACCCTGCTTCTTCTTTTAATGATTGGTTGGGAAATCAACAATGACAAATGCAGCTAATAATTATTTAAATAGAGGTGGTAATTCTAATATTGTCCTTTCAACAGGTTCTGATATTAAAGGAAATTTAATTACAACTACTTATGATTTATGGATTACTAACTTTTCTACATCTGCACAAACTCAATTTGCTAGTGCTCAGACACACCAATCAATTGTTTGGGTTCCAATTCGTAGATCTGAAATGATGATTAGTTTTGGTATTGACTGGCCATTACAAGTAACTGGAAATACAACCGCTGGTAAATATGATTACAACGGTTTTCAAGCAATGCAACAATTCCATAATGATTTAAGGGCACATCAAAAGTTGAGCGCAACAACTTCTGTTAGTCCTCCACCTATGAATTTTACTTATTTCAATAATTACTACCCTGTTGATGCAGCTGCAAATACTACCAACCTTGACATAACTTCTAGACCAGGTTCTACTTATTCAACTGCTAAAGCAAATAGTTTGGTTAATAATAATCTTTCAAGGATTATTGATTATACCCAACTTACAAATACTGCAACAGGTCCAGATTATAAAGCAAGTAATCCTGTTCAAAGCAATTTGCAATTACAACCATTACAATATCAAGGATGGATTTTACAAGTTGCTAAAGAATATGACCGTTTTAAAGCAGTTTATTCTGTTCAATATGTAATGAATGTATTAACTCCTCAAAATGGTAATAATGATATTCCTTCAAGTATTGTAGTTAAAGGTAACTTGTCACAACTTAGACCAACCGCTAATACTGTCCTTCAACAAGGTCAAAATTGGACCAGGGTAAATATAACCATGGGTAATGGAATCAATATAGATGGGATTCCAGGATGACGGCTTCAAAAACTACAGGAACTTATTTTTATTCACCAGATATAAAAATTTTTGTAAAGAGTTCTTCAAAGAAAGACAAAGACGGTAATTTTGAAATTATAGATGTTTCAGAAGATATAACCAACTTTTCAATTACTAGACAAACAAATTCTACAAGTAATGCAAATTTTACTTTAGTAAATAAAGGGTGGAAGTACACACTTCCTCCTGAGTCTATAGCAAGTGGTCAAACATCACTCCCTATAGAAACAATGGACCAAGTAGTTATATATCTAAAAAGAGATACTTATCTACAATATTTTACAGGTTATATAACTAATGCTCCTATAATTACTTTAGTCCCTCAACCGGTAACTTTTGAGGCACAATGCACTATTTATAAAATTCAAAACAGTTTTTGGGATGTTAATAACCTTTCCTTCCAGTCATTAATGCCTGGTATGCTTATGGCCTCAACATCTGATGCTTCAAAATGGGGTGATGGTGGTGCAGCTCAAGGTATTGTTAATGTACTTTCTAATGTTGTAGGAATCCCATTGCCTAACATTCATGTTGCATCTATACCTTCAGGTTGGATAGCAAATGCTGCTCAAACATACAATTTTTTAATTAATACAAACACCCCTTATGTATCTCAAGACGGTGCTCAAACATTGATGCAAGCACTTGATGGTGCCGGAATTATTAGTGGTAATAACTTAATTGGTACCGGTATTAATAAAACAAATATTACTTATAGTGGTTTAGATCCTACCCAAATTCAAGCAGTTACAATTCCTAACGGTGTATCAACAAATGCTGTTATGGCACCGGGTACACTACTTAATGGTGCTCAAGGTGGTGCATTAGGATACACAATCCCTAACGGACCAACTGGTATTATTGCTCAAACTGTATCAGTTAAAGATGTTTGGGATTATTATTCAAATGGTAGTAATAAGCCTCAACCTGTTTCTGCTGATAGGCAAGATCCAGATTATTGGTGTGTAATTTCTTGGCCTTATTTTACTAGTAATATTGGTAATGCAGCTGAAGCGGCAAATTGGCTTGGTGGTCAAGGTTCTGGTTGGGATAATGGTAGACCTATACTTGTTACTAGTATTGCAAATGCTAAACAAGTTGTAGTTAAAGCAAGTATTGCAGGTAACACAGCAAACAATATTGTTCTTAGTAGAGCCGCATGGGAATACCTAGCAGGGACACCGGTTACCCAAAATGTTGGGAAGCATAAAACTTCTACTGGTACTTCTACTACTGGTGATTTTTATTTGTCAAATAATATCAGGGTAACCCTAGCATGGGCAGACCCTACAAAAGTTCATGAAGGTCCTCAGGATACTACAACCCTTGTTAGTCAACTTCAAAGTTACGGTTATTCATTAGGCGATACACTTGCTCAAGGTGGTACTACAACTAGTCAAACAGTTAACCAAGGTGGGCAACTTTCAACAACAACTACAAGTTCTACAGGTGATACTAATACTGTAGTTACAAAGAACACACCAAGTAGTGCAAACAACTCAGGTGGTCCTCCTCCTTGGAACAAAGCTCCAATATCCCCTTGGAGATATGACAATAGTACTTCTTGGGCTCACTTATGTTTACTATATGGTGGCTTCCCAAACACTGATAATAATGCCGCTCTCATTAATCTTTGGATTACACTAGAAAATGCTGATAACTGGGCTTGTTATTACAATCCTCTTGGTGATACAGATACTAGTTTAGGCTCTGCTGTAGGTAGAGGTGGTACACCAGGTGCTGCTTTTCAATCACTTGATGCTGCAGCTCAATGGTGGGGTTATAAAATGAATACCTCAATTTATTGGGCAATTGGTGCAGTATTTGATAGTAGGCCTAGATATTCTAATGGTACATACACTCCTACCAAAAAATATGATAGTAACAAAAAATTAATACCAGACATACCATTGCCTAGTGCTAATACACCTGGTGCACCAAAAGATTTAGGTAGTGCAATTAACATTTTTAAAACTGCAGTTCAAGCATGCCCTTGGGATGGTGGTCACTATCAACACAAAGCAGCAGGAACTTGGGGTGTAGGAAGCACTAATCCTAGGGCATACACAAATCCTGGTATTTGGGTTCCAACACCTTATGGTACATGGAAAGGTGGCCCTGCATCTACAGGAACTGTAAACAACCCAACAAATGGTAATCTTCCTACAACAGCTACCAATACTGGAACAAACTTTAATATAACTTTTCAACCACCACAGATTGACCAAAATACATTAGCACTTATTGGTACACCAAGAGCATTTGTTACAGACCAACCTGTACTTCAAAGTGTTGCAACAATGGTGCAAAGTAGTTTGAGGCAATTTCAAAGTGCTCCTAATGGTGACTTCTTAGCATGGTTCCCAGATTATTTTGGTCTTTACGGTCAAGCACCCTCACTAAGTGTCCATGATATAGAAATTATTGATTTTACTATTTACCATGATGACACTAAATTAGTAACTCACATTGCAGTTAGTGGTGACCAAGTAAACTTAGGAACAAGTGTTGGTTTAGTTGATTGGATGCAAAGTAACGGTATTATTTCTGTTCAAATACCAGAAATTATGGCAATATTATTTGGTTTTGCAACTGCAGATAGTCCCAATGCAACAACTACCGCACTAGATGCTCTTTACAAACAATTAGGAAGAAATTTTGCAAATAATTTTCTTGCTAGATACGGTATGAGGCCTCTTGTTCAAGAACAACCAATGATTCGTAGTCATGTCACAGAATTTATGTATGCCTGGCAATTGTTTATGCAAAGTTGGGCAAATCAATATTCTTCAACAATTAGACTTTCATTTATGCCTGAACTTTATCCTGGTATGAGGATTAGGCTTGAAGACCATGGTATTGAAGTCTACGTTCAAAGTGTTCAACATCAAGGTGATAGAGCAAGTGGTTTTTATACAATTGCAAATGTTACTTGTCCAGTTTATAGGAAAACATTAACAAGTAAACCTTCATTACTTCATTATGGTTTCCCACCACAAGTAGGTTAATTATGGTACTTAATGCTAATTCTACAGTTGTTACAACAAATAGACGAGTAACTATATTAAATGACCCTTATATAAACCCACTTAATAGTCTTCTTTGGACTACAGGGCAAGACAATAGAGGTTTTCAATATCAAATTGCATTGGATGTTTTGCCTGCCGGTGTAACTTCAGACATGATTAAACAAGGTCAAACTTGGTTTATTGAAAATACAACTACTGCATATAGATTAAGTCGTTATGTAGGCCAAATTAGTGTTAGTACAATTAACGGTGTTACTATTAGTGGTGTACCAACTTCTACTGGACAAATTCTCACTTCAACTAGTATAAGCGGTGCTATCTGGTCATCTTCAGTTTCAGTTAGTGGATTACCTGGTCCAACAATTAGTGGTTACATACTTGCTTTAAGTGGTACAACACCTACCTGGACTGCTCAATATCCTGTTGGTATTAGTGGTCAAGTATTAACTTTAAGTGGTACAGTCCCAACGCCTGTTTGGCAAACACCAAGTGCAGGTGCAGGTATTCCTGCCGGAACAGTTATTGATTTTGCAGGTCCTTCAGCAAATGTACCTACAGGTTATTTAATTTGTGATGGTGCAAGTTATAGTACAACAATTTACGCTACTCTATTTTCCGCAATTGCCTATACTTGGGGTGGTTCTGGTGCAAGTTTTAATGTTCCAGACTTAAGAGGTAAAGTTACAATTGGAGTTAGTGGAACAGCATATCCTCTTGCTGCACTTGGCGGAGAGTTTATGCACACACTCCAAAGTGGAGAAACTCCTCTCAATGTCCACACTCATACCTTTACAGTCCCAAGTTCTACAGGAACAACTAGTACAGGTACAAGTTCTAGTGTAAGTCTTAGTATCCCAGGTAGTACTTATAGTACAGGAACTGGTACCACAGGTTCAACTACTACTGTAGCGGCTGCTGGTACTATTGGTTCAGGAAGTACAGGAAGTGGTACTGCTAATATTAGTGCTAGTACAAGTGTAAGTATATCAGATCCTGGTCACACACATAGTGCTGGATCTTATGCTTTTATGGTATACAATACTGGTGGTGGTGGAAACCTTTATGGTAGCGGAACCCCTAGTAATCACTTTGGTACTGCTAACCCAACTCAATCTGCAACAACAGGTATTACTTCTAGTGCTACTACTTCTGCTAGTGACTCTGGTCACACCCACAGTCTATCTGGTGCAAGTTTTACTGTACCTTCACTCACTGTCAATAGTGCTTCTATACCTGCACTTTCTATTCCTGCAATGACTGTTGGTGGTAGTGTAGCTATTCCTGGTCTTAATTTTACAGTTCCTGCTCAAACCGGACTTAACACCAGTAACAACACCGCAATTACTAGTGTTTCAGGTCACAATAATATGCAGCCATATGCTGTAGTTTACAAGATTATCAAGACTTAATGTACTCAACATCTAAACTTAAGGAAGTAATATGAAAAGCATGCAAGTTTCCAATGGGGATCTTGTACTAGATAGTGGTGGAAGACTTCAATTTGTTGTAGGCTCTAACAAATTAGTCCAAGACTTAGCACTCTGGTTAGAAGAACAATACGGTATTGGCTATACTACACCAAACTTTGGTAGTACACTTTATTCAATGATTGGTGGGCCAATCACTTCTAGTACCTTATCTCAAGTTCAAGCAGAAATTCAAAGAATAATTTCACTTTATTCTGCCCAGCAACTTCAAAATCTTCAAAACCTTCAACAAAGTTCTCAATTAAGTTACTATAACAAGTCTGAAATTATTCAAAGTGTTGGAGACATAACTGTTCTACAAGGAACTGGTTTTATAAATGCTACTGTTGCTATTTCTACTTTAAATGGCCAACAATTTGCACTAAATCTATTAATCACACCAAACGGAATACAGGTTAACAATGGCTGATACAAATACTATATTAACTAGACTATTAACCTCACTTTCAGTTTCTGACCCAACTTGGGACACAACTGTAGGTAGTGCTACTTATAAGATTATGGAGTCAGTAGCACAAGAAATAGCAAATGCTACCAATAACTCAACTCTGCTTACTTATGGTTTGGATGTTACAAGTTATTTTGGTTCAGAACTTGACGCCTTTGTAAACATTTTTGGTATTACTAGACAACTTGGTACTCGTTCCATTGGTACTGCTGTTTTTAGCACAACAAGTCCTGCAGTACAAAACTATGATGTCCCGCTAGGCACCCAAGTTTCAGCAAACCTTAATCAATACTTTACCAATGTTGCTTTTACAACAACTAGCCCTGCAACTGTAGCAAGTGGTCAAACAAGTGTTAATGTTCCAATTATTTCAACACTTCCTGGTTCTTTCAATAACCTAGACCCAAATACCATAACTAAAATTACAAGTCCTTTGGTAGGTGTAACCACAGTAACTAATACTTACCCACTTTCAGGTGGTAGTGATACTGAAACTGATAGTCAACTTCAACAAAGATTCTTAAACACTGCTTTCTCTAACTTTGCAGGGACAATTTCTAAGTTTCAATCTATTGCTCAACAAAATCCTTCTGTCACTCAAACTAATATAGTTAATGCTCAACAAAATTATTCTGAAAATCTTCAAATTGGTACAGTAATTAGTGGTTCAGCAGCTTTTAATATTGGGTTGCAAACCCAAGCACAACTTATAGCAATATCTGGAAGTTTGGTTGCTTCAGGTTACTTGGGAACACTAGAACCAAATGTTTCTATACCAATTTCAAGTACCACTCCTGCTAGTATTTATACAGGAACTGTTACTTATGACGGAACGAACTATAACCTTTCAGGAACAGCACCTACTGCAAGTGGTTACTTAAACATTGCTTATGTCTATTCTGGTACTGCACCAACTACTTTAAATGGTACAAGTACTTTTGCAAACGTTGCAACTGCTATTAGTGGTCTACTAAATAGCATTTCTTTGAATTATCAAAATACAATTGGTATTACAGTAACTGGTACCAACGCTGTTGTATCAAGTGGTGTTACTGTAACTTTTAACCAAAACATTCCTTGGAATATTATAGTTACTAGTGGTTCAAATACTACCGCTGTTAATACTATCTATAGTAAGATTCCAGATTCACAATTTAGTTATCCGGCAGGTTATGAAGTTGTTGGTACTAACTTAAATTCACCTAATCAAACTATATTTACAAGAAATGTTGATTACACTTATTACCAAAATATTAGTGGAACTTGTGCTCCTAGAGTAACTTTCATACCAGGACCAAATAACTCTCCTGCAACTTATACCGGGGCGACTGTTCAACTTCAATCTACTTACACACCAATTAGTAGTAGAACAATTATTTCAGGTGGTCAAATACTAAACTCTAATTTTGTTGATATTTTTATTAATAGTACAAATACCCAAACCGCAACAGAACAAGTTGTAATGGTAACTAGTAATACAATTACTACAAGTGGTCTTGGTGGTTCTTACCAAGCAAATAATTTTGTTCAAGCAAATGGTTCTATGCCTACCGTTGGTGACTATTATATTAATTTTACCCAAGATCCAATTGCCAACTTTCCTAACCAAGTTGTTTCAGGGAATGTTCCAAGTTATATTACTTTTGGAAGTATAAGTTTCCCAATTGCAATTGACCCTGTAACTACAAATGGCACAACTTTAGTAGCATCTGGCCTCTCAGGTACAAATGTTCTTTATACTTCTACTTCAATCTCCGGATTGCAAGTAGGTTTGGTAATTAGTGGTACTTACGGGAACAATACAATTTCTGGAATTGGAACAGGAAACTATATTACTTCTTTGATTCCTGGTAACCCTAACCAAATTGTTCTTGCAAATAACCTTACAAGTAACATCGCTTCTAATAATACTAGTTGGGTTTCTGTTTCATACCCTGTCTATGACAATACAAAAACTGCAGGAAGTATATTAGACATAGGTGGTGTTGCCCTAAAAGCAGTTGACCCTACAGGAAGTTATTTAACCAATTATCCTAGTTCTGTTAATTACCAGGTAGGAACTATTTCACACAGTTACTATGCAGATGTTGTAAGTGTTGACAATCTTTCTCAACAAAGTAGAGTTGTTGGTTCAAACACACTAACTCATATAGCAAAGTTCTTGCCACTAGCAATAAATTTCTCAGTTGTCTATACTCCTAATACAAACCCAATTGTTGCTAACACATCTATTCAAAATGCAGTTACAAATTATTTAAATTCTGTAACCTTTGGTTCTTCAGTTAGTATTGCTTCTTTACTAAGTGCAGCCGCAAATTCAACTGGAGTACAAGCAATTAGAATTTCAACTCAAGCAGACAACCCAATTAATTATGGTATTTCAATTTATAATATAGACAACACTATTTCTAGTGGACCATATTTTAAAGATATACTATTAGCAAATAATCAACTACCTACTGTTTGGCAAATAAACTATACAGTATTTGGAGTTAATAACTTCTAATGGCTACAGGTAATTCACTACCCTTAAATATAAGTCAAACACTTTCTTGGAAAACTAGAAATTTCCCAGACAATGTTTATGACTTTAACCCAGGAGACTTATTAACAATATTAATGAGTTCCCTATTAGGAAATGCAGGTACAGGTCAACTTTCAGCATCTCAAATAGCTGCAAGATTAACTCAACAATATGTTCAATTTTCAGATCTAGAAAATACAATTGGTGAATTACTTAATGCTCCTAGACTTACTACTGAATTTTACAATACTCCTGTAAACCCATTTACTGACCAACTTACACCAAAACAATGGAATGATGTCTTTATTAAAGACTCAAACTATCGTGAAAGATTGATTGCTTTAATGACTGCCTTATTAAAAGGTGGGACTGTTCAAGGTATTCAGGCAACCGCTGAAGCAACAGCACAAGTTCAGGCACTTGTAATTGAAAACTGGACTACAGCAAGCGGTGTAGTTAGTGCAAATGGTTGGAGTAATGGTTTTGGTTCTCAAGAAACAATACTTGTTTATAATGCTCCTAGTGGGTTGACTGTAAGTAACGTTCAAAGAACAGCAATACTTAATTCATTAAAAAAAGTATCACCAATTGGTACAGTTATAACTCAAGTATCTGGAAATATAAATAATTTTTCTCCTGTACCCTACACACCAATTTCTGATAATTCAGAACTATTTACATTTACTAGAGTAGTTACTGCTAATAATATTAATACCCCTTCTTATGCAATTAATAATCAAAGTCCTTCTGTTTATACAAGATATTGGTTAGAAAATGGTAAACCTATAACCGCACCTAATTTTGCTTTTACAACTTCTCAAGAAGTTTCAATTGATGTTACTACAAATGTATCAACTGTTACCATAACACCAGTTACAGCAAGTGGTCAAACTTTGAATTCGTATACTACACAATACCCCCTTGGTGCACCAACCTTGCCCGTTACAAGCACAGTTTTTGGAGCTCAATAATGACACTACACCCTAAAAAATTAAATCCTTTAAAAACTTACTTAAATGGTAGTAATCCACCAATGACAGTGGACGGATTGATAGTTGACGGTGTTTATGCAGTCACCGGAGTTATTGACACAATTACTCAAACTACAGATACTTATCAAGACCCACTAACTAACCAAACTAGTAATATTGGTGCATATTCATTCCCCCAGACTCCAAATGTTAATGAATGGTATTCAGGAATAGTTGATGACCAAGTAAATACTACTTACAATTTAGCTTTTCAATTTAACAGAGACACTTACTGTAATACAGTTAGTTTTAGTTTACTTCAAGTTCCTGTTAATTGGACACTAAATCTTATAACACCAAGCGGAACAACCCAACTATCAACTGGTGCTATAACTGAGTATAACACAGATTACTGGCAATACATAGTTGTGCCCTTAGGTCAAACTTACCTTCTTACATCTTCAAACTCTTCACTTCAACTTGTACTTACTAAAAGGCCTACAAATACACAATACCAACTTGGTGTAAGTAACTTTTTATTTAAACTAAATGTTCAAACTTTACAGGATATAACAGTTAATAACACGGTTGTTTCTGGTATTACAACGCAAAGTATACTTGGTTTTGTAGAAAATTACAACCCTACTGTTTACAGTATCAATAATATTAATGATAATGACTCTACTACTTATTGGAAGTGTTCCCCACAACCTGTAGGAGATTCAGTTGTATATTTTGTAATTGATATGGGTTCTTTACAGTCTATAAATAAAATGTATATAGACCCATTATACACAGGGACAATTTTTAATCTTTACTATTCTTTTGATAATAGTTACTGGTATCCTGTTCAAAGAGACTTTAGGCTTAAAAAAGGTATTTATCAATTGCCTACAATTTCTGCTCGTTATTTAAAGTTTGAATTCACTCAACTTACACCAGAACCTTATGACTTAAAGTTAGATTCTATCCAAAAAGTTATTAGTGTTTTCCCTGACTGGGTTGACAATTTTTATACAAACTCAGAAAGAGCAATCCCAGATATTGCTAATCAAAATTATGTATTTAGTTCAGCAGTCACACCAACTACTAATTATAATACAAATATTTCTTCAAACTCCTTCTATGGTGCAAGTGCAAGTACTTTAAATAGTTTAAATGCAATTGGGAATAACTCTTCTTCAAATTTTGTTAACTCTAATACAACTATTACTGACCCCACAGTAAGTTATAAGACTGTCGAAAGTGTTGCCGGCCTTGGCTCAACATATAACCCAGTTACTGATGTTGCATTTATTAGTCGTAGATTCCCTTATGTAACACAACATATTTACAAACAAGTTCCAGTAAATCAAACTTGGCATGAAGCTTATTTTACAGGTATTAAGTCATTGAGTCTTTATGGTACTGACCAAACAGTTCAAATGGATTACCCTGACTTTACAGATTATTTAACAAATAACACAACAACAATTGTAAGTGGTTCAAGTACAGCTACTTTTAGAACTCCTTCAATTATAAATACTACTATAAGTGGTGTAACCTACTCGGTTGTTAGTGGTATGGGTTACACAGGCCTTGCTGGTACACAACTAATAACAAAAAACTTAAAAACTTTTAGTAATTATCCAAGCTTTAAGTTTGCTGCTTTAAGTAGTGACTGGGTTCCTTATTTGACAAATGCCCAAACAGTACTACTAGGTTCAAATCTTGCAAACTTAGGTATTACTACTAGTGGTATATCAACTGTTTCTAACATACAAGGTAGTACAAACTATGGTGTATGGAGTTTTGTACCTAGTGGTAACCCTGTTCAAACTTATGTTCAATCGGCAGTTGTTGGTGGAGGCCAAAACCTTTTAACTACAGCAGAAGCATTTGTTATAAGTGGAACAGGATGGTCCGGTCCCTTAAGTGCAAATAGTGTTGTTACAAATGCATCTATTTCAGGTGTTACTAGTATTGGTTTGCCGGTATCAACAAATGTTTCTTGGGGTCAACCTGATTATGGTAATACAGATTTTGGTTCTGATGCTTATAGTGTTACTCCATCCTTGGGTGCTATTCAACTTAGAGGATATACATTTATAATTACTGCAAGTGGTTCAGGTTCTGTTACTACTAATGTTACGTATAGTGGTGCTGGTGGGGTAACAACAAGTGGTTACACTACAAACATAAGTGGTGCAAACCAATTCTTGACATTTACAACTACTCAACCACTTAATACAAGTAGTGTAAGTTTTTCAATAGCAGTTTCTGGAACTGTTGGTTTAAGTCAAGCAGGATACTTCCTTGGTTCAAGTGGATTCACACCATCTTCATGGACACGGCCTTTGGTAACTAGTGGTATGAGAATTTCTGCAGTTTCAAGAATATACCTTCCTAATACTAGTTTTGGAACTTACAAATGTACACTTTATTCAAATGGTGTTGAGCTTGCCCACAAGCAATTTTCAAATATACCACCACGCACTTGGGTTGACATTGAAGTTCCCTTTACACTTGTTTCAGGTTACTACAATTCAAACAACTTTAGTACAAGACTAACTCAAACAAATGGCCAAGGAGAGTCTTATGACCTTGCAATGTTTGGAATCTTCTATAATCCAGTAACATGGGAGTATTGCTCAGATGGTACAGGGAATAACTGGAATTGGATTACCACAGGAATTAATGACCCTGATGCCACTATTAATCTAAGGGCTCCTAGCAACCAGATACAACTTAGAGGAACTATTCTTCAAGATAACGCACAAATTTCTTCTTTAACATTAGTCCCTAATTATACTCAAAGTCCTTACTACAGTACAACTCAAATTAATTATGTAGGAGATCCAAAGACAAATGAACTAAGTTGGAAGAGAACACCTGCTCAAAGACCACTATTCCAATTAAGGTCAGAACTACACCCTTCTCAATACGATATTGGTGTTCTGATGAACATAAGTTACCCATATTATCTAGATTAACTCTTGATTTTATAGAGTTTATCTATTAAAATTATGACCATGTCACAGAATACTGTATTCATACAGAAGAGTGAGTTACTCAATGGAGTATTAAGATACTCATCTCTCACACCTCTAGATAAAAACTATATTGACCCTTATGGTACACTAAGAAATAGAGACAGACTAGTTGAATTTCATAATCAACTTGAATCTGATGGTTATGTTTTTAAGTTTCAAGATGATGAGGCTGAAACTTTATATAATAAGCTTTATAATTCAATTACTAATAACTTTGATGTATCATCACCTTTCTTATTAAGTAATAAATTATTTCCTTTTCAAAATATAGGCCTTAACATGGTCTGGAATCAAGTAAAAAATGATGATTGTAACAGAATCTTAATCCAATGGGATACAGGTGCTGGTAAAACACTTCTCAGTTGTTTAATAAGTCAAAAGTTGTTTCAAGAAGATTTAGTAGATATTGTACTGGTTTTTTGTAAAAAAATTAAACAACATGACTGGGAGCAAGAGTTTAAACGTATGACTACTTGTTCAGTTGCAAAAGTTGGTGAGCTTGAAAGAAGCAAAAGACACAAGTTTTACAAAGAAGACAATAGTCAAGTATTAGTTCTTAACTACGAAAAAGTTCGTGGTCCTAGTATGGTTAAAAAAGCAGGAGTAAGAGGAAAAGTTGCGGATTATTCCCGTACTGACCTTCAACAAATTCTTGAAAAAATTGAAGGCAAGAGAGTTCTAGTTGTAATTGATGAAGCACAAAAAATCAATACAGGAACTAGTTTGCTCAGTGAAGGTTTTGAGACACTTCTTAGTAAGAATGAAGGAACCAAATGTCTTGCACTAACAGCAACTCCTTACACAACTAGTCCTTTAAATATTAGAAATATTTTTACAACTATTAGTCCTGGTATCCCTGGGGTTAGTGACCTTACAAGAGATGAATTTAAAAGAGTTTATGCTAAAGAACTAGAGGTATTTGAACGTGGTTATGTTCGTGAACTTTATGTTAGAGAGTGGGACCGTACCAAATTACCACTCCTTGGTAAGAAACATGAAAACTGGACTCACATTGCAATGAAAAGTGACCCCCACATTGCTAAGCAGTTTCCAGAAAGTATGCCGAAGAGAATAGTTTACCAACTTTCTGACCAAGATCGTATTGTTTATGATTGGGCAGAAGAAGAGGCAAGGGCACGTTACAATCCAGATAACCCTGTTTCAAGTTGGGCCTATATTGATACTTTAAGAATGATTTGTAACACAACCGAAGGCCTTAGGAATAGTGAAAGTAAGTTTGCTAAAGAAATAGTTGAACAATTTGATGATTTGATTTCTATTGAAAACAGTGCTAAGTATCAATTGATTGAAAGTAACCTTGAGACAATTTTTGAAGCAAATGAAAAAGTAGTATTGTTTACTTTCTGGACACATGGGACACTATTCCCATACCTTGAAGCTTTAAAGAAAAAATTTTCTGGAGTTCCTATCCTACCAATTTGGGGTGTAGGTATGAAGTCAGAAGAGACAACCCGTAACATTCAAACTTTTAATTCAACTAAAGGTCCTGCAGTGTTACTTACAAGTGATGTTGGTCAGGAAGGACTAAATCTATATGCACCATATCTTTGGAACATCGAAATTCCCAGGACTTATGCAGAATACAAACAACGGAAAGACCGTATCAATCGTGCAGATTCCCGTTCAAAGGGCATTAGTAATACCTGGATCTACCGTCCAGTCGCAGTGGGAACTATTGAGGAGCGGGTGGATGGCAAAATTCTTAGAAGAAGATCTGAAGCAGAAGCCATTCGAGGTGTAGTAGATGAGAATGTAGATATGGATGACACCATTGAAATGACACCAAAAGGTTTGTTATTTAATTCTTGAAATCAAGAGTAGCTTGTTATATACTTCATTAATCAAACGAGAGGAGAAATTATAGTAACTAAATGTTCTTATTAATCTAACATTGGAGTAATTTTGACACGTTTAATTGCACTTGGAGTTTTAGCAATATCATTATTTATAGTAAATAATGCTTCTGCGGACACCAACAATACAGTAACAACGACAACAAAAATTGAAACACCTGTAGTAAATGTAGGACTTGTCCCTAGAGAAATAGTATTAAAGTGGGAGAAGGTAGCAGTATGTGAAACCGGTTATAACTGGACTCTCAGAGGTCCCCTATACTCTGGAGGTCTAGGAATTACTAATCACAATTGGACTTCTTATGGTGGTGGTCAGTTTGCTAATAATGCAGCTGATGCTTCTATAGAAGAACAAATATATATAGCAAAAAAAATAAATTCGAGTGGCTATGTTCCCGACCAATATGGTTGCGGACACGGCTGGTAGGGAGAAAGAAAGATAAGTATGAAAAAAATAAAGAAGTATGACAAGATGCAAAGAGAACTGATGGACTACATCTTGTCCGGGAAGATACACTCTACTATGATTGGTAAGACAATTATGGTTGACCACAGTGATAAGAAAGAAAACCTTTCTGACATAGAAGAGTTTGTAGAGTATATGGTTTCTTTAATTAAGAGAGCAGAGAATTTTGGAAAGGATAATGTAAAGGAGTCCTGATATTAGGTAAGGAGTTGCAGACTCAGAAAATGGGTCTATTTACAGGGTCGCCCGGGAGTCGCAGTTGAAATTGATTCCTCCTCCCGGGGACTCCTTCTCACCAATATCCCTTCTATAATTATATGAGAAGAGAAAACCAAGAAGTTATTGATTACAGTTGGCAAAGTGATGCTATTTGTAAAGACCTACCAACAGATATGTTTTATCCTGGTAGAGGTTCGGTTGTCTCTAAAGTTATTAAAGAGAGATGTGCAATTTGTCCTGTAAAGGATGCCTGCCTAGAACATGCCCTTAAGTATGAAGCCCATGGTTATTGGGGTGGTACAACTGAAAAAGATAGAGTTGCCATTAGGATGAACAGAGACATAATACTTATCAAACCTGAAACAGTTTTTTGGTATAGTGTTAGTGAAGCAAAAAGAGAAAAAGAAGAAAACAGAACTAAGATTCAAGGGCGTGGTCGAAAGGCCAGAGTATGTGGTACATACAGTGCTTATAAAGGTCACTTAGGAAGAAAAGAAGTTCCTTGTGAACCTTGTAAAAAAGCAAACAGAGATTACATTAATGATTTGAAAATTAAGAAAGCGGCGGAAAATGGGGAATTCACCTTTTAAAGTTGGATTGGTTATTCCTATCCTAAATAATTTTGACCAAGCAGTTGACCTTATCTATAGTGCAAAAACTAAAGAGAATGAATTAAAGGTTTACATCCAACCTCAGTATAGGTATCAACTACCTTTGTCTCAGGCCTGGAACAATGGTATGAAGCAAGCCATCATGGATGGTTGTGATTATATTATTATTGCTAATGATGATACCCTTTTTGCACCATGGTCAATTGATGCCTGGGTAAGTGCAATGAGTAAGGAATCAGACAATATTGTCTTAACAGCTCCTTTACATGTAGGAGATACTTTTGATGAACCATTTGAGATTGTATTCTCAGATGAAGATACAGAGTATAAGTATGTAGAAAAAGAACTTTTCTCAATGGTAATGGTAAGAGCAGATTTCTGGGAAAAGTGTGGTTGGTTTGATGAAAACTTTGACCCTTGCTGGTGGGAAGATAATGATATGCATTATCGTATCACTTTACTTGGATTTAATATTAAAAAGTATGAAATCCCTTACATTCACCTAGGCAATCAGACAACTAAGAAGTTGACTAAGCCAATCAATTCTATTAAGAGTGGAGAGTATTACCTTAAAAAGTGGGGTAGCCAAAACCGAAACTTGATAGAGAGGTATAAAACCCCGTATAATGATAGTACCCTAACTCCAAAGGATTGGATCAAGTAATGAAGACACTAGTTTCATTTTTTATTAACCTAATAGGTTTAATTCTACTAATAGCAATTATTGCTGTTGTATGCTTTGCACCATTGTTAGCTAGTTATTTTTGGAACTTTAAAGTAGGGGTTGAATCCTTCTTTGGAGTTTACGGAATAACAATTCTTTCAATTATTATCAACAAACTATCTAAGGCAAAGGAAGACAACTAATGGCAAAAACAAAAGTATTGGCGTACGGTGATTACTGCTGTGCTACTGGGTTCGCTACCGTAATGGGTAACATTATGAGAGAACTAGAAGCAACAGGAAAGTATGACATTGATGTTGTTGCTATTAACTATGACGGAGGACCTTTTGACCAAACCCAATGGCCCGGACAAGTATGGCCTGCTATCAGTGCACTAAGACAGCAAGGTCCTTACGCTGACCTTCATGGAAGACAAGTTTTTCTTGACCGACTCCAGCAAGGTGACTATGACGTAGTATTCATTGTTCAGGACACCTTTATTATGTTGCCAATTACACCTCAGATTCTTGAAGTGCAACGTAACAAGCCAAAGAGTTTTAGTACAGTTTACTATTACCCGTTTGATTGTGGTCCAAAAGAAGAGTGGGTTACACAATGTGTTAACTCATTTGACTTCCCAGTTGCCTATACACAATATGCAAAGAATGAAAGTATTAAGTGGAGTGGAACAGCGGCTGAAAAGCATGACGTTATCTATCACGGTACAAACACAACTAACTTTTTCCCACTTCCTGAACAGGATAAGAAGCAAATTCGTTCTGCTTTCTTTGGTGACAATAAGGACCGTTTTATTATTATGAACCTTAATCGTAATCAAGGTCGTAAAGATGTTAGTCGTTCCTTCATGATTTTAAAAGAACTTAGAGACCGTGGATACAAGGAACCATTCTTGTACATGCACATGCAAGAAACAGACTTTGGTGGAAGTATTATTGAGCAATCTAAGAACTTTGGCCTTGAACTTCAAAAAGATTGGATTCTTCCTAACCCAGGGCAATTCTCTGCACATGCAGGATTCCCAATTGAAGTTGTTAACCAACTTTACAACTCTGCAGATTGCTACCTAACTACCTGTATGGGTGAAGGTTGGGGGTTGAGTATTACAGAAGCAATGGCAACTAAGACACCAATTGTTGTTCCAAACAATACTAGCATTCCAGAAATTACCGACAATGGTAAGCGTGGTTGGGTTGCAGGTTCTGGTGATAGTCCTTCACATTGGATTATTAAGGAAAATGACAACGACCGTATTCGTCCACTTATGAATGTAGAAGATGCTGCTGATGCAATTATCGAAATTATGGAAAATAAGAACGGAATTGTAGAAAAGAAGGTTGAAGCAGCTTATGAGTTTGCCCAGGAACTAACTTGGAAGCATGTTATGAAAGACTGGACAAATGTCTTTAACAAGGCAGTTAACAAGTCTAAGAGTGCTAACCTTCTTAAGGGTGGAACAGTAGAATGGAAGAAGTAAAAAGACAAGTAGTTGACATTGTTCTTTTTAATAACGAATTAGAACTATTAGACCTTAGAGTAAAAATCCTAGAAGATGTGGTTGACTTCTTTATTATTAAAGAAGCAACTCACACCTTTCAAGGTGACCCTAAAGAATTACTTTCTAAAACTTATGACCATCCAAAGGTATTCACTTATGTAGTTGAGTTCTCATCTGGAATGAACACCTGGGAAAGAGACAGGTTCCAAAGAGGAACTCAAATTGACCTTAGGGCATATGGTATTAACGAAGATTCTATTGTTATGACTAGTGACCTAGATGAAATACCAGACCCACAAGCAATTGAATGGGTAAGGGACAATTTTAATCCAGCCGCTATGTATGCACTAGAACAAAAGATGCACCAATACTATCTCAATGTTAGAAACATGAGTGAACCCTGGGCAGGAACTAGAATTTGTAGTATGGAAAAGTATCGTTTGATGGATGCTGAAACCATGAGGCATTCCCAACACCTTTGCATGACACTACCTGATGCTGGTTGGCATTGGAGTTTTCTTGGTGGTGAAAAGCAAATTGAAAAAAAGATTAGAAGTTATGCCCATGAGGAGTATGACAATGAAGAAACTATTCAGCAAATTGCAAAACGTATGGTCAACAATGAAGATGTTTTTGGACGTGGTTTTACACTCAAAACAGTAGAATTGGATAACTCTTACCCTAAGTATATTCTTGATAATCAAGATAAACTATCCCATTTAATTAGAAAAGATTAATATGAATAAAGAACTTAGATGGGCTGCCAGTTTTCTACTTGAAAGATCTAACATTCCTGCTGGTCCTAACTATTTGGCTGCTTTTGAAAATCCAGCTGATAATCAACAATGGATTTACGCATTAATTAGAAAGGCAGCACCTCAAATTGGTGCTATGAATAGTTCTTATTATGATAGGGCAATTCAAATACTTAGGGCAAATGGAATTTCTACAGATCCATATGGCCCTGGTAGTGGTTGATTCTAAATACTGATTTAACTATACTGAATAAAACAGCCCTTGTAGCTCAACTGGACAGAGCATCGGAGTTCTAACCCGCAGGTTGTAGGTTCAAGTCCTACCGGGGGCGCTGGTCAATAGTATCTGCTTAGTTTTCACCTCCTTTATACTAGGAGTGCTATTGACCTACTGGAAGAATGGCCGAGTGGTTTAAGGCAGTTGTCTACTAAACAACCGTGGGTTTATAGCCCACCGAGGGTTCGAATCCCTCTTCTTCCTCCACCGGATGGGTAGCGAAGTGGCCAAACGCGGCTGGCTGTAAACCAGTTCTTTATTGTTCGGGGGTTCGAATCCCTCTCCATCCACTTGAAATAAAATGAAATAGTATCTATAATTATAGTAAGGAGGATAAGATGTTAAAATTATCAGTAAACATTGGTGCTTCACTTCAAGTAAAGAATGCCAAGGGTGAATGGGATTGGATTAAACCAGAAGTAGGTGCTGAACTTACTTTTGAAGCAATGAATGAAAATACTCAACATTACTTTAATGAACTCTGGGACAATGTTGTTGGTCCACAGTTTAAAAGTGTTGTTGATAGTCTTCTAACAGAACAATCAGAACCAGCAATTGAAGATGTTGAAGAAACTGAAACTGTTGAAGGAGAAGAAGAAGTAACAGAAGAAGTTGTTACAGATGAGGATGAGTATTACTAATGGGATTATTCATTAATATCTTAGTACATGGACTTTTTCTTGGTGCATTAGCATTTTTTCTTTTTGTATTGGTTGGTATTGGTGGTGGGTGGAACTAATGTTAGAAAATATAATCTTTTGTGCTATTCTTGCAGGAGTAGCTTTTTGGTCTCTTTGGAGTGGTAGACTATGACAGAATGTAAACACTGTGGACAAGAAATTGTTAAATATAGTTCTAGTGCAACAGATTGGGACCGTATTGGAGATGATGACCAGTGGGTTCACACAAGTCCTCATGGTCCTCACAAAGCAGAACCAGATTGGCAAACTAAGTCATGACTGTATTAGCAGCCGCCATAACTAGACTAGACGGTGTAGTAATTTCTGCCGACTCACAAATCTCTTGGGACTATAACAAAAGCGATGAAGGTCCCGGTAAATTATGGGTTGAAAAAGACCGTAAGTATGTTTTTGGTGGTTGTGGTAGTATTCGTGCTATGCAAGTAATCCAACATTGGACCGATTGGCCTGAATTTCGTGATTATCACAGAGATGATATAGAAAAATTTGTTATTAAAGAGATAATCCCAGCATTAAGAGAAGCATTAGATTCCCATGGTGCACTAGAAAGTTCTAGAAAAGTTGAATCTTTTGGTGCAGGTATTATTATGGCTTGGGAAGATAACTTAGTTGCAATTGATGAAGATTTTTCTATAACAATACCAGTTAGTGGAAGATGGGCAATGGGTTCAGGCGGTGGAGAAGCATTTGGTAGTTTGGGTGATGAAGGCCCATGGACAAAGAATGATGTTATCAAGGCAGCTAAAAATGCTACCAAAACAGCAATGGGTGTAGGTGGTGACATTTACTATGTTACTAGTAAAAGCCTAGAAGTAAAAAAGGGTTGATTTCTTTTTCGACCTTTACTATATTTATAAGTAGTTAGTATTTAAAGGAGATAGTATGGAAAAAAGTTTGGCAGAACGCCTAAGTAGGAAAAATTTAGTTGAGGTAAGTGAACCTCAATTTACAGAAGAGGTTGCAAAGACAAAAAGTCGTGCTGAAGTTCAACGTGAAAATTCAGTTGCGGTAAGTTCAGATGCACTTGATTCATTTAATAGTTGTCTAGATGTATTAGGTACAACTGATTTGTCAGATGTGCATGTACTTTCAGTTGAAGAGATTAACAGTCTTACAAATGAACTACTTGCAGTTCGTGCAGTAAAGGATATTACTGAAGGTCGTGAAACTGCACTTAAAAGTTATGTAACTAGTACAATTAATCTACAGTTAGAATTTGAAGGCAAGGATTCAAACGCAGAAAGCGGTTACCTTGTCTCACCAGAGTTTAATGTTAAACTTTCTAAAGAAGTATCTGGTGGTAAGTTGAATGTTGACATTGACCTACTCAAAGAGAACCTAGATGAGGACCAGTTCAAGAGTATTACTAACTACATTGAAACTGTAAAGTACACAATTTATCCAGGTGGTAAAAGGGCAGAAGAAACCAATGCATATTGGGAACTAAACGAAGAGGCATTGGAAAAAGAACTTAAGGTTGGTAACATAGGCATGGAACAAATACTAATGTCAACACTACCAGGAAAGAGTCGTACAGCACTCTATGTCCGACCAATCAAGTAGCGGTTATACTAGACACATTAGAAGAGATGATGACCCTGTCTTTACTGCAGGTATGGCAGCCGCTTTCTTTGACCTAACTACACAATCTTTCTTGATGAAGGAAAGGCTTGGATATTGGCAAAATGCTGATGGTACACCAATTGTAATAACAAGGACCAAAGGTGGGGACAGAAGATTTAGTTTAGATGATTTGCAAAAGATTGCCCACTCATTAAGAAGACAGAATAAAATGACTTCAAGGCAAATGAAGTTAATTATTCTTAGGATTGATGCATTTAAAGAACCTATTAAGAAACACAGAAGTAGATATAGAAAAGGTACAATAGGTGGTATTAAACAACCACCTCCAACCATTCTATAATATCTAAAAAGGAAAACATGAAAATTACATTCACTGGTAGTCATGGTACAGGTAAGACAACTGCTGCCAAGATTTTAAGAAAAGTTATAAATGAAACTTATCCAGGACTAGCAATTGCACCACTAGGAAGTGTAACTAGAAGTGTTTTAGGTTGGGGTCAAGGGGATGGTAAGTTATCACTTTCTCCAGAAAGTAATTCATTCCAAGTTGCTTGTATTTATGAACGCCGCCGTCAGATGCTTGCTAAGGGTTCATTAAAAGCAGACATTGTAATCAGTGAACGTTGGGCAATGGATGAAACTGCTTATCAACTTTATAAAGCTAGAAAAGATATGATGGACCGTGATAGTGCCCACACTCTAAGAGTATGTCAAATGGAAATGGATTGGGAACTAAACAACTATTGGGACAAGGTTTATTACATACCAGTTGACCACCGACCAGTTGAAGAAGACGGCACTAGACCTGGTGATAAGAAGTATCAAATTGAAGTTGGTAACATGATAGAAGTAGTCATGTCTCCTTATAACAAGAATCGTAAGATTAAAAAAATGCCTACTCAACTTGAACTTTGGGAAGACTATTTTAAGAAGGAAGCCGAGAGTTGGAACCTAAAGAAGTAGACAACCAAGAAGTATTAAGAGCACAGTTTGTTATTGCTAAGGCATTTAGAGACAATCTTAATGTAGTTGAGACACTCACATCCCATATGGTTGGTAAGTCATTGATTGAAGAATTAACCGGTGAAGTCCCAAACTGGGCTAAGAAAGAAAAGCAAGATAAAACTAAAGAACTTAAAGAATGGGTTCAAAACAACCTTTCTAAGCAATTAAGTACAAAAGAAATTGCTTCAAGTCTAGATTGTAGTTATGAGACTGCAATCAAAACTATTAAGGAGAACCCTTTTTATTTTGTTGGTATTCGTAGGGGTTACTATGAAGTTAGAGACGGTGAAACCGAAAGAGAACAAGCTAAGAAGGGTAAGTAATGTCTGATAGGCCTAGTGAAGAACTTCTTGAAAGTGCAAAAGAGATGACATATAATCTTGAAGAATGGGAAAAGAAATTCCCTGAGGAGGAACAGTAAGTGCAAACATTTTTACCATACGCAGATTTTGAAAAGTCAGCAAAATCATTGGACCGTCAACGACTTGGTAAACAACGTGTAGAGACAATGCAAATTATGAACGCAATTCTTAATCCGAATTACGGTTGGCAAAGTCATCCAGCAGTAAACATGTGGAGAGGTCATGAAACTACATTACTAGAATACCAAAAAGCAATTTGCAATGAGTGGGTTAGTCGTGGCTACAAAGATACATGCTTGCAAAAGACTATTGATTTGGTTGATTCTGTTAAGACAAACACAACTAGGCCTGGTTGGATTGGTGACTATAAATTTCACCTTTCTCACCAAAGTAACCTACTTCGTAAATTACCAGACCACTATTCACAACACTTTATAGGAGTCCCAGATGACTTGCCTTACTTTTGGCCAGGAGAATAATGATAAAAGAGTTTTTTAAAAAAGGCAAAGAATGGCGTTGTGAGGGTTGGGTATCACTTTCACTAAAAGATTTTGGTTTAGGTTTAATTACCTACAATAATAAAAAATGCCATAATTTTCAGATTACTATTTTATTCTTTGATTTCTATATAAGTTGTTACAAACTATGAATAAAAAAGAATTAGATGAAATAAGGTTGAGGCACCATGAAACACGCCTCTGGTGGAGACAAGATGACAATGGAACAATTATAGATGAGTTAAGAGGTTGTTCTGATTGTGGTCAAGAAGTACCTTGCGATGCAATTAAATTATTAGATGAATTGAATAAGTATGAAACCCAATGAACTTCAAAAAATAAGAGAAAAGCATCAAAAGCAATTTGGTAAGTGGCGTTGCCAACACTGCTATGAAAACTATCCTTGTGATGTAGCAAAGTTGCTAGATTACTCTGAGTCTTTAGAAAAAGTAACCAATGAAGTTATCTGAACGTCAAGCATTAAGAAGAAAACACCATTCAAGGATAACAGACAGGGTTCCTTTTTGCTATCACTGTAAACTAATTTGGCCTTGTGATGTTATTAGGGTATTGGATGCTTGGGATAGCCAATACAGTAAAGTAGAAGAAATAGTTTCTGAGTATAAAAATCAACTTAGTGGACCAGAATGGGATGATTAAAATGGAAGAATGCCTTCACATTGAGAAAAAAATAAATGAGTTAGGAGAAGAAGTAGAAAGACCTTACCACAGTATTTTTTGCCCAGATTGTGGAAAACGTTTGGTACGTGATTACAAAGCAAGGCCATTTAAGTTTTAGTAAAGTTGATTTTGTAGTAACAAGAAATTATAATTTAACTATTAGTAGTTAGTAGGAGACAATGGATCTATACCTAGGAGCACCTTTTGCTCACATTCAATCATCTGCCCCTGGGTATGCATTAGCTCATGAAATGACAGGTTTTACTGTTATGGAGCAATACAGTAAACTACCTAAACTTTTCCTTGATAATGGTGCTGATGAACTTGGAACAGGCCAGAGTGGTATGCGACTTGCCTATCTTGCAGGAAGATTAAAATCAAACTTTCTAATACTACCGGATGTCCTTCACAAAGATAAACTTACTAGAAAAAAGGGTGAGAAGTTTTTTGAACAAATGAAAGATAGTGGATACCAAGGTAACTTTATTGGTGTAATCCAAGCAAAGACTTTGGAGAAAGGTCTTGAAAGTTACAAGTGGTGGGCAAGAAGTGGAATGGTAGATAGGATTGGGATTACTTATGATACTAAGATCCCTAACACAACTTTTAAAGAGTTTGCATGGGGTGGAAGATTAAACTTTTTGTTTGAACTGGCAAAAACAAATGTTTATGACAATAATCCAATAGGACTTCACTTGCTTGGTACACTAGATGTGCATGAACTCTATGTATTAAACCACTATCCAGAGTTTGAATATATTATTAAGTATATGGTTGATAGTCATGATACTACAATGCCTTACGCTTGTGATACTCCATTTGTAGTTGAAGATTATTCAATTAAATTAGGGCGTGCAAAGGATTATCCCCGTCAAGATTTTAAAGCAAAACTAGAGGGTGAAAGACTTGAGATTGCTGAGTGGAATGTAGCGGCATACTTGACTGCTTGCAAGATTAAACCAAGTGACTGGCCAAAATATCTAGGTGATAAAGCAGTTCAATTATTTAGTGATTTTGAGTATCATTATGACCACTAAGAAAACATTCCTTCTTGTTGATGGTCACAATGTTTTTATTCGTGCTTACTCAGGATTAGCAAAACAAGATTTTAGAAACTCTGATGGTATTGCAACTTGGGGTGTTTACGGATTCTTAAATACCTTAACTTCAATGGTTCGTAGATACCAACCAACCCATGTTCTTGTTACTTTTGATAAAGGAAAAAGTAGCAAAAGACTTGAAATGTATCCTCAATACAAAGCAAATAGAGATAAGGATTCTAAAGAAAGAATTGCTAAAAAAGTAGCGGCAGGAGAAGTAGATGAATTCTTGCCACAATTTGATTTGCTTTTTGAATTCCTTAAATCAATGGGTGTACCATACCTTAGGATTAGTGGTGTTGAGGCAGATGATATTATTGCTAAGGCCTCAATTGAATTTGGTCCACTCTTTGATAAAGTTGTAATTATCAGTGCAGACCATGACATTAGACAACTAATTAGAAATAATGTTATAGTTGTAAAACCTAGTTTAAGTCAGAGTAGAGACGTTAAAGAAGAAGTATTTACAGTTGAAAAAACTCTTGAAGAATGGGGAGTTGAACCTTGGAGGTTACCAGAAATATGGGCACTCATGGGAGACAAGGGAGACAACATACCTGGAGTACCAGGCATAGGACCAGTAAAAGCTAAAAAACTTATACAAGATTTTGGTAACCTTGAAAAAGCAATACAATCAGAAAAAGTAAACGAATATGAACCAACAGTTCGTAGAGCATTTAAACTTATTCAACTTGATGGTAAAGATGACATACCATTTCCACCTTTAGGAAATTTACAGTTTAACCCGATAACTAAAGAAATTCCCAATCATGGCTTGAAATTGCAGGAGATGCTCGACTATTTTGAATTTAATGTAATTAAAGAACGTTGGGAAAACAATGAACTTTGGTCAGAAAAGACCTTTGGTAGAAAGTTAGGAAACAATGGATAACAAAAAAGTAGATAAGATAATTTCTAATGCAATAGAGTATGTTAAAGATCCGATTAATTCCCCTGACTTTAATACAGTTGCACTGGACCTTTATGACCTTCACCGTGAATTGAACCCAGTTTATAGTAAATATGACAAAGGTCCTTTAAAAGATTGGCGTGAAATTCCATTAATGCCTATCGGTGAATTTAAAAAAGGTGATGTAGGGATTACTCTTAGTGACCGCATGCCTTTCCCTGGAGTAGAGTTCCATTCAAGTGGTACAACGCAAGGTGACAAGAGTAAACACCGTATGTATGATACTGAACCTTATAGAGCAAGTATTGCTGCTGGTTTTAAGCAAAGTGTACACCCTACTAGTTACCCTAGGTTTAGAGTTATTCTACTTACCCCTAAACTACCTAATAGTAGTTTATACTACATGATGAGTTATGTTAGTGAACTTTTTGACCATCGTGGAGTTCGTGAAGAGTTTGATGGACTAAATGACATGTTTAGGGTACAGGCATTACTAGATGAACTAAGAGAAGAAAAAGAACCAGTATTGTTATTTGGAACTAGTTTGGCCTTTTATGACTTGATGACTACCATAGAGACAAATGGAATGCAATCTTTTAAACTCCCAGAGAGTTCAATGATGATTGAAACCGGAGGTTGGAAGGGGAGAGACATTAAGATTACCCCTTGGGACTTAACTACTAAAGTAAGTTTGTTTTTTGACATATCTTTTGATAATTGTATCCGTGAATACAGTATGAGTGAAATGTCTAGTCAACTATGGTCTTCAGGTAATGACCCAGGAAATGTAAATTATTATTGGCCTCAATGGTTGAGTGTTAGATTAGTTGACCCACTATCTCAAGTTGAGGTTCCTTATGGTCAAAGTGGTATTATTAGTTTTGTAGATTTAGCAAATGTTTGGAGTTGCCCCTTTATCTTGACCGAAGACATGGGCCACCTATACAATGATAATGGAATTGATGCCCTAGTATTAGAAGGAAGAGCAATTAATGCACCTGAGAAAGGATGTAGTCTAACTTATGCGGAAGCAATGGGTAATTAATCCAGATGTAGGTTTTTCTAAAGTCCTTGCAGAGTTTGGAAGATTCCTAGAAGAAGATTATAAGATGGCAATAGGTGCTTTAACGGTTCCCCACGCCTTTGAAGAGTACACAGAAAAGACAGGTAGAAATTTTGTAATTGTAGGAGCAAGGAGTGTACCAACCGCTACTGCAAAGAGTGTTTTCCTTTGTCTTAAATTGGCAGGACCAGAAAGTGTAACTGTAAAGGCACCAACAATTGATGAAGGTTTCTTAATTGATAATGTTATTGAATACTATGGTAAAGATATTAGGTGTAAGGTATTCAATGACCCAAGTGAACAACTTGAATTATCACTAGAATGGCGTAAAGCACTTGATGAAGCAACAGATATAGTTGTTTTTGGTGGTGGTGACACAGTTGCTAGATTTAAAGAACTAGAAAATGAACATCGTCAAGTTCACATTCATGGTCCTAAGTTTTCATTTGGTATTGTTAGAGCAGAAGATTTAAGTCTTTCTTACATGGAAGAAATTGGTTTTGATTTTTATTCATTCTATGGTGAAGGTTGTCTATCTCCAAAGTTTTATGTAGTAGTTGGAGAGACAGCACCACAAATGTGGAAAGAGATGTCTGAGGTTTATTCAAACCTTTATGCCTCATATGTTGATGAGTTTAGAGCAAAGTTGCCACTTTCAAGGAAAAGCGAATTAGTGCAACAGTTCCTAAACTCCAATTATGTAGCAAAATATATTCGTAGGGAAGACTTGAATTCTAATGAAATATTTTCTACACTTTATGGTGACGTACGCTTTATAGTAGTAGAAAGTTTAGATGATTTGGAAGAATTCATTGAAAAATGGCGTTTTCAAATTAGTACAGTAGCAATTAACGAACAAGATGATGAAATAGTAGATTTTGTTGAAAGTCATATGATTACTAGAATCTGTGATATTGGTCAGATGCAGTTCCCAGATTTCTTTGAACAATTTGACACAACAGATGACTTTGACATTTACACAGGAGGATATTAATGAGTGATTATTTAGCTAGAACTAACCCTTGGCCTTACGACATAACAATTACTGGTGCAAAGGGTGGTTATTATCAAACTAAAGAGTACGGGGACATGTTTGATATGGCCTGTGGTATTGCTGTAAACAATTTAGGTCACAGAAACAAAAAGATTCTTAATGCCTCATTGAAAGTTTTAGATAAGTATGCTCACGTTAATGTTTATGGTGAGTTCAATATTAAAGAGCAATTGAAGTATGCTGAACTATTAAGTGAACGTTTTTCAACCCTTACAATGAGTAATGGAATTGATGAAAATAATAAAACTTGGTTCTGCACTAGCGGAACAGAAGCAAATGAACTTGCCATGAAGCTTGCAATGCTAAGTACACAAAGAAAAGGTTTCATTGCCCTTGAGAATGGTTTTCATGGACGTACTCTTGGAAGTTTGAGTTTAACTCACAAACCTCAATACAGAGAACCATTTAAGAGTATGGTTAACAAAAATCTTACTAAGTGGATTGTTCCTGGAGAAGAAATCCCAGATGAGTATAAAGACAGAGCAGCATTTTTTATGGAACTGGTTCAAGGAGAAGCAGGAGTAGTTGCTCAAGACAAAGAATGGGCAAAGTATGTTAGTGACTGGTGTCATGAAAATGGTGTTCTTTTGGTCATTGATGAAGTACAAACAGGGTTTGGTAGAACCGGTACACACTTTGTTCTTGACCAATACCAAGATGTTTATCCGGACATTGTAACCTTGGGGAAAGCAGCAGGTGGAGGTTATCCTTTGGGTGCAGTAGTTGCTAGTTCTGAAAGGTGGAACTCTATTTCTAGAGACATGCCATTTGCTCACCTAAGTACATTCGGTGGTAATCCAATGAGTGTTGCTGCCGGTACAGTCATGTTTAAAGAAACAGAAAAACCACAACTTCTTGGTAATGTTAAAGATGGTGAAATACTAGCAAGAAGTGTATTCCAAGATTTTGAACATGCTTACATTAGAGGCAAAGGTTTGATGTTGGGGTTAGTTTTAGATGATGCAATTGATATAGATACAGTTGTTCAAAACATCTGGGACAATAAAGTTTTTTGTGGAAGAGTCTTATATGGGTCAAATACAATTCGTTTATATGCACCCTTGAATACCACACCATCAGATGTATATAATAAGTTCTTGAGGGTAAGAGACGCTGTAGAACAGAGTATCAAGAGTTGATTTATTAATCAATCTAATATAAAATAATAAGAAAGTAAGGAGAAGTAATGCAAGAAAATATTGAAGAAATTCGTTCCAAACTTTGGGATTTGTATAACAGGTTTGCCAAAGCTCGTGGTGAATGGAATGATGGTTATAAACAAGGAGTTATGGACTCACTTTCAATTGTAAGTGAAGTAGACAGGGCTTCACACAAGACAGATGAGAATGACCACTTTGTAGACATTGAAAAGTTTAAAAACAATTATTTTAAGAAGGATTTTGGAAAGTGAATCTAATCTCTAAGGAAATAGAATTTGACCTTGGCCATCGTGTTAGTACACATGGTAGCAAGTGTCGCAATCCTCACGGTCACCGTTATAAGGTTCGTGTAACTTGTGAAGGAGATATTATAGATGATGTTAGCCGTCCTGACCATGGAATGCTTATTGACTTTGGTAATCTTAAGACAATTATGAACAAGCGTATCCATGATGTTTTAGACCACGGTTTTTGTGTATGGGAGAATGACCATGTTGTTCGTAACATGATGGAAGATGAGGCGCATGGCCAAGGTTGGAACTATATTGTTTTCCCTTACATACCAACAGCAGAAAACATTGCTCGTTGGTCTTGGGAAGAAATTAAGGACGACATTGAGGTAGAGTTTGGTAACGACCTCAGGTTGTATGAAGTAGCCGTGTGGGAAACGCCTACATCGGTAGCCTATTGTAGAGGAGAATAATAATGGGTGCAGGAAAGAATTTTCTAAATTGGTTGCAAGGAACATTTGGTGGCAATAACAGTATGCCAGAAATCCCAGAAATTCCACTAGCAGTAGAGGCACCGAAGCCAGAACCAAAGAAGGCAAAGCCAGCAGCAAAAAAGGCAACAACTAAGAAAGCAGCACCTAAAAAGGCCGCACCAAAGAAGAAGGACCAATAATGCACGTAGTATTAGTATTTATTTTGCCAGCACTATTCTTTATGGGTGTTGGTGCTTTTATTCACATGTTTTCTCAGGGTGTTAAAAGTGGCATTTATCAAAAGACTAAGGCACCAAAGAAGAGGAAGTAATGGCTGATTTAAGACTAGTAGAACACTATGTAAGTACCCAAGGTGAAGGTCCACGTACAGGACGTACAACACAATTTGTACGTTTTGCAGGATGCAACATGACTTGTGCTGGTTGGCCTTGTGATACACCATTTGCTGTAGATGTTAAAATTTGGGGCAAAGAAGGTGGAAGTTACAAAAGGACTCCAGGTGAACTTCTAGAAGATTGTAAGAGTAAGAGAGAAGAAACAGGTGCTAATAACATCTGTCTAACAGGTGGTGAACCTTTTCTTCAACCAAATGATAAGATGGATGACTTGATTATCCTTCTAACACAGAATGGTTTTGAGGTTGAGGCATTCTCTAATGGTAGTTTCCTTTACTCAGACATTGCTCTAGAACATGTTACCTTTATGATGGACTGGAAGTTAGGTGGTTCAGGAGAAGCACAAACTCGTAGAGAAAATCGTACAATGAACGCTGCTAAGATTCGTAATGGTAGCGGTATTAAGTTTGTTTGTAAGGATGGCAATGACTTTAATGAAGCATTGGAAGTTCATGATTTTCTAAAAGGGCAAGTCCGCTCAGGTGTAAGATTCTGGGCAGGTAGTGCCTGGGATGTTTACCCAACAAAAGATTTAGTAGCAAAGATGCTTGAACATCAGGTTCCATGGAGTCTAAATGTTCAAGTACACAATTATATTTGGCCCGCAAATGAAAGAGGAAGATGATGACACCGAATGTACACTATACCAAAACAGGTATCTTAATAGAAGAAAGTAAGGAAATGAAGATTAAAAAGTCAAACCCACAAATATTGAATGAAAGTGATAGAGAAGCTTATGGTTTCCAAGTTGCTAAAGAAAATGTTAGAGGGTTGCTTAGTTACATGGGAGAAGATGTAAGCCGTGAAGGTTTGCTTGACACACCACGTAGAGTTGTAGAGATGTATGAGGAATTAACAAGCGGGTATGTAATGGACCCAATTGCAATTATTGAGAAAGCAGTTTTTCATGAGCAAACAAAAGAAATGGTTATTGTCAAGAACATTCCGTTTTATAGTCTATGTGAGCATCATCTTGCTCCTTTCTTTGGTACTGCTACTATCGGTTATCTTCCTAACAACGGCCGTATTGTTGGCTTGTCTAAACTCGCTCGTGTATTGGATGCTTACGCTCGTAGGCTTCAGGTCCAAGAACGACTCGGAGCACAAGTCGCAGATGCGTTCTATAAATCCTCTCTCAAACCGGAGGGTGTAGGAGTTCACATTGAAGCAGAACACCTTTGCATGGCAATGCGTGGTGTACAAAAGCCAGGTACCAGTACAACTACAGTTAGTATTCGTGGAATTTTTGAGTCAGACAAGGCAGTGAAAGACGAATGGACACGACTAGCCCTTTCGTAGGGGTACTAAACCCAGAAGAAGTAATCCGTAAAGGTTATATTTCAAACACAATTACAGACAGGATTCAACCAAATAGCATTGACCTGACTGTTCAGAGTGTTTATGTAATCTCCGGACCACTGATTCTTTTTGCAGACAAAGAAACAAAGAGGCAATTACCAGAGTATAACTTAATAAAGCCTTTTCCTTATGAAGGAAGAGACATGTATTTGTTAGAACCTGGTATTCGTTATCAAGTTGAATTTAACGAAACTCTAAGTTTTGATACTTCTATTTGTGGAATCACTCTTGTTCGTAGTACTATGGCAAAGAGTGGTTGCAGTGGTGAAAACGGTCTTTTTGACAGTGGATATCATGGTGCATGTGGAATGATGGTATCAGTGCAAACACCTTCTTATATTGAAGTTGGTTCAAGTATTGCACAGATGGTTTTCTTTTCTACAAACAGTAGTAAAGTTTATAATGGTTTCTATCAGGGATCCGAAAGCCCAATGGAGTGGAATTAATGGAAAAATTAGCACAACAGAATGATTCAATGTTTGAAAGAAATATTGCAATCATTGCCAGTAGAAAAAATCAAGTGCTTACCTATAGTGATGGTTTTGTATTTGAAGGTTTTCTTTGTGGTCTAGATGAAAATTGGGTTCAGATGTATGGTCATGAAGAAGACCAAACCGACCCTCAATCTAGGTGGAGATTTATACTTTTGGGTAAGAATAACATTTCTGGTATTATTCCTTCAGGAAAGACATTGTATGATGTTGATGCTGAAACCCGAGAGTATGTAGAAAAGAAAATTAAGATGTTTTCTGAAGTTAGTGAGAAGTTCTTAGGAGCAAAGGAAAAGAATGACAGTAGGAGAGAAAAGTTTTGATGAACCTGTTCGTGATTATGATAATGATAGTTATGATGAAGTCGTTATTGTAAAAGCGAATGAGAAGTCATCTCAACAAGAAATTGATTTGGTAAATGCTACACCAAAAGAGTTGTTAGTTTATTTTGCCAATAGATTTAAAGAAACACAAGGCTTTGAATACAATGTTGAGTGGGTTAAAGAAATGGCAATCTTTAAAAGTTTTAAAGAACGTTATGGTGATGATGCAGGTCCAATGATTTCACTCTTGTTTGATAAGTACAATTGTGTTATAAATGGAGACGTTATGACTGCAACTGCCTTTACTCAAGGTGCAAAGTGGATTCAAGACAAGCTTTATATTGAACTTAAGAAAGATATTATTCGGGAAAGTATGCCCGGACCGGATACAGAAGGGTTGATGCACACTAATGAGTTCCTTAAACGATTCGCTGTTTGATTGGGAAAAAGATTACGTTAACCTAAGGTTTCAATTTCTAGATGATGGAGATGTAGAGTTCCTTTCTGCAAAAAGTCCTCAGTTTGAGAAGTTTAATAAGGTTGGTTGCCCAACTTGTTCTGACAACAGTTGTGGTGAGTGTAAAACACAACTCCAACTCTATAAGCACTATTTAAAGGCAGGCATTGGTTTAAACTATCAAAGGTTAGGCTGGGATGATTTCCATGGTGATGATAAGGCACTTGAACTTGCTAAGATTTACCTTGGTAAGAATAAAGAGTTTGTCAAAGGTGGTATGGGCATTATGTATCACGGAACCTGGGGAACCGGTAAGACTTTGTTGACCAGTCTTATGGCAAAAGAGCTAGTAAAGTTAGGTTATAGTGTTTACTTTGCTACTTTTACTCAAATGGTAGATGAGTTTACTAGAGGTTGGGGTAGTAATGAAGACAAGGCAAGATTTGAAGCTAAAGTGGTTAAGAGTGACATTTTCTTTCTTGATGATGTTGGAAAAGAATTTAGAACAAAAAACAATTTGTCTGAAGCCACTTTTGACCATGTACTTAGACAACGTGCTCTAGATAACAGGCCAACTTTTATTACCACAAATATGGATGAGAAGGACCTTGCAGAAGGTTATGGTAGTGCTATATTTTCTCTCTTGAAAGAGCGAATGATTGTCCATAAAATGGAAGGTAACGACTATCGTGAATTTGCTAGAGATAGAACATTAGATGAAATTGCAGACGGAACAGTTAGAAAGATTAGATAGTGGACATTGAAAAGGCCTTTGTGCCGCATTTCACAAAGTTAGAAAGCATTAAAGTAATTTGGGATAAAGGAGTAAGAGGTGAACACTTTTTTGACGATGGTGTTCGTGAACTCTTTGAATATTCTATAGAATACTACATCAAGAGTGAGTTCAAGCAAACTATTACAAGAGAGTTCTTGGAAGAAAAGTTTTCTGACTACTTTGTTAAGAATGAATGGCCAGACGGTGAATACCTTGTAGTTGTATTGATTGAGGAATTACTCACTAAGTATCGCAAGACAACCACTCAGAATGTCCTTTTAAAAGCAGCACATGAACTAGATACTGACCCAGAGGCCGGTATTACAATGGCACTTAATAATCTGACAAAGATTCAAAGTGACACATCAACTCGTGAACGCATTGAAATTTACGGTGAGGGTTATGAACGCCGTACTAATGAGTATGTAGATAATCAGTTGAACAATAACAAAACTAAGCAAGGTATTTACCTTGGTTGGGATGAATTAAATAACCACACCTACGGTATTCAAAAGGGTGAACTTGCTGTAGTTGTTGGTATTCCTAATGTTGGTAAGTCATGGATTGGTTCTCACATTGCACTTGAAGCTGCTAAGCGTAAAAACAAAGTTTACTTTGCATCACTTGAACTCCGTAAAGAACTAACTCTTATGAGACTTGACTGCCTTGCAAGTGGTGTACCTTACTCAAGATATGAACGTGGTGAATTAACACCTGCTGAGTTAAAGCGACTAAAAGAAGCAAGAGAAGAAATTATGGAATATGGTGAGTATCTATTGATTGACTCACCAAGTCGTAAGAGTGAAAGAACAGTTCTTGAACTTTACTCTAAAGCAAAGCATTGGGGTGCAGATCTAATTGTTGGTGACCAATTGTCTTGGTTGACCAATGAGAAGAACTACGGTACAGCAAGTAACTTTCAAACATTGCAGATGGCAGAAGTAATTACAGATGTTGCTAGTATTAACCGTGAAATGGGGATGGCAAGTGTTTGGTTGGCACAGTTTAACCGTGAAGCAATGAAGGGTAAGCAAAAGCGAGGAGACCTTGGTCAAATTGGACTTTCATCACAAATTGAACAAATTGTTGACTGGGCCTTTGGTATTGGTGCAACTAAAGAAATGAAGTCACAAGAAGCACTAATCTTTGACATTATGAAAAGTCGTAGAAGTAACTTGAAGAGTTGGATGATGGGCTTTGAACTAAAGGACCGCACCAAGTTGGAGTTTGTAAGAGAGTTCGAAGACGAATAATGCAAAAGTTAAGCGATGTTTTTAGAGGACTTGATGCCGAAGGTGTACTAAGAGACCTTTTAAATGTACATGAAATTACAGAAATGGGTGATGAGTTAATCCATTCATGCAGGTTGCCTTTTGGTATGCACAAGAATGGTGATGCTAATCCAAGTGCAAGTCTTAATAAAAAAGATCTTGTCTTTAATTGTTTTACTTGTGGTGGTGGAAGTATTGTCTGGTTGGTTCAGAATGTTATGGACATTGACCGTGATAGTGCTCTTGCAGAACTAAAAAATTATGCTAGTGGCTTAAAAGTAATACCAATAGAAGAGTTTATGGATAAGTTGAATAAACTCTTTACAGATGAAGAAACAAAGAGATATGAAATACCAATTTACAATGAAAAGATTCTTAATCGCTGGACTTGCACTACTGACTACCTTACTTCTAGGGGAGTTAGTGAAGAAGTTCAAAGGCAAATGCAAACAGGATTGGATAGAGGTAGGCTGGAGTATCGTAAATCAATCACTGGGCAGGATACTGTCCATGTTAGTAGAGTAGTATTGCCTCACTTTATCAATGGGAAACTGGTTGGTTGGGTAGCAAGAAAAGTTGAGGAAATTAATGGAGTCAGTAAATATAAGAACTCTAAAGGTTTCCCAAGGCAGTATTCACTATACAACCAAGACAATGTTAAAGGTATGAAATCTATCTATGTAGTAGAAAGCCCTATGAGTGTTCTTGTACTTAAGAGTCGTGGCATTGAAAATGTAGTTGCAACCTTTGGTGCAAAGTTCTCAGAACCTCAAGTAGAATTACTAAGAAACTTTAAAGAAGTTACAGTGTTCATGGATGGGGATGCCCCAGGTAGAAGTGCTTCTGTCAATTTAATTAAGGCGCTAAGTAACTATACTAATGTAAAGGTCATTGATACTCCCGAAGGAGAAGACCCAGCAAGTCTAGATAAAATACCACCAAGTGTAGGTCACTTCATTTATGAACTTTCTAAATGTGGTTGATTTTTTACTAACTGGTATATAAACTAGTAAATGTAGTAAACCAAAAAACCAAAAAAATAAACCAAAAAGGATACTAAAATGGCACTAAAAAAAGGTATGGAAGCAGTCAAGGAAAGCCTCGAGCGTTCCCAGCGTAGTGCTTCTCAATCATCAACAACATACACAGAAACTAACTGGTTCTACTGGAAGGCCGGAGAGACAAAAGCAATCCGCTTCCTCACAGATGCTAATGACATCTTTGTTGTACCAGTACACGAAAACGTTCCTGTCCATGACGGAAAGAACAAGACATTCGTTTGTCGTAAGGCTTTTGAATCTTCTTGTGAACTATGTGACAACAAAGTTTACCGCCGTGATGTAGGTTATGGTGTTGCAGTCCTTCGTGAAGAAGTTTACGAAGAAGTAAATGGTCAGAAGAAGTTGACCGGTTACCGTGACGTAACTAGCAACTATGAGGTAGAAGAGAACGGTAAGACTGTTCTTAAGAAGAAGCCTTATGTTGGTATTGTCTCACAAGGTATGCGTAACTTCTGGAACCAGATTGCTGTTATCTCAGAAAAGTATGGTTCACTTCGTGACCGTGAAATTGAGATTATGCGCCAAGGTGCAGGTACAGACACAACCTACATGGCATTTGCACTTGACAAGAAAGAAATCGAGAACATTGAAACTCGTTATTCTAAGTTTGTCCCAGACATTGAAGCATTCTTGAACCGTATTGGTAGTCAAGAATACTACGATGCACAACTCCGTGGTATTAAGCCTGAGTCAAAGGATGACTTCACGACAAGCACTACTTCAAACTCTACTGAAGATGAGTATGAGGACGAAGAGTACATTGAAATTGAAGAAGACACCACGGCTGACCGTTTGAAGGCAAAACTTCAAGGTTAGTAAATTCGGAGTCCCCGATGAGGTTAGGTCCGTTGTAGTTTACTACAACAACTTGATGAGGACTTGATTTCATCGGGGGTTTCCATTATAATTAGTGCAATACAAGTAAGGAGTAGAAGTGAGTACTTCTAAAAATAAAAAACTTGAAGTAGTATTAAAAGAGATTCAACAGATTCATGATACTAAGTCACAGGGTTACGGACTTCCGGGTAAACCATTTCATAACCTTGAAGAAGCAGGACGATTGGTAAATATTCCTTCTTGGGTTGCTGCTATTTCTCGTGCCGGTGATAAGATGACTAGAATTAGTTCTCATCTACACAATAATAAAATTAAAGATGAGAAGTTGCGAGACAACTTAATTGACCTTGCAACCTATTGTGCCATTGCACTTGCACTTTACGATATTGAGGAATCAGATGACTGATAATTTAGTCCACCTTCATGTTCACACAGAACATTCTTTCCTTGACGGTTTGAGTACAGTAGAACAATTGGTATCTCGTGTAGTTGAACTTGGCCAAACAGCAGTTGCAATTACCGACCATGGTGAAGTATCAGGTCATTACAGATTTCAGAATGAATGTGACAAGCAAGGTATTAAACCCATCTTTGGTATGGAAGGTTACTTTTGTGATGACAGATTTGATAAATCTGGTAAGAAGGGTGAGAACTATGACCACATGACGGTCATTGCACTCAATCAAAAAGGACTAGAAAACCTTTGGGCATTAAGTAGTAGAGCGTATATTGAAGGTAGTTATTATGGTAATCCTCGCTTTGACTGGGAACTACTTAATGAGTACAAAGAAGGATTAATGATTACCGGTGGTTGCATGGGTGGTTGTGTTGGAAAGTTCCTTCATGGTACAACTCGTAATTATGAAAAAGCAGTAGAAAGAATTTCAAGACTTCAAGCAATGTTTGGTGATGATTTCTATTTAGAGTTGCACACTTACTTAAGTGATGAAAGTATTCTTTGGAACAAAAAAGTTGCAGAGATTGCAAATGACTTCTCAGTACCACTACTTGCTGTTAGTGATGCACATTATTCTAAACCAGATGATTGGTATGCCCACGAACTAATGACCGCAGTTCAAATGGGTAAGCACATGGATGACCCAGAAAGATTCTCATACGGTCCTAATCAACTTTGCATTTTTAGTGAAGCAGAAACTCGTGAAAGACTAAATTATCTACCAGCATCAGTTGTTGACCAAGCAATTAAGAATACAACTGTAATTGGTGAAAAGGCAAATGCAAGAATGCCAGAGGCAAAGACAATGCCTGTTTTCCTTGCAACACCTGAACAAGATGAAAGAAAACTAGAAAAGAATGTTGAAGAAGGCTTTCAACGTAAGGTTCTTCCATATATTAAAGAAGAAGAATTACCAGTTTATAGAGAACGACTTCGTTATGAAACTGAACTAATTAACAAAAAAGGTTATGCAGGTTACTTCTTAATGGTTCAAGACATTATTGTTTGGAGTAAGAATGAAGGGCACCTTGTTGGTCCTAGTCGTGGTTCTGTAGGTGGTAGTCTACTTGCTTTCTGTTTGGACATTACTGAAGTAGAACCAATTAAGGCAGACCTTTTGTTTGAACGTTTTCTTGACCCAGAACGTGACTCAATGCCTGATATTGATATTGACTTCCCTAGAGTTGAACGTCACTTAGTACGTGAGTATCTAGAAGATAAATATGGTAAGTTTAATATCTCAAGTGTAGGGACACTTAACACTTTGGGTGTAAAACAAACCCTTCGTGACCTTTGTCGTGGTTTGAATATTAGTAAAGCAGAATCTGACCAGATTTGCAATGTTGTTGAAGACCAGTGGAACAGAGAATTCATGGGTCAGGGCAATGAGTGGGATAAGATTGAAAAATACTATATCAAAGAGTTTGCTCCTTGGAAAAAGAAATATCCTAAGTTGTTTGAAATGATGCCAGAATTCCTTGACCACATTAGGCATGCATCAGCACACGCTGCTGGTGTAGTAGTGTCAAAAGAGTCATTAATTGGTAGACTTCCTCTTCGTTTTAAGAATGATGATATTAGAACACAGTTTGACAAATGGGATGTTGAAGAACTAGGTTTTGTAAAGATTGACGTTTTGGGGCTTCGTACACTAAGTACGTTGATGGCTGCTTTTAATCTAATCAAAGAAAACCATGGTGAAGATGTTCTTCCTCACTTCTATGAATGGCAATATAGTTGGGATAAGTTTTATGATGACCCAGCAGTATGGGGAAGTATTTGTGCCGGTCATAACATGGGTATCTTTCAACTTGAAACAAACAACCTTCAAGGACTTGTAAAGAGATTTAATCCTAAAGACATTGAAGATCTAACAACAATGATTGCTGTATGTCGACCAGGTATTACTCGTACAACTGACCCAGAAACTGGTTTGAACCTTCTTGAACTGTACCTTCAAAAGAAGGACGGTAAGCGTAAGGTTACATATAAACACCCAAACATTGAAAAAGTCCTTGGTTCAACCTTTGGTAACTTTATTTACCAAGAACAAATTATGCAGATGTGTGTAGAACTTGCTGGATATTCACTTGGTGAAACTGACCGTGTTCGCCGTATCATGGGTAAGCAGCAGTTAGACAAGATGAAGAAAGAAAAGGTTAACTTTGTTGCCGGATGTTTGAAGCAAGGTGTTAGTGAAGATATAGCATCTAGTGTCTTTAACGAAATGATTGCCTTCGGTACCTATGGTTATAACAAGAGTCACTCCTGGGGATATGCATTGATTTCCTACTGGTGTGCCTACTTAAAGCATTACTATCCAAAAGAGTATATGGCAGCATTGTTCCGCACAAATCCTGAGATGACCGTTATGTACACTCGGGAATGTAGGAGAATGGGAATTCCTGTACTAGGACCAGACATCTATGAATCTGGTGCAAGGTTTACTTTGACAAAAAGTGGTTCAATTAGATATGGACTTGCAAGTGTTAAGTATGTATCTGGTGGTGCAACTGACCTTGCTAAGATTGGTCCTTTTACTAACATGGAAGATTTTGTTGCAAAAGTTCCAAGTAAAAAGATTAATAAAAGAGCAGCAATTTCAATGATTAAGTGTGGTGTCTTTGATTCCATGTGTGGTGACTCAAAGTCTGCCCTTTATCAATATTTTAAGGCTCGTAAAGACTTTAAGAACATTGACGGTCAATGTCAAGATACTTGTGAGTTTTGTCATGGTAGTATCCCTGCCTTTGATTGTTACGCTGACCTACAAGAAAAAATTCAAGATAGAGTACTTCATGAACGTGAATTACTTGGTAGTTTGATTACTGCTGACCCACTAGGTGCATATAGAGATATTATTCAAGAAGAAGCAAACTATCCTGGTGAGTCAAAAATGTTTAAGGGTGAAAAGGCAATGCTTGGAGGTACCATTACTAGAGTTAAGCACCTAGTAACAAAGAGTGGTAAGAATCCTGGTTCTGCAATGTGCCAATTTTGGGTTGAGCTTCCTATTGATGAACAAATACTTGACTATGATGAATTGGACGAATTAGAAGGAGAAGTAGAGATTAAGTCTTCCAATGATGATAGTGTCCAGATTGTTTCTTTCCCTGACTCATTTTCTAAGTTGGGTGAAAAGATTGAAGTAGGAAGCCCTGTATTAGTTCAGGTAGAAAAGATGGACGGCGGTTTAAGTCTAAGAAATATTTATAGATTAGATCTTTTGAAGGAGAGTGCATGATGCAAGATACACTAGACCACATTTGCCTTTGTGGACACTACATTGAAGACCATGATATAATTGATGATATTTCAATGTGCTATAAGTGCCACTGTTCTTTTTGGCAACCATTAGATTTTGGATTAGATTATGACCTTTAAACACTTTTGCCATGTTTGTAATGTTAACTTTCATCGTGCAGTAGATTTTATTCTTCATAAGCATGAAGAAGTAAAGCCAATTGTAGAAACTTTTGTAGGAGATAAAGATGGAAAAGCCGACTGAGTGGGAAACAGCAGAGTGCAAAAACTGTTATAGTAAACTTGGTTTAACTAGAGAAATTATTTTAAGTAAAAGTGGAACATGGGTTCACAACAATCCAATTAATTATGACTTAAAATGTCATATCTGGGAACCATATGTTGCAGAACCTAGGGAAAAGGAGTAGTATGGCTGGTTATGAATATATTGAGATTGAAGTAACACAAAAACTTTACAATTCTATTCAAGCAATTGCAAAAAGTTATGGTGTAGATGTTAAGGTATTTATTGAAGATAGATTAGAGGAACTTTATGGCTAGAGATGCTATTGATAAACTTATTGCAGATTTGAACAAATTTACACCTGCTGGTTCAAATAAACCTATTGCTATGAGAGGCAATAGTATTGAGAAGATTAATGCTATCCCTACTTTCTCCCCTGCACTTGACTATCTACTTGCTGTAGGCGGTTGGCCTGAAGGTAAAATGATTGAACTCTTTGGTAAGGAACACTCAGGTAAAAGTTCATTTGCTTTAATGGCATTGAAGGACTGCTATGACTATTACAAGGGTGAAAAGTTGGTCGCCTATATTGACTTGGAACATCGTTTTAATCCTGATTGGGCAGAAAAGTTGGGCCTAAAAGTTGATGAGAGTTTGATTGTAGTTCAACCACCAGATGCAGAAACTGGAACTGACATTATGGTAGAATTAATTAAGAGTAAAGAGATTTGTGCCATTGTTTGGGACTCAACAGGTGCTGCTGCTACAAAGCACAGCATGCAACAACTAACTGACAAGAACGACAAGATGGGTGGCAATGCTGCTGTAATGAAGCGTAATGTCCAGACAGTTGCTCCACTTGCCAACCTTTATGATGTTACTGTATTTTACTTAAATCAACTTCGTGATGATATGGATGGATATAACCGTCCTATGACTCCTGGTGGTCACGCAGTAAAGCATGCTATGTCTGTTCGTATCTATCTTCGCCCAGGTACAGACAAATACTTTGATAAGGTTGACGGAGAAACTGTACAAGTTGGATTCCCAATTGTTATGAAGACAGTTAAAAATTCATATGGTCCTCCACTCCGTGAAGGTTGGACTGATTTCTACAACCAACCAAATAGTAATCTTGACCATGCAGGTATTGATACTCGTAGAGATCTTGCCCGTATGGGTATTTTACTTGGTGTTGCCCAAAGAGCAGGTGCATGGTTTAATTGGAAAGATGTTAAAGCACAAGGTCGTGACTCTTTCTTTGAAGAAATTTGGTCCCGTGGATTGGGAGAAGAGTTTGCAAAAGAAATCTCAAAGGCAATTGAAATGGGCAAAGGTGCTAGTCAAACGGTAGTTGAGAATGATGACTTCTTTGGTCGTCCAGTAACAAGTGACAGTGCAGATATTAACGATAGCGAGGTATAAGATGAATGTTGGAGATAAAGTAGTATTGATTGATGCTGTAGGAACAATTGTTGGTGTTAGTACCAATGGTTTCCCTGTAGTAGAATTTGAAGTTCTTGGTGGTTCTACTTATGATGAGTATGACCCTTCCGAACTACTACCAGTCGAACTCCCGGTTCCTAATGAGGAATTAAATCCAGACAAAGAAAAAGAGTAATGGGTGCTTTCCAAAAAAAGATGGCTGACAGACATGAGAATGAAATAGCAGAAATTTGGCCAGAAGCAAGCAAGACAATTGCTAGTGGTGCTAAGTTTGAAAAAGGTGACCTCAAGACCAATGAGGTTGAACAAATTTCATTTGTTGTAGAGTGTAAGTGTACACAGAATGTTAGTTATTCTATAACTGAAAAAGTATGGAATGAAGTAAAAGAACACTCTCAAAATAGAAGTTGGACATCAAGGCCTGCATTATGTATTAGGTTGTACGGTAAAACAGAAGAAGAAACTTCATGGGGTGGGAAAAGAACAAACACACCAGAACAATTGCCTGTTGAATTAGACTTGGTAGTTTTAGATTTAAATGATTTTCTAGAGTTTTATGAACAATACCTAGAATTAAAAAGCAAACAAGAAAAGGAATCTTAATGTCGTTTCAGGCTTTAGAAGACAAAGTAATTATTAAAGTTGCAATAGTAGAAGAAAAGACTGAAAGTGGACTTTTTATTCCAGATACAGCAACTGCAGTTCCAGATACAGGTGTTGTGGTTGCAGTTGGTCCAGGTCGTATTTCTTCTAACGGTACATTGATTCCAGCAACCGTTAAGGTTGGGGACAAGGTCATTTTTGAACAACGTGCTGCTCAAAGACTTGAGATTGAAGAAGAAGAATACTTGGTTTTCTTAAATGACCACATTCTTGCAATTGTGGAGGATTAAATGTGGTCCTGGGTACTAGCAATTGTCGGTTCGTTAGGTATCTACGTAGTAGGTAAAAAGAATGTGTTCGGTTGGTTCATCCTAATGTTGAGTGAAACACTTTGGACTATCTATGCTTTTGTTACTCATCAGTATGGATTTCTTTTTGCTGTAGTATTGTATTCATTTGCTTATATTAAAAGTTATTTACGTTGGAGGAAAGATGCTAGCAAATAGATTTTTAGATTTGGTTTTTATGGTTTTAGGTACTATAATTGTAACTAAGATTACAATGGGAAAGATGAAGAAGTGAAAAAGTACACACTAGAACTAACTGTAGAAGAGTTAGATTATCTGGATAATTTTATCCATGAACATGCCACCGCAGAAGACATGTACGATGTTGGTACCTTTAAGACCACTGTCTTTTCTAAAGTTTGTGACCTTTGTGAGTTTGCACTAGACGAAGGTGAGAAGCCAGTTGAGCTTTCTTGAACGCACACTAGCAGCATATCAAAATCAAGAACCTATAACTCCATACTTGGAGCAGGCTTTGATGAAAGGTGATTTTGTCCCTGATGAATATCCTGTAAAAATCTTTAACTATCCTAGAGAGTTTGACAACATGTATCACCCCTCAAGTGACATTGAGGCGGGAGAGTTGCAATTGTATTATAAGTTCCATCCAGAATTGAGGCTACAATGTCAAGAAGAAAGAATATCTCCAACACTAGCAATGACCTTTCAAGTGGGTTCAGCTTTTCACAGTATTATACAGAACATGTTAATTCACTTGGGTTTGACTTCTCTGGAAAAAGTAGAAGTAAAGTTCAAAAACGAAGAAAGAATGATAGCAGGGGCAGTAGACGTCTTGGAGTTAACTACTCCAGATGGAGAAAAGTTTTTAGTAGATATAAAAAGCACTAACCGTATTCCCAACGAGGCTAGTCAACAATATTCTATGCAGTTGAGAGTATACCAAGATAATTGCCCAGGTGCACCAGATAGAATGGCACTATTGTTTATTGAAAAAGCATATCCTCACAAGATTAAAACCATTGAAGTCACTAAAGACCAAAAGTCACTAGATACACTTTATGCAAAGTGGTCTAAGGTTAGAGTTGCTATTGGGAAAAATAGTACAGATGGTTTAAAGCACTGTTGCAGTGGTCCAACAGATGAAAAGTTTATGTCTTGTCCAGCAAGAAAAATCTGTGAGTATTGGAATAAATAATGACAACGCCTCAAAAAGCCAAAGGTTCCCAATGGGAAAGAGATGTAGCAAAATACTTCAATGAACGTGGGTATCTTGAGGTGGAGAGGCGTTACGGTGCAGGGAATACACTTGATAAAGGTGATATTAATGGAGTCAAAGACACTGTAGTTGAGGCCAAAAATTGGGCTAAGATTTCGCTAGCCACCATTATGGATGAAACTCTTGTTGAACAAAAGAATGCCAAGAAACGTTTTGGTATTGCTGTAATTAAACGTAGAAATAAGAATGTTAAAGATGCTTATGTTGTTATGACACTAGAGCAATTTGTTGACATTTATGCCTTGTTTCACAAGTAACACCACAAAATTCAAGAAAATATGATAAATTATTATTAGGTTTGTTTAGAGAGGACAGTAATGAGTGGGATTAGAAAAGGACTTGAAGAACTCAAGCAACCTTCTCTTGGTCTAGAACATGAGCGTGAGAAGGAATACCTTCACAACTTTACTGTCCGTGCCTTTACTTGGGAAAGTAGACCTGAAGAACTTGGTGCATTAAATCAAATTGATACTTTGGTTGATGAGTTCATGAAGGAATACCTTCGCCCAGCAGAAATAATCATTGCTAGATTTAATAGTGACATTCCAATGAGTGACACAGAAGCAGACAGATTGTTCCTAAACCTTCAAAGTGCAATTGTTGCCATTGAAGATGAAGTAACACGCAGATATCTTAAGGCACAGTTTTCCTATTATAACTGGGATGACCGTTATTGGGAAGAATACCGTAAACCTGTTTCTGGTACAACTAATGACCGTGAGGCTCGTGCTAGAATGGAAACAAAAGATGACCGTTACTTCTATTTTGTTCAGTATGCTGCTTGGAGAATTATCAATGACAAGGTGCAAAGTCTAAAAGCAACCCAAAGATATATCCAAAATCAAATTTACAGGAGAGGCTAATGGAAGACGATAAGCCTCAAAGAAGGTCTAGAAAACAAGAAGTCATTAAAGGTAAGATGACTTGGCAGGTTCTTGAAAGACTGTTGAATAATTATTGGGAATGGCGTGAAGCATACAGGGTAAGCGGTAATCCTGAACTTCAATTACTAAATGGTGTAACAGTTAATATTCATGATGTTTTAAAGGGTATTGATAAATTACCACCAAGACAAAAGCAAGCAGTTGTACTTTCTTGTCTTGAAAACAGAAAAGAAGTTGACGTTGCAAAAATTATGGGTTTCACAAAATGGTCAAGTCCTGTAGGCATGTATAAACGTAGGGCATTAAAGAATCTTTGTGACACATTATGGGCAGAGGATATTGACTGATGAATACTCCAGAAGAACTAAATAAGATTATTGAAGAAAATAACATTAAGTTGCCAAAGCATTGGGATGAATTTACTTGGGAACAAAAGATTGATTTTGTAACTCACAGGATTCTAATTAATGCTAGGACTTCTACAAAGCACTCTGACATGAAAGAAGAAGGTTGGTTGAGTAATTACCAACTTGAAAGAAGAAGACGTAGGGAAGTCCTTTCAAAGTTTGGTAGTTGGGATGAGATACCGCCAAAGAAAGGAACTTTTGGTCGTTCCTATAATCCTGATTCAAAGGAACAGTAAATGGGTGAAGAACTAGAACCTATCAAGAAAGATTATAGAGACCTTGATAGAATAACACCAGCAACTGAAGAATTGCTCAGTGAAAATATTGATGGTGAGATTTTTCTTTATAGAGCAATTCCCCAATGCAAAGTTTGTAGTAGTGGTGATGAGATTCGAAGGTATGTTGATGACCTTCTACTGTACCCAAAAGGATATAAAGAAATCCTTAGAACTATTCAACCATTAGAAGAAAAACTAGGTGTTGAACCTGAAGATAGAATTTCATACAGTAGTATCAGAACACACTACCGCAATCATCTACCACTTGATAAAAAGCAAGTTCGTGAAGTAATTGAACGTAAGGCCAATAAGAATAACACAAGTATCATTGATGCAGACGGCACACTACTTACACCTGAAGCATTTTATGAAGTAATTGTTGCTAAGGGTTTTGAAGACATTGTAAGTGGTGCAGCAAGGCCTACACTAAGTCAAACTTTCCAAGCAATGGGTATTCTTCAAAGAATGGAAGAGAAGGAAAAGCAAGGTTACAAACCTGAAGTCCTTGTTAACCAACTAAATATTATTCTTCAAGCAATTAGAGATGTTCTGCCTGTAGAATGGCGTGAAAAGGTCTTCGATAAAATTCAACTTTATAGTGAAGAACAGCAAAAACTTCCAACTACAATGGAACTTGCAGAAGCACAAGAATATATTGATGACGACTTAATGTAGTTGATTTTTTTCAACTCTTAATATATCATTTAGTATCTAACTAAGGAGTAAGATGTTAACAATTAAAGAACTAAAAGATTCTATTGACAAACTAACACCAAAATATGTTCCTGTAACAATCGGTGAATTTGAGTATGTGCCATCACTTGGTAATGAACTTGATGGTGATGGACTTCTTCGTAAGTCAACCGGTGAACTTCTTGGTTTTGCAGATGATACTGCTTTTGGTAACTTTACAACATTTATTGGTGCACCTGGTAAGTTCCTAATGAAGTTGCAACCAGAGATGCGTAAATCAGTTGTTGACTATATGATTCAAAAGAGTCACGAAGTTGAAGGAACTGTTACTCTTCAAGACAATCAATTGTTAAATGTCTTTAAGGCAGACCAACTGTTGCTACCACCAGACAAAGTCCTTACTACTGTTTCTTCATTGTTCCAAGATGATGATGTTGTTTCTCAATTGGATTTCAGAACAGGCCTTGTAATGAACATTCGTACAGGTCAAGTAGAAACTGCTGTTAAAGCAGGAGATATCACTCAAGGTGGTATTCGTTTTGACACAACTCACGGAAAGAGTCCAGAAGTCAGTGCTTATATGGAGCGTCTAGTTTGCTCAAATGGAATGGTAGCAACCAGTGACCTAGATAAGATTCCAGTTCGTGGATACACACTTGCAGAAGTTCTCAATAGTATGCAACATATTGCAGACCACTACTTGAACACCACAGTTCCACGTTTCTTGGAAAACTGGAAGAAGTTGACCAGTGTTCGTAGTTCTAACCCTGAGCAGTTGATTCACCGACTAGCCAAGGAAAATGACCTTTCACCTAAGATTGAGACTAGAATTATTGAAGCAGCAGCTAGTCTAGATGATAGTAGTTACTATGACGTAATCAATCTAATCACCAGTTTTCAACATGCAGAAGGCGTTGATTCCAAGCAAATTAACAAGTTGCAAACACTTGGTGGTAATGCAGTTCGTGATATGGGCGGTCACCGTTGTGTGAACTGCCAGCATAATCTAGACATTTAAGTTTGTCGGACAGGTTGCACCTGGGTATGTGTATAAACTGCCCCCTTCTAACATTGTAAAACCCCTTAGAATTTATTAAAGAAATGTACTACTAAGGGTAAATATGACCAAAACTTTCAACTCATCTGGTATAAAGATATCAAGCGAGAATATCCCTGACTTAAATAAGAGGTGTACTGGTGGTAACTGTAAAGTTTGTGACTACTTTGATAAAGAGTTAGACCGCAATCGGAACTTAAGAAACGATAAGTCTCGCCCAGGTGGTAAACCAATGACCCCAGGAGAACTTCAAGAAAGTACTGCTAATTCAAGTGCTTTATTAAAACTTTGGAATAATCATATTAGGTGGGATGAGCCTTGCACTGGTGAGGGTTGTAATACTTGTAAATATATTTCAAAAGAAAATAAAAAAGTACCAGAGTCTGCTAAACACCAGAACTCTAGAGAACCAAAGATTAGTTTCTTTCCTATGAACTTCGGTGTCCCTAGGATTGTTCCAGATGAGTCACACCCAACAGGAATTATTGGTGAAGATCCTCACTCTCACTATACTGAAACTACTTCTTTTGTAACTGATAACCCCCTTCACTCTTGTGAACGTTGTATGCCAACATGCAGACGTTGTGGAACAAGAGACACAGCAGCAAGAATTAAAGATGGTGAACACATTCCTGAATATCAATCAGAGTGCAGAAGAAGAGAACGTGGTTTAGGCTCTATACCACTTTATAACTAAGTATAAAAATGAATTGGAATACTCGTTACTCTAGTGATAAACCTTGGGATGAAAAAGATCCAGACGGTGGTAAGCACCACAAACTAAGTCCAGAACAAAAAGCAAAGGCAAAAGCTCGTGCAAAGGCGCACGGTCGTCCATATCCAAATTGGATTGATAATGCTTGGGCCTCTAAACACTAAGGATAACTAATGTCATTCAATGAAAGATTCGCTAAAGAAGAAAAGAAGACATTCACACCACCAGAAGGTGTACAATCTGCTGCTCGTAAAGCATTAAAGTGGATTGAAGAAGGTCACGCAGGTAGTGGGTTCACTGGTGTTGGTCGTGGACGTGCTCACCAACTTGCTAATGGTGAAGCAGTTAGTTTATCAACTATCAAGCGTATGCACTCATTCTTCTCACGTCACCGTGTAGATAAGCAAGGCAAAGACTGGAATAAGCCAAGTCCAGGTAAAGTTGCATGGTACGCATGGGGTGGAGATGCTGGTGCATCATGGGCAAAGAGTATTGCAGAAAAGCATGACGGTAAGAAAAAAGAAGCAGGAATTGCAGAACACCTTCAGTTCCTTCCAGAGATTGCTAAAGGTGTAGGTCACGTTATTCAAAATACTTTTATGGAGCCTGAAAATGCTGTTAAAAGTGTAGGCCATTTTGTTAATGAACTTGCTACAGGTCAAGGTGCTACTCCTACTCCTAAGGATAACTACTATGGAACTTCTCCTTTTCACTTGACAAAAACAGAAGAAGGTGCCCCAGGCGCAGCCTATTTGATTAATAAGGGTATGGATGCAGTTAAAGGTTTAATGCCTAAGGGTAGAAATTCTTCTACATTTAGTTATAATTCAAAGAATGCTGGCTTTCAAGATGAAAAAAATAAATTTACATATTATGAAAAGCCTGAAGCATTTTCAACCTACTCAGGTCCATCTTTGAATCAATGTGGTAGATGTGGTATTGACATAAATAGAGGTAGTAAACTATTTACAAATAGGAATTTTGGTAGAATCTGTCCTGATTGTAGAGATGTTTTAACAGCAAAACCTGAAGAAGAATAAACTATAATATATAGTTATATCTCTAAGAAAGGTTACTAATGGCTTTTGATAAATTAAATATCCCAAAAGAAGGAATTGCACCTGAGGATGTTCCAAAGCTAACTGCACTTCAAGAAGCACAAATGGCTGCTTTCCAGGCAGAACAGAAGGCAGAACGTGAAGCAGACAAAGAAGTCCTTGAACTTCAAGAAGGTGAAATTGCTGCTGCTACTAAGATTATGCAGGAACTTTACCAAAAGTATTACTACCGTAAGGCAAGTTTCGATAATCTACTTTCATTAAAAGGTGAGGCAGAAGAAAAGTTTGCTGCTATTAATCTTCAAGTTGTTGTTGACTGGGTCATGCCAAGTATCAGTGTAAAACCAACACCGCCACAGATTACTATTGTTAATAGACTTAAGCAATTCGACCCAGAACAAAACCGTTATGAAGTCGGTAAGGGACTCGCTGATGATTACTACGATGCAAAGCGTGCCCAAATGAAAAAGAAGAATAAATTAATTATCCCAGGACAGTAAAGGAACATCATGAGAAAAGTATCTCGTTCAGAAGACAGTATTAATAACAACATTAAAGAAGTAATGGCAAAAGAAGCTGGAATTGCAGACATTCCACACAATATTGTAACCCACCTTCCCACACTAATTCCTACTGTTGCTGCTGAAGCAGGACTTTTAACCGGTCTGGTAAAAAATATTAAAAATAGAAATAAGACTGCCCCTAACCCTACCCCTGGAACTGATGAAGCATACAATGCTACTGGATTTATGTCACCTAGTCAAATACAAAACTACAAAAACAAAGATGCTGTTGAAAAAGATTCTTCTTTTGAAGAGCGTTATGCAACTGATGACCCACTAGCTTTTGCTCACAGTCTTCAGACGGCACCAAAACAGAAGGACCAAAATCAACCTATACTTGAGCCAAGTGAGGCTGTTGAAGGTGAAGGTATTGGTGCATTGGGAGAATTGGCAGCACTTTCTTCCAAAACTGCAGGTGCATGGCCTAGTGAAACTGACTGGGATGGTCACCTACACAACTTAGAAGAACTTCTTGCTGAAACTCAAAAGGGTGTAGGCTGGCACGCTGCTAAAGATGAAAAGAAGGAAATGAAGGCCCACGACAAGTTGGCAAAAGACCTTCAAAAAGTAATCGATGACATTAAAAAGGTCATGAAGTTCCCACCAGCAAAGACAGCAAGTGTAGAGTCAGATGACTGGCGTGATGACCACTCCAACCTAGATTCAGACTGGTAAGTCATGAACTTCGCAGAACGTTTTATCTATGACCACTTAAATGTTCGTCAAGCAGGTGTACTTGAATTTGCAGGACCATGCACTGGTAAAGGGTGCGATACCTGTATGCACTTCAATGAAAAGATTTCTGAATTAACTCAATCAAGTGAAACTAAAAAACCAAAGCCAAGTCAACTTGCAAAAGCAAAGCAACTAAGAAGTTTAAAAAAGAAACACAGAAGTGCTAGGACTGCTAGTAATTTAAGAAACTGCCCTTTTTGTGAAGGTTTTCATCCTATAACTGCTGCAGAATATTCTCTTGGAGATGAATCTAGGAGAGGGCTTCCAAGACCTACTATGAAGGTTGAAGATGGTGTTTCTAAAAGAGTAATAGATGAAAATTGGCCTGCTAAAGGAATGACGCATAAAAGAGTACCAATTCCTTTTGGGGATGTTCCAGGTGAGGATGGTCCCGAAACTGCCCGGAGTGGACCAAATGATAATCCAGAAGGAAAAGATGAATGTAGATGGTGCGGTGGGTTTATTACAGATCCTGGAGAGGCTGTAACTAAATGGAAAGAGACCAATGAATTATTTCATCCAGGGTGCCTTCGTTCATTAAGGACTTTCTGTAGTGGTGCTAGAAGAGCACCTGAAGATACATTTGAATCTGGTCCTTATAGTGAACTAAGAAAAAATGCAGAAGAAGAAACTGGTCTTTCATAATGGCAACAGGCGGAACTAGTAGGGTATCTAAAAAGGGTAATGACAATATCCTTAAGACCCAAAGTGACTTCTTTGAAATTGCTAAACAAGCACTTCAAACTACACCAGAGATTCCAGACATTGTTACTTTTGCTGAACACCCAAACTTTCTAGGTCGCAAACTTTATCCAAGACAACAAACTCTTTTAAGATTGATTAATCTTGAAACAGAACACATGACTGACTATGACCGTGAAGTCATTGATGAATGGTCTAAAAACTTTGATAAAAGTGGTGTTTCAATTGGTGTTTGCCCAGACATTTGGGATAGGGTAGAGTATCTAAAAGCAAACGGGTACAGTCACTTTCGTGAAGTAGTAAACATCACTGGTCGCCGTGGTGGTAAAGGTCACATCGGTGGAATCCAAGGTGCATATCTTAACTGGAAACTTTTGATGCTTGATGACCCACAGTGGTATTATGGTATTGATAAGTCAAAAGATATTTATCTTTTTACTGTTGCAACCAATATTGAACAGGCAAAGAAATATCAGTTTGCAGACCTTGCTAACACTATCCTTGATGCTCCATGCTTTCAACCATATGTTGCAACTGCTAATGAATACTTTGTTGCATTAAGAACTGCTAGTGATATTAGAAGAATTGCTGCTTTTGAAGCAAGAGGCATTCGACCAAACCGTTTGATTGCATCTGTTCGTAATATGGCAGTAACTTCCAACAGTAAATCAAGTCGTGGTGCTGCTGCTTTCTGTGTAATGTTTGACGAGTTTGCCCACATGCTTGTAGGAACTTCAGGACCAAGAACATCTGATGAAGTTTACAATGCTATCACACCTGCACTTGACCAGTTCCAAAAAGACGGTTTTATTTATATCCCAACATCTCCTTTTACAAAAGTTGGAAAGTGTTTTGAACTCTATCAAAATGCACTCCAATCTAATGAAGATGGAACACCTGCATTTCCTGACATGATGATGTGTCAGTTGCCTTCATGGGGTCCATATGAAGATTGGGATGACCCAAGTGCCACCGGTGGATTCCAATTTAGAAGTGCTCCTCAGACATATGATGAGGGTATGAAGCGTTTGGAAAAGCGTGAACCTGATTCCTTTAAGGTTGAGCGTCTTTCCCAATGGGCAGAAGTTACTGACGCATATCTTAATCCAAAAACTGTTGAAAGAATGTTTGAGCCTTTCATTGATGCAACTGGTGAACTTCGTGAACTTTACCAGATTAATCAAGGTACAATGGGATTCATTTACCGTGGTCACTGTGACCCTTCAAAATCTAATGCCAATACAGCCGCTATGATTTGCCACGTTGAACCAATTCCAGATCCAGAAGATGGAGAAATTTGGTTCCATGTTATTGTTGACTGGATTAAAGTTTGGGACCCACAAAACTATGATGAACACCAAATTGACTATGAAGAGATTGAAGAAGAACTTGTAGAAACAATTTCTAGATTCAATACACTAAAAGTATTCTCATTTGACCAATACGGTGCTTTTGTTACACTTCCACGTTTGAAGAAGCGCCTAAAGCAAATTGGTCACAAAGCACAAGTTCGTGAAGAACAGTTCCAAGACAGAAGTAATGACAAAAGAGCAGAACGCTTTAAGTCAGCACTTGGACAGAATTGGGTCCACAGTTTCAAAGATATCTATGGTCCTGATGGAACATGTCTACTTGAACAGGAATTGAAGTTCCTTCAAGAAATAAATGGACGTGTAAAGAAGCAAGATTTTGGTCCTATTCAAACAAAAGACCTTGCAGACTGTTTGATGGTTTGTGTTGACCAACTATTGGAAGATAACTTCATTAAGTTGGAGATGAGAGATAAACTTTCTGGAACAGATCTTGGTATTGGTGCACAAGGTGGATACCACACAGGAAGAGCACCTTCCTTTTCTCAATTGTCTGCAAGAGAAAAACTTTCTCGTTTTTCAGGTTCTAGAAATTCAAATCCATATAATGGTATGAGTCACAGGAGAGGTCGTTAATGGATAAGAAACAAGTTGGTATTGGCATCGGACCAAAAATTAAACCATCTGAACAAAAAAGAACTCCTGAAGAAGAGCATGACCTTCTTTACTCACGTTACATGGGCCTTAATGCTTTTAGAAACATGAAAAGAAGAACACCAAGCACGCCTGAACTTGAATCTGCTATGAAAGAAAAAGGTGTAGGCGGACTGGGTAAAGTTCAAACTAGATCTGAAGATGCAATGTTTCTTCAAGGAAATTGTTATGGTGATGAAAAAGCCAGAGAACAAGCATTTAGTCCTGACAAAGATGAACGTCAAGAGTTTATTAACAACAAATGTTCTACTTGCCCTATAAAGGGTGGATGTTTGAATTATGCACTAGAACACCCAAATGAGTCATTGGGAAGTCAAGGTGTATGGGGTGGTACACATCCAGAAGAACGTGCAGGTTACAGAAGGTCCTTACAAGAGGGGGATATAAATCCCTTAGATTCCCATTGGTTCCCCAAGTATCAGGAACCTTAGTCAAACCTTACTTTTATTCCTCAACCATTTTGTCTAGGAAAGAACCTAATACTTCTTTACTTGCGGTTAGTTGGTTGTTACTAGATTCAAGAACACCGACAAGGCCTTGTTCTTCTTCTAACTGAGCAAGGACTTCGTAAACGGGTCGGTTTAACAATTCGGATAGTTTTCGTAGTGCTGAACCTAGTACTAATGGATAATACCCTAGCATTTGTTCTAGTGAGTCTAAGATACTTTCACTAGAAATGATTGCACTCTCGTTAAGCATGTCATCTTCAAACTCAATACTCACTTTGAAAGCCCCTTAAGTTCCTTGCCTACAAAATAAACAACGGCACAGATGAATAGAAACTGCATAACAACTCCTTACTTGATTTATCAAGTATTATAATTACTTATGCAACAGAAATCAACCAGTACTAATAAAATAACTTGTATAATGGCCAGTAATTTTTAGAACCTAAAAAAGGGTCTGGGGCCAGTAATTTTTTGAACCCCAAAAAAAGGCCCTCCCCGAAGGGAGAGCCCAATGGTGGATACGAGAGGGTTCGAACCTCTATACAATGTTAGTGGAGTCCTGTGTAAGGGAATTGTGTTTTTCCAACTTAAACTACGTATCCTAGCAGGCAGTTTTAGACATACCCAGGTCTTATCTTACCACCAACTGTCGTAGTAGATTTCCATGTCTTGACCGATTGCCTTCATGGCATCATCAATAAACTTAAGGTCATCATCTATATCCTCTGGTCTACTTTCACCAAAGAAAAAACCTGTTGTTACTGGTAGTTCTTTACTTACTACAATTTCTTTTAATCTCATCAAATCTTGAAACGATACTCTAACTGGTGTACAGTTAAAAGTACCTTCACCACCCTTACTTTCATACAATTCTTCCATCCAACCCTGAAGGTCTGGGTGCTTACGCCATTGAGCAATAATAAACATACTTTGTTCATGTTCCTCTTGCTTAACTTTCCCAGAATCATTCCAATAAATGTAAGTATCTGTATTTTCTGGGTGTGGCATTACTGCAAATGCGTATTGGTCTAACCCCATACTTACTCCTTTGTATTATCTCTAATTGATGCTACTATACGTAATGCTTCTGCAAACCCTTGAGCAAATCCATTCTCAAAATCATCTTGCCTTGCCATTGCTAACTTAGTGTGATGACGAGTTTCATTACTAAGACGAAAGTATGCTTCATCTAACTTCTTACCCATTACTGTTCTCCTTCTTTATTTAGATTATTAAGTGCCCAGGCAAGCCTTTCTTGCTCATCCATACCGCCCCACCAACCAACCTCCATGTTACGGATGGCTTCAAGACGGCATGTATTAAGAACAGGACAATCTGTGCAAATTCTAACAAGTTTTTCTCTTATTTTATTTCCTGGAAGTTCTGAACCATAGACAAAATCATTAACATCTTTATCTCTACAGTTAGCAAAATCAAACCAACCAGACCTTGCAGGCTTAATTTTATCTGCAATTCTTTTTATCTTTACTTTACTGGTAGCCAAACTATCCCTTTCCTACTTTTGGTTGACCAAGGTCTACTGAACTAGCACTTGAAACACCTGACTCGTAACCTTGTCTGTCTTTCAAAGTTCTACTTGAAATTTTTATTCTATCAACAGATTCCCAAAATTCAAGTATTGAATGTTCTTTCTTTCTTAAAGCAAGAGCAAAATTGTCATTGCCATTAAAAATAGATTCTTGTTCAATTTGAAACTTTTTTGCTTCTCTTAATCTTTTACTTATTGTTGCTGCATACCCACCAAAAAAACTTTTCTTCCAAGAAGTTGTTGCTCCATTACTAGGTATATTCATTGCTGCCTTACTAAACATGTCTATAACCAAATAGTTATACATGACTAGAGTTAATTCTATGTCACTTTCATAACCATAGATAATAGCATAGTTAGAACCTCTGAGTACACGACAAAAGTTTTGCCTAGCAATAGAACCAAGCAATACACTCTTATCAATTACATAAGGCGGAACAATCTCAACCTTTCGGTTAGAAATTACTTCATCCTTACTCCTACCAAATAGATCTGTTTCTTCTACTTGATACTTTGTCATTAACTCTTGAGCTTTTTGTTGAAAGGCTTTTGCTTCTTCAACATACATTGTGCTGTTTGCTTTCTGAAGTAAACCTTCAACTTTTCTGATTACATCTTTGAGTTTCTGGTTACCCATCAATCTCCTTTCAACCTATCTCATCAGTATGAAGTTAGTTATTCTTCATAGACGCCCGAAGGCGTTTCGACTTATTATAATTCCTACTACCATCTACTATCTAATCTTGCCTCATAAGCAATCTCTGCACGTTCAATGTCATAATCGTCTACTTCATCATAGTCATCTGGTTCTGGATCTGGGTCAAGTTCATCATTTATTTCATCTGGATCATAATCTCTTTCATCATAACCACAAGAACCACCACAACCTGGCCAGTTACAACTAGCACACATACTTTCTCCTTTACTTAAAAGTTATTTTGAACCTTAACTTAAATGGTTTTGATTTTTTTACTTTAGCAATTTTTGGTAACTTAACAATACTAGATGTACTTGGTACCTTAAATGCTTTTGTAGCACTAGCACTTATTTGTTTCTTTCTAGTTGCACTCAAAGTTTTAGTTGCTGGTTTTCTACTAGGCTTTGGTGCAATCCTGTATGGCTTCTTATTTCTAGTTGCCATTATTCTTCTCCTATCATAGGTTGACCATATTCTTCTTCAAAGGCAAGTCTTACTAGTGGGTCATAACTAGCAATCTCTTTTTCTACTTCTGAAAACATATCTTGTACTGCTTCATCAAGGCAACATCTTAGATAGTTAACTTGTTCATCAGTCCAACCGATGACCATTTGTTCACTAATCCAACCTTCCCAGACGTAATCATCCATTAGATGACAACTCCTGAATACTTAAATACGAACTCTTCGTAAGCAATAGGTTCTTGTGACCATTCCCAAACAACGTCTTCTGAATTGTAATTTTCCCAGTCAACATTGTCATAGTTAATTTGTTGAATACCAACAGTTTTATCTAAGTGGTTAACAACAACTAACTTCCAAGTATCACCGTGAAGTTCAAAACCAATACCAAATCCAATATCACTTAAAACTTCATCTTTAATCATTTCACTAAAAATAATTCTATTTAGGTACTCTTTGTCATTCCATCTTCCCCGACCTCTATCTAATGCATCAGAGACATAATTTTCTAATGAAGTTGCACCCCAATGTGTATAGAAATACAAATTAGGACTTTCTGCATTATCTGTACCAATAATTTTTACTTGACCACGGTCTCCCATGATACCTCCTCTTTTATTTATTTTAATGTCTCACGACATAGTACCTAATTTAAGAATCGAACTTAAATTAAATCCACCAGGATTAGGTTACTTACTTCTAATAAGATAATAATGGAAAACCAAAATAGTCATCCAGACCTTCTACTGTACCACATGGTGAGCAAATGTCAGTCTTATTATCAACTCTAGACAAGGCAGGGTGTCCTGTCCATTCTTCTTTACAACGAGGACATACAAATGTCTTTTTTGTCATAACTCTCCTTTAGTTAAAACCAAATTCTTCAAATACTGCTGCTCTAGCATCACTAAGTTCTGTATTTAGTTCTTCAAGCAATGTATTACTAATACCATTGTCTGTACCAAACCATTCTGTTAGTAATTCACGAGTTACCTCTTCCATTATTACTCCTATGCTTTATTGTGCAACTCATTGTGAAAATGAGAAGCAGGAATTATTACCATGTCTAGGAATGACTGAGGAACTGAGGTACTGTAACCTTCACCATCTGCCATGCCTGTGATAACAACTGGACCAACAATGTATCCATTGTCTACTCCATGTTCTGCCTCCCAAAGTGCTTTAGCAAAGACATTTAATTCCATACCTAGAAGTAATCCTTCATCGTGGACCCAAAGGTCAAGGCCTAAGTTAGGAAGTGAGATACAATCAAATATTCCCCCAATTAGTTCTTTTAGTTTGTCTCCACATTCTTCAACTGGAAATTCAACAATATCCATCTTACCTTCTGGTGTTAGATGTACTGCTTTCATATTTTCTCCTTTGTTTTACCCTTAACGGGAGCACCCCATACAAGAATCGAACTTGTAAGAACACCATGTGGGGTTACCTACTAAAAACAAATGTCACAAGTGCAATGTTCCTTGCCACCAGATTCACATCTTAACTTAGCAAAATGAGGAGGCATTAAAGTTTCTCCTTTTTCTTTGCAATCTTGACAATACTTACAACCATCAATAAATACAGACACTACTCAACCTCCTGAAGTGAATACTTTTCTTCACATTGTGAACACATCTCCATACCCTCATCTGTAATTTCACCACATTCAAGGCATGACCAATTCATAATAAAACTCCTTACTTTTCTCTTAGTTCATTCAGATAATTTTCTGCTTGTGTAAATGACTCATCATCATGAACACTAACAATTGCTTCTTGGAACTGCTCCATTGCAGACTCATCAGTAGAAATTATCGTTGCTATATCTTTGATTCTTTGCAGTGTTTCTGAATGACTACTAGCATGCAAGTGATTAGTATCACCATATAGATGTTGCATCTCATGCCAAAGTACAGGCATTTGCTGCTCATCTGTAACAATAGCAACACCTTCTGCACCATGCTTCTCAGCAATGTGCCTTAAGACATCTGTATAACTTAGCATTTCATAAACCCCAGTATATACTTCTTTGTCTTGCATACTTCTCCTTATTGTCTGTCTCTTCAGATTGGGTAGACTATCTCCCAATGACCCCTCCCGGGGTTTCGACTAAAATCCTTTCCGTTCTTTAGACGCTTTTTCTATGTAACTACGTAGATGTGTTGGTTTAGAAACATACTTTTTCCTACGCAACATTTCAATAGCCTCTTCTACTTTGTATGCAGTTGTAATCTTGTGCTTAACTACAAGTCGAGCACAAAACATACTAATCTCTGAGTTACGGTTATCTTGTGAATTTGTAACTAAACCGTCACATACCCAAATGATTGGTTCTTTCCTAAGTCTACGCTTAATAGCATACTCAAGTGCAGGACCATCAACACCATTACCACCATTGTTGTATTGAACATCACTAAGTTTTTCTACTTGCTTACCTCTATCTGCTAGAATAAACAGATTGGGCTTCCCAGCAATACGACTGTTGTGACTGTAAGCCATAACAAGTGCACCAGGAGCAGCATCAAGAATACTTTGAATTTGCTCATTAGTTAATGACATTGAACCACTAACGTCAATAAGTACAACACCACCTTGGATTGGCATTTTCTGACCAAAAATCCTACGATGTGGATCTGTAAGCAAACGCTCTGGATAACGAATGTCAACACCAAACGCACCACCACGATACTTCCGAAGAAGTGACTTGGGGACAGTTTTGGTTAGTTTGACTGTATTATCAATCTTAAGCGGAGCAAAACCGATATTTGTTGACTCATTTACATCTGGGCCTTTGCCTGAACTTTCTTCAATGTCACTTGGTGAAAGCATGTACTTTTCTACAAGGTGACCAACAATAAAAGTGTGGTGAAAAGCAAATGGCATTTTAATTTCAACAACTTGTTTTGGTAGTAGGTAACTACATGGATCTGTATCAACAAGAGATTTTAAGGATGTCCTTTCGGTTACATACTTAGTAACTTCATTGCTCATTTCCCTAAGCATTTTGGCCCATTCCTCATTGTTTCGGCGAACGCCTACCAATAAAGAATTGAATGCCTTAGTGCCTACAAGTGATAAACCATAACACACAAGAATGTTCCAAGCACTGCCTGTACCATCTTCTGCTAAACGCTCACCCAATGATTTTTCTGAACCAGTCTTGAGCATGTCAGTATTGAAACCAGCAAGTTTTGCAACATAATTGATTCTAAACTCCTCAGCAGCTTTTAACAAACCTGGCAAGAATTCCTTGCAAGCAAGTTCAAAAGTTTCTGGATTACTTAGACCAACACGAACACGAATGTTCTCTTTGTTACGATAGAACTTGGAGGCTTCGTCTCGTAGTACGGTAGTCCTAAACGTATGAGTGGAGAAATCTGCAAGTGTACTCTCTGGTTGGAGAATTTCTTCGATTTCCCACTGCACACGCTTAGAACCATCAGTATCAGAGCGAAATGTTGTCAATGCCTCTGGAAGAGGAATAACAGCATCTGAACGCCTGAACGAGACTTTTGTATTAGTCTCTTTCTGCTTCATACTACAACTGACCAATTAGCAATGTGTCTTGAATTGACTCTGCAATACCCTTACCAAAAGCAAGTTCTGCTGCCTTAGCAACCTCAAACACTTTTGACAACTGGACATAAGCAAGGAAACCACGAAGCGATACACGGCGACCGTTACCACCACTGCACAATTCACGAGCAATACCACGCAAGTTCTCTGGCAATGAAAGTAGTGCGGAAGGGTGAGGCTCTGTAATCTCAATCTTGACTGGAAAACGGTCAAACAATGCTGGGTCTAACTCTGTCAAGTCAACTAAGTTAGTGGTCATTACTACCTCAAAACCAGGTTGAGGCGTGATACGCTCACCTGTTGGTAGAATGTGCTTAGCACTTCCATCAGTGTCGGTGTAAGCCAACAACAATGAAAGAACGTCACCACTAGCACGGTTAACCTCGTCAATAAGAAGACGGCGACCATAACGCCAAGCACGAGTACCTGGACCATCGTGGTATGTGTAAGTGCCTTGTTCATTTGGCATCCACATACCCTCAATTGCTGCTACAGTCATTTCTTCGTGACAGACAATGCGGTCAACCTCTACACCTTCTGAAAGGCCAAAGTTGAGTGCTGCATAGGACTTACCAATACCAGGTTCCCCTGAAAGAATGATACGTCCTACCTCAGAGGCCATAGCCCCTTGAGTGTCTTGCCAGCATTGTGGGACTGGAAGGCCCATGTGGACCTTCTCAATTTCTATTGTTTGTGTCATCTCTGACTCCTTCTAGCCTGTCTCATCGGTGCAAGGCGGCCACCCCTTACAGACGCCCGAAGGCGTTTCGACTATTAGAATATCTTTAATTGCTTATTTGTCTTACGAGCATAAACTCTAGCAATAGCATTTGGAATAGTTGCAATCAACCACCAAAGAGCAACCCAAAGGTAATAACTCTTATGATACCAAAATGCTTTTCCTATAAAATACCAGAAAACCAAATTGGCTAATCCACTAGCTGTCAATGCTGAGACAATAATCCACTTTAGAAAAGACTCTAACAAATCTTTTACTGTCCTATTCATTATTCTCCTTATCGTACTGCCTAGATAATTTCCAGACTATAATCAATGAGACACCTAATGCCACTTGAAATACAGTCGTAATGAATCTGTCCATTATTTCTCCTTTTTAACAGTGGTCGGACTGACCACTTTGGGTTTAATCATGTTACCTACAAATTCTTAAATCTGGTCCCCATTCAGGGCCCAAACCTTGATTACGTTGGTAATACCATACAGCGACCAAAGACTGCTGGTCACCAGTTGCCTTGTTAGGCGATTCTGGTAAACCAATAATGTTTTGTCTTGCATAGTTCCATATACTTGGCATGAATTGATACCAACCTTGAGAATTTGACTCTTGATTAGTATCTACTAAGTGATTGCGAGATTCTTGATAACGAATACACGCAAACTGTGACTGAACGTTGACCGGAAGATTCCATGTTGGATCTGCCTTGTCTGGCCAACTAGCAGTTGAGTCAGTTGAACGAGTATCCCACTTCATCACTGAAGGAGGAACTGTTATAACTGTCACTTGACTAACTTTTGGAATTGAAATAACTTCCTTGTGGTTAATCTGGTTCGAAGTGCCTGGCATGACAATTGAACCAAGTGCAAGTACACTGAGATTGACTATTGTCTTTATCATTGTACTCTCCTTTCTGGGTAGTTTTATTACCCAAGTGATAGCATGAACTGTTAACTACCGGGGGGATAAAGATTAATAGTTCATACTACCACTTGAGTAGTCGAAATTACTCTCGACTAACTACAAGGTTTAGTACATCTGGTATTCTCCAGCAATGTCTGCCAAAGGACCGGTGCGGATGCGCTTTTGACGCAACTTAACACCGTTCTTCATAGCATGTACTCCTAAACGAGCACCAAACTTTGCAAGAACAAGAGATGTCTTTACTGTCTTGCCCCAACCAAAGAAGTCACGAACTTCTTGGGCGGTAACAATGTGGACTTCACCGTCTAAGAACCTGTCAAAGTCAAAACCTTTCCAGTTCAATGGCTTTTTAGCAATTGACTTGGATACTTTTTGCTTTAATGGCAACTTAGTTAATGTTGTGCTTACTGTCTCACTAGATTTAGATGCACCAAGCATGACAGGCACCAGGTCTGAATTGTTCTCAATGAACGAAACTGTCTGGTCAAGTGTTGCTGGCATGCCAAACATACCAGAAACTCTTTCCTGAATCTTGGTTATCTCACTCAAAGTGAGTTGGTCGGGGTTAAATGGGCGTACCATAATAACACTTCCTTTGTTTAAACTGATTAGCAATCTGCCTCATCAGGCAATGAGCGATAAACCTCACTGCTATCCCCCGAAGGGGATTTCGGCTAACTTCTAGTTAACTTTAATATCTCAATCTGTTGTTTCTGAACATCAATAAGTTGTTCTTGAACTGCTCTAATTTTGTTTGCACTGGTTAGTAGATCTTCTTGCATCTTCATTACCTCAACAAGCATTGAAACTAATTCTTTTACTTTCTCAATGCTTTCCAAAGAATCTTTCCCAACCTCAACCATTGCTAAAAATTGCTCAGTGTCTGAAAAACCAAAATCTTCAAGATTGAACTCTGACATACTTTCTCCTTATACTTTTACTTTTCTGTTGCATTGACTGCAAGTTACTACATCTCCAGGGTTTTCAAGCACTAGTGTCTCAAAGTCTTCACCTGAAAGGTATTCAAATAAACTTTCGTCCAAATACATTGAACTCATAGCACATTCTTTACAATAAAAACTGCTTGTAAAACCCTGAAGTTTGTCAATAAGTGAATAAACTAAAGTCACTTACCAAACTCCTTCCCTTTTTTGATTTGTCTCTTCAGTATGGGACAATCAACTCCCATAGACGCCCGAAGGCGTTTCGACTATTTAACTTCTTGCTTTGCAAGACGAACCAATGAGTCATAAACTTCATTGTAAATTGTCTGTGTTCTTTCAACACCTGAAACACATTGGTCAAATTCTTCACTATCTTCGTCATACGTCTTGGAAACTTCCAAGAGCATTCCTCCAGCGACCGCACATGCTTGCATGGTGTCAAACCAAAGAATTGACGGCAAAGTAACTTGAATAAGTGTGTTCTCATCAACATCATTCTCATGCAAAATATCCAGGATTTCTTCTAAAGATCCCCGAACTCCTTTGCCTTCTTGAAAATTGCTTTCAAATGGACTGTCTTGCATTTTACTTCCTCTCTTTTTATTATTTACTTCTCAATTGCTTCTTTTACAAAGTTGCCGAATAGGTTACTCCAACATCCATTACAAATGCCAGAGATAAACAATTCTCTCAAACTTTTATCAAGATCTGGGAAAGCATCTTGAACCATAGAACCAGCGTTCCATTGCCCAAAATTATCTGTTGAAACTGAAAAAGAATGAAGTGTTGAACACTTTGTGCAAACAGCCTTAAGTGTCACTTCTTCTGACTTTTCAGAAACAACCTCAATCCAAGGTGTTCTTTCTAATTGTTTCATTTTTCCTCTCTTACTACTGCAATAATGAATACTGCATGGTTTCCGGGAGAAGAATCGAACTTCTCTACAACCATTCCGGAATACTAAAACTTACAATGTTTCTGCTGTCACTTCTACAAGAAATGGACTCTTGAGGCACTGATTGTGAACAAGAAGCGGTTCAATATCTTGCATTGAGCCACCCCAATTACAAAACTCACCATCCTTTTCTGGAACACAATTAAGAACCATCCAGTCATAACCACCGTGTCCGCTTGCTTCTGCATACCCTGTTGGGTGGCATGGAGGAACCATTGACTCTGCGTTAATGATTTCCCCACAACCTGCACAAGTAATTGCCGCATCTCCGTAAGATTCTGGACCATCCCATGCTTCTACTTTGTATTGCTCATAAGTCATCCTCATGACTTACCTCCTTTGTCTGTACTGCTTTTATTTTCTCTAACTTTGTCCATAGAAAGTGATACATACCTTCCGGGAGAACTTCCCCGTTATCTGCTAATGTCTCTAGAAATTGCATAACAACAACTATGCCTGAACCAATCTGGTCAATTCTGGCAGAAACAATCTCTTCCAATTGACCATCTGACTCGTCATACAAACTTACTATGTCATCCATGGATTATCGCACCTTTGTGTGAATAGCCCATGACTTAGCACAAATGTAGACAACTTCTTTCTCTACCAATGGTTTCAAAATAAAGTTACTTACTATAAGTTTGTCTAGTTCTTTTAACTTACTAATCTTTACCACTTTACCTCCTTTGTTTGTACTACCAATCGGTGACTCAAACATTTCTGCTTGAATCACCTCAGATGTTACAAATCTTTACTTAAACTGTCTCTTTAATAATTCCGGATTCTATCAATACTTGAGCACAATCAAAATTGTCCCAACCTACTTTGTACGGATCTAAACCGGTTAATGTCTCAAAACTGTGAACTGGATTACCCCAGTCGGTATTTTCATACAATTCAAAAATACCATCATCAGGCCAACTGAATACTCTAGTTTCTGGGAACTTGTAACTAAAAAACTCACTTTCTTCTGAAATAAGAAAACGTGACTGTTCTTCTCCATTACCCAAGAACCAAACACTATCATTCATTGGATCTGCTGAATAAAACTCACAACAATACTTAAGATAACCATCTCTTGCATCACTCCCTTCGTAATTGTTGTACATTTCTTGGAATCTATCTTTCAATAGATCCTTTGCAACTTCGCTAATATCTGGTGAACTTTCAATAATTTCATCACCATCAACAGAAAAGTCACCACGACAACTAGTATAATCAACTATACGGTATCTCATCTTACAAATCACCACCATCAATGGTGCCCAACTTGGATTCTACTATTGGAAAACCAACCATGTGTGAAAACATTGAGTTAGCAAGTTCCATAGCATCTTCTAATGTTTTGGCAAGACCTTCATGCTTTGGACCACCGTACATACCGCAGTCACCAACTTCTGCATGAAACCAACCATCATTAAGTTGGTCAATTTCTGCATAGTTCATTGAAACATCAACTCCTTCTACTTCTTCTGAAAGTTGCATGTATGAACCCCATGAGTCTTCTAAAATCCACTCACTTTTGTCACCATCAAATGCTTGATTCTGATACCAATGTGCTTTTAACTTTAACTCTGACATATTTATCTCCTTTATAGTCAGTTCTGGGCAAAATCGCCCAATGAATACACATAAAACACATATCTGGACTAGACAACCAAGTAGGTCCGTAGTGATACGTTAGTTCTTAAGGAGAACTCTAATTTTATGTGTACTCATTGCACGACTCTAATCAGTGCAATAAAAAAGGGGCCACGCGTCCATGCTTTTTCGAGCGCGCTAGCCATAGATCTAAGATCTAATTATAAAACTCAACTATGAC